GAGCGATGCATTCATGATTCTATTCCCTTTGCCGTTCCGGACGGCTACCGTGCAAGCGACGCGCTTGCATATACTATATCGGCAGTGTGCATACTAGACTTAAACCATACCAAATAAACCACAAATAAACCACAAGAAACCACGCGGGGTCCTATCAGCATTTAGAGCAAAGCTCTAAATGCTGAGGCCTCAGCACTGAGTGGCAGGGCCACTCAGTGCTGATAGATCCGCAAACCCCCGCCCATACAGGCGCGGGGGAGCGGATTGGAGGATGATCAGCCCACCTGAACGATGGTGGGGTTGTTCGCAGCGTAGCGAACGCGGTTGAGAGCGTTGCGCTCGACTCCGTTGATGATCTTCTTCTTGAAGGCCGCGCGAGTGGTGGTAGAGACATTCGTGGACAGGCCGATGTGGAGGGTCACCACTTCCTCACTGATGGTATCCCAGATACCATTCTCGGAGTCCACGATGGACAGGAACTTGAGGCGCACCATCCATTCCTTGACATTTTCTTTCGTGATCTTGCCGAGATCCACGGCCATGGTGGCCCAGATCAGGTGGTAGGTGTCCACGGCCATGGTGCCGTTCTCGCGGAAGCACACCGAACCGGAGTTGTGAATGCGGTCGAGATTGTAGTTGAGAGCCATGAAACTTTCCTTTCAAAGTTGAAGGGTAGGGGAGGGGGAACGCCCCCCTCCCCGTCGCCATCGTATCACTCGGGGAGGTTGGCCTCCCACGCCTTGAGGTAGGCCACGAAGGCCTCGGTCGAGTCCTTGCCGGGGCTGAACTCACCCTGCGCGTTGATGCGCCCGAACCACTTGGACGCGGGATTGCCGTACTCACCGACGCTGAAGGAGACCGAGCCACGGTTGCTCGGGTTCGCGCGGAATGAATCCAACGCGGTGTACCGCCCCGTGATCGTGAGGCCGTCCACGACGATCACGAACTTGCGAGCCTTGCGGTCGGCACGGCGCATGGCCGCGACGATGCGGGGGAACTTGAGGGCTTCCTCAGCCCCCGGAGTCGGGGTGCAGAGGCGGTCGATCCACTGGCCCTGCTTGACGCTCACGCGGTTGCCGACAATCGCCTGCGCGAGGGAGAGCGCGAATGGCGCGGTGCGTCCCCCGCGCGCAGCGAGGGCGGTGAGGGTGGAGAGGGCTTCGGACGCGGGGGTAGTGAAGTTGGTCACGGTTCAAGGCTCCAATGGGCAGGGCGGTTGCCACCGTCCCGCGCGGGACTGCCGTGGCTTGCGTTGCCTGCACTACTAATATCGGTAGTGTGCATACTAGACTTGAGCAACCAGAAAGAATTCGGGAAGAAACCACAAGAAACCACGACGCACTATCGGACGCTGGGGATCTATCATCTAATGGCTACGCCATTAGATGATGTGGCAGCTGCGCTGCCACTCAGCATTCGATGTGAAACATCGAATGCTGATAGAACACACACCCCCACCCATACAACTCGGGTGGGGGTGTGGACGGTGTTAATGTGCCATCCGCTTCAGGTACTCCGGAGCGGGTTCGATTGTGAACGCTGCGCCCTTGTCGATAGCGTCAGCCACATCGGGCGTGACGCTCGCAAAGGCGCAGTCGCAGTCCAGCAACTCGCCGCACCCGGCCCGGTCGTGCCGCTCCACAATCTGCCCTGCCCCACGGCACGCGGGACAGGTGTGGAGGGCTTCCAACACCCACACCCCGTTGGGGTATGGGGGTGAAATTCTAAAGTAAGCGATAGCCGCCTACCTTTCTGCCCCGTTTCGGGGCGGTTGGGGGAGGGGGGCCGAAGCCCCCTCCCGTGCGTGAGGGTTAGCGGGTCGGCGCGTTGGCCGTCACCACGTTCGGGTGGAAGCGGCGAACCGCTTCCCTGAAGTAGGCCCGATAACGACAGGCCGACTCCTTCCCCGAGTACGATGAGAACCAAACGGACCCGTCGTTGAAGATCCACCCGATGGGGTGGGTGACATCCTTCTCTCCGTCGAGGGTGGAGAGAACTTCCAAGGTGAGGAGGATGTCATCCTCACGCTTGAACACCTCCACAAACTCCGGTGGAGGAACGATGCCGGGGCAATGCGCCCCGGTGCGGACCCAGAGGAGTCCGCGACGGACTCCGCCGTACACCCGCCCAGCGCGGGTGAGGGTGAGGATCGCCACCGCCATTCCGGTGGGATCCTCGACGGTGGCATCCAAGAGTTGGTATGCCGACTTGATGGTGGACATCTTCATGGTCCACCTTCCTTTCTGCCCCCTGCGGGGGCAAGTTGGTTGTGGGAGGGGGGAAACGCTCCCCCCTCCCGGTTTGGTTCAGGGCCACGCCTCGACACGCGAGGTCTTCCACGGGGGGGTCATGCCCCACTTCTTCGACATCTCGTACTGCCACCGAGACATCCAATCCGTTCCCCGGTACTCCATCTCCATCTGGGAGCGGGAGGAGGGAACCCAGTCATCCTCGGCGGTCAACTTGAACCACCTTCGGTTGACCTGAATATGACACCCCTGCATGAATCGGCAGGGCCGCGTGATGCCCAGTTCACGCTGCATGGTCTCCATCGTGGCACTGTAGCCCATGGGACCATCCGTGTATTCCCACGCTTCGCAGATAGCCTCCTCGGTGGATCTACCTTCGACCTTGAATTCCACGACCTTCCCTGCCTCCACGTGGAAGCGGATTTCGTAAGTCTTCATTTCCAATTCCTTTCAGTTGTGGGAGGGGGCCGAAGCCCCCTCCCGGTTCGTGGTTGGGTTCAGTACTGCACCGATGCCGACACGGCACCGAGTGCGATGCGAATCTGCGCGGGGCGCAGAATCTTCGGCTTCGCGGCATTGAATGCCGCGATGATCGCTTCGGATTCAGCATCCAACGGGATGCTGAAGTCGGATCCGCGACCGCCGCTGATCATGGCGTGAAAGTCGCGGATCCGGGCGTGACGAACGCTCGGCAGCATCCCCATGAGGAGGTGCGCCACGAACAGGGGATAGTTCGTGTGCGATGACGCCTTCATGATCGGATCTCCCTGCGTTGCCTCCCCCGATGCCGTGACCTGAACACGCACCCCCATGGGAGTGTGGGGGGTGAGGGTGAGGGAGGCCGCAGCCTCACGGATGATGTTGCGTGCGACCTCATCCGAGAGGATGAGGGTCGCGGACGATGCAAATGGGGTCACCATGGTAGGTGTTCTCCAATGTCAGGTCGCTCGCGTCACTCACACGCACCGTGCGTGTGTGGCGTGCGCTTGCGTTCCGGACACTACTAATATCGGTAGTGTGCATACTAGACTTTAGCACCTATCGATATTCTCGCAGAAATATTCCTGTCCGACTAGTCAGATCGACCGTGGAACCTTGCACAGACCCCGGGGCTAGCCCACCCCCCTCAAAAATCTCAAAAAGGGTCCCTCCCCAAAACCTCCCCCAAAAATTAAAAATGGGTCCCCCCTATAGGATCCCCCATTCATAAATAAAAGTATGAATTGGTTTAGAGACTTATCGGAATCTTACATCTATCTCACAGAATCACAATTTTGGCCTGATTGGGCTAGATCTGGTTCTATGATAAGCGCAATACAAAAAAATAAAACAAATAAATCTGAATCCGTTGTTGGTCATATTGCTCATATTGAGAAGCATCCAGAATTTCCTGAAGAGGGATATCTTGCTCATATTATGACTGATGGTGGTCATGTTCATACTTTCTTTATGGATAGAAGATCAGGAACACCTAGAAGGGGAGATAGAGTAGAATTATTTCCTTACTTACAAAAAATTCCCGGAGCAGCTTCCACGCCAAGATTAGATTTGGCAGGAGCTGAATATGAAAGATATCAGGGTAGAGCACAAGACGTAGGAACTCATGCTGATACTGGTGAGCCTATAATTGGAACTATTGAAGGTCCAGCTGCAACAGCTGTTTTTAAGTTTTATGATTACATGAAAAAGGAACTCTAAATTAAAAATGGGTCCCCCCTTTAGGATCCCCCAGTTCCCAAATAATTCTTACAAAAACACCCACAATACAGAGACTATCTGTTACAAATAGAGAAGTATGTCGAAAAAAATTAAATAAATCGACATGTTATCTGGACATGTTTAAGGGATCGACATAGAGTAGTACCCCCTTTTCTTTTTCATGGGTCTCCCCGTCACCTCCAAAGTAAAAAATAAATTTGGGTCCCCTCCATAGGATCCCCACCTAAATAATATCATGAAGCTTTCAAAAATACTAATCGTGATCTTTCTCTGTATTTCTCTACTTACATCTCCTGTAGTAGCATCTTCTCAAGTAAAAATAATTCCAATTCAGGACATTCTCTTTCTTGTTCCTGATTTTGATGATGCTCCTGACTTCAATCTAAATCAAGGTATTACTCAATCTGGTAATTTTATTGGAAACAAAAAACCAACAAAATTAACAAAAGAAAAAGAAAAAGAACTCTTGGAGCTTCTACAAGAATTCTTTCCGGGTTCGAAACTCAAAATTTGGAATGGTAATTTAATAGTTCGATAATCTTTTCATGGGTCCCCTCCATAGGATCCCCCGGCTATAAATAATTCCATGCTCTCTTTCGCTCAATATTTAAATGAAGCCTTAAGTGACATACAAAGGCTATATGTTAAAGATGTTATGTACCCCATGGGTAGACCTTCACCGGAAACGAGAAGTACTGAGTATTCTGATTCTTTGTTTGGCATGGACCCAAATTCTATAAGAGGTCCTTTTAAAGATGGAACTGTTTTAGATAATGGCAATACAGTTGTTTTTGATATGCCGAAAGAAGGGTTAAAATTTGATGCGCCCACTTGGCTTAAAGGCCATTTAGATTATATGGGTTATGATGTTCATGATTATAAAAATGGATTAGCGATACGAAAAGGTGGAACTCGCCCAATAAAAATTGGAAAATTATTCTCAAAAGAATTAGAACCACCTAAAGATTTAGATAATATGAGTGTTGATGAAATTAATGAGTATCAATCTAGAAAAAAGAATCATACTGGTTTTGGGAAATGGTACAACTCCGATGATATGCGAGTTTTGGCTAATACCGATTTGCAAATTTTAATATCTAGAGATCCATATAAAGTGGCAGAAATGTCAACCAACAAACAAAGAATTAATAGTTGTATGAATTTAGGTATTTGCCCCCAAAGAGATATTGAAGGTAAGTCCAATTTAGTTATTGATGGTAGATTTGTTGATTTAAATAAAGAATTTAATATAAATCCTGATGATCCTCGGCGTACTGGACAAAATGCTCATTACGTCGAAAGTGCTCTTCATGCTGGAGCACATATTGCATATCTTATAGCTGCTGGGGATCATGATTTAAAAAATCCTTTTGCTAGGGTTTTACTTGAACCTTTTCATTCAAATATTTCTAGCTCATTAAGTTCGATCAATAAACTTAATAAGTATCGGGGAGTATTTGATCAATTGCAAGTTCAAAATGATACTATACTAAGAGTATCGCCAAAAATTTATAGCTCTCCAACAATACGCTATTCTGATGTTATAAATCGTTTTAAAGATATCATAAATGGCGAATTGATAAGAAGAATGCCCGGTAAACGAGGAACTGTATATCATATTGATCCATTACTTTACAAAGATCATGACATCACACATCATTTTGGTTTAGGGTATGTGGATCATAAATAATTCCATGCTCTCTTTTAAACAATACATTACTGAAGTAGAAAACTGGGATTCCCAAATGACTGGGGATGGGCAAGGAAGTCTTTATTCAGTAAAGCATTTGTATGATTACGCTAATCAAGTAGCTGGAGAACCAGTCATGCTTCCCATCAAGCATACTGATGGAATAGAGTGGTGGCATAAATCATATTCTTTGGAAAATCCTGACCATGTGGAGAGAATGCAAAATGCCGATACAACATTCCCAGTATTGGCCATTGAAACTGGAGAGGATCAATATACTGTCGCAGATGGTTTGAATAGAATCATGAAAGCTCACAGTGTTGAAGGAAAGACACATGTTCCTGCTATGGTTTTGTCGAGGGAACAATTTGATGATTTTAACTACATGACGAGAAGAATAAAAAATATCGCAAGATCTGCTGGGTAAAAATAAAAATGGGTCCCCTGCCAAAGATTCCTCCCAAAATAAAAAAAGGAATCTTTTGGTTCTTCTTTTTCTTTTTTGCAACTTGTTATTTGGTGGCCGTTTTTTCTTCTATGTGTCCCCTCCCATGGTTCCATTTGTATAAATAAAGTAAATGGTTTGAGATGATACCACGGGGCGTGTTGTGCTCTTTTTCCACACAAAGGAGCTACAGATGTCACACAGTCATAAAGGTTGTTCTGGTTGCGAAGAGTTATCAGAAAAATTAGAAAAAGAAAAACAAGAAAAACACAATAGTTGCAAAGAGGCTCTATTAGCCCATCAAACAAAAATTACTGGTCTTGAAAAGAAACTTTTCGCCATGACCATTGCTGGAGCAGTTGCTACAGCAGTGATTGGTAAAGAGCTTGTGGATAAGATCATGGACAGCCTCAATCAGGTTCAGGAAGTTCAGCAGAAGCTTGAGGAGACTGTTGGAGGGGGTGAGAAGAGCGTTGGCCTTGTGATGCCTTCTAATGGCATTCAAAGACCATACCAGTTCTATAACTCTGGTGGTTCTTCTGTAAATTTATTTAATAAAACTTCTTACATGGACTATCCCGGATTTGCTCCAGAACAAGAAGATGAGTCAACACCATCTTCATTCGTTCCTGTTTGGGCCTCTGCGATTGCAAGGAACAAATCAAATTCACAAAAATTTGAAATGACTTTGCCACCTCAAAATGAAATTGAAAATTTTGATTTTACTCAGATTTCGATTTCAGACCCACCAGTTATTTCACTTGCCAGCATTGATTCCTCTGCTGTTGACTTTCAAGATGCTCCCAGCTTTCGAATGGCTGCGTCTGTGGTCCCAGAGCCATCAACCATTTCAGTCTTTTTAGCACAGTCATTTTTCAACCAAAGGAGAAGATCTTGATCAGAGAAACAGTAGCAGCACTTGTCATCACATCGTCCGCATCCGCAAATTTAGTCAATGGTGGTTTTGAGAGCTTTCCCGCATGGGGCTACAGTTTTTATTCTGGAACAGATCCTCAAAGTGGCTGGGCAACTACTGCACCAGACAACTTGATTGAAGTCTGGGAAAATGGATTTCTAGGAGTTCCTGCCTATGAAGGAAATTCCTTTGCAGAATTAAATGCAAATTATGCTTCTACCCTATACCAGAATGTAAATGGACTCGGTGACTTCAATCAAATCAATTGGCATTTTGCTCACCGTGGAAGAGATGGTGTTGATACCATGCGCTTGACCATCACCGATTTTGGTACAGATCAGACTGCTGGTGGTGGAGATGATACCGTTTTATTTCAACAAGAATTTTCTGCTGATAACACAGCATGGCAAGTTCACGTCGGAACTATTACTTCAATTGGCAATCTGACTAGCTTTGCATTTGAAGCGGTGAATGCAGTTGGTGGAAGCACACAAGGCAATCTAATCGACTGGTGCGGGTTCGGAACAAATGCAGTTCCTTCACCCGGATGCTTGGTTTTGTTGGGCTTTGCTGGTCTGTTTAACTATAGAAGAAGATAGCATAAATATGGTATGCTATCCTTTTATAAATTTTTAACTGAAGCACTAACCGCCAATCAAAAATATTGGGTTGATCACTTTGTTGATTGGCAAAATCCATTAAAGAGGTCTGTCGATTTTTCAAATCATCTTTTTGATAAAGACAATCCAATCGGCGGTGGTACTGTAATGGACAATGGTAACACAGTGGTGTTTGATATGCCGACAGAAGGATTAAAGCTACAAGCACCAGCTTATCTTGCCGATCATTTAGACAACTTGGGATATGATGTTCACGACTTCAAAGCTGGATTAGCTGTTAGAAAAGGACACACTCGCCCAATTTCAATTGCAAAGGTTTTATCTCAACCAATCGCAGAACCAGAAGGCATTCCATATGAAGCGGCTCATCCGGCATGGCGAGATCATAGAGAAAAAAGTCTTCAACAAAAGCGAATCTTGGATGAATACAATCGTGATGATGTTCGTGTTGCTATGAGGTCGCCTTTACAGATTGTCATAACAAGACATCCTTATAAAGTTGCCGAGATGTCTTCAAACAAACCAAGATGGACAAGCTGCATGGCACTTGGTACTTGTCCAGATGTTGATATTGAGGGGCAAGAACCACCAGAGCGAGAATATGGCGAACCCTTCTATAATGAAATGCCCGGATATCAAGAACCCGGATCAAATGCCAAATATGTTAAGAAAGCACTTACGGGTGGAGCACATATGGCATATTTGATTACGGCTGGAGACCATGATTTAAAAAATCCTTTAGCCAGAATCATGCTTGAGCCATTTCATAGCGAGGATATGAAAGATAAAATCTATAGAGCGCAAAATCCCATAGGTTATGACTATAAAGATGTTTCATGGGAAGAAGTGAAGCCCAAACATACAATATTAAGAGCTTCGCCTGTTACATATGCCTCTAGTAATTTAAAAAGTAATGGCAAGTCATTAATAGATGCATTTAAGCATACTTTAGATTTTCATTTATCCGAAAAGATGCCATTGAAGTCATATCAAGATAATGTTCACAAATATTATATCGAACCAATTTTATATCGTGATCACGATGATCGTGAGATACTTCCATCTTCTGAAACTACCAATCGTGTATTAAAAATGGCATCTTCTCCATTTGAACATCATCAATTAGAAGCACTTGAAGATCCAGAAGTACACAGAGCTTTACTAGCTTATACATTAGACAATCCAATTTATGGTAACACTGTTGATGATAGAGTAAGTCATGATATATTCAGATCTCCCCACGAAGCTGTAGTTTTAAAGGCACTTGAAAAAGTTCCATCATTGTTGAAAAATAGAATATCTTTGACAAGACTTTCGTATTCGAAACATAAAGCAGTAAGAAGTAAAGCTTTTGAATTTGCTGATTTGATGGATCCTCATGAACTTATTCGATCTCCACATGAAGAATTTGCTCTAAAGGGATTGGATTATATAAATTCATATTTAGAACGAGCAAGTCCATTTGATCAAACAGCAGCAAAATATTTAAGATTAGCTATACATTCGCCTCATGACAAAGTATTTGATTCAATTATCAATAATCCAAATGCCCAAAAACAATTAAATTTTCATAGTCTTTTAATTGGGCAATTGCATGATAATGATGATGCAAAATCATTGAAATCTTTTAATAAACTAATGAGTGATGTCAAAGATGGAACTATAAAGTCTGAGAGTGTTTTAGATAATATAGCACACTCAGCCATAACTGCTGCTCCTACTATCCCAGTATTGGAAGCTGCGGCAAATGAACCATCGTTGATTGATCGTCTTGTTCCCGGTTCTGAACTACATAGAGTATTTACCTTCGCAAGAACAGAATATGATCCGCAGCGTAAAAAAGTATTTACAGATCTTTCTATAAAATTGGCAAAGTCTGATGCATTCCACAAAACGCCATATTATCACCAACATGAGCGCGATAATGTAAGTGATGATGTGGGAGGAATTCCTTCTGTTTTATCGGAAATGGCTGTAAGAAATTTAGGTGCTGCCTTGATTAGCGATTCGGAAGAGGTAAGAAACGAAGCATTAAAACATAAAGATTTAGGGAAAATATTAAAAGATAGACGATTATTTTCTGAGATTAGATTTAATTTTTATGAACCTGATCACAAAAACACTGCAATGGCAATCTACAACCATCCAGACTTCAATTCAAAAGATATGGAATTTGAAATACGAAATTCTGTGCATGATGAAATCAAATCCGATCCTAGAGGATTTACCACAAATCCTTTGTTAGATACGGTTGAAGATGTTTTTGGAAGAAGATCGGCAAGAAGTAGATTTAGAATGGAAGGTTGATAATAGATCTGTAAATCTAAATAATATATGCGAACTTTTATCCAATATCTTTTTGAAGCAAAGGACATTGACCCTTATGTAAATGTACGTCCTTCTTATGCTATTGAATCTCCTTGGTACACCAATTCTCGCCAAGTATCTTTAGATGACAAAGGTAGAGAGATACCCTCCGAAAAATATGAAGGTATTCCGGGTACTGGACCATATTCAGATATTCAATCAAGGGATGTAAAAAATTCTACGAATAGCATATTCAATGAACTAAAAGATCATTTGCACAATTCAAGAATGCAGTCTTGGGAAATGGGAGATAGACAAGGGCCGATGCCAACACAAGAAGGATCGCAAGATGCTGCATATTCTTTAATTTCAAATTTTAAAGCACTTCCAATAATTAGAAAAATTTTAAGAGAAAAGCATAAAAAATCTGGTGGAAGTTCCATTCAAGTTGAAACAAGACTCACGCGCTTGGATACTCAACTTGAAGATATGGCCTACGCACATCCACAGTTTAATTTGTGGGCACAAGCAAATAGTGATATGATCGCGGCTAATCTAGCTAAAGGCGGTCACATCACCGACCACATCGATCAATTCATGGCAACTCAAAAACAGAAAATATAACATGAAATCATTTTCCGAATTTTTAACTGAAGATATTGAACTACTTATTGAAAATGAAGGTAGAGTAAATTTTTTTGGAGTAGATCATTTAGGTGCGGATGCTAAAGAAATAATAAGAGCAGTTGAAAGAGTACAAACAAAAACTCCTAACCTCAAAGGAAAAATAATTTTTAAAGAGGGTGCAAAACATATTAACATATTTCAGATCGATAGTGAAGGACGCGAAAAACTATTAGGGGGTTTTAGTATGGGTCGCGGGAAATCTGGACCTCAAGGTCCATTAATTAGAAAAATAGAAACTGCATTATTTGGTGAAACATATCCACAACGAATGTCTCGCCTGAGAAGTGAACGCTCTAGCCGTTTAACAACCGCAATACCCACACCAGACTCTGTACAGTCATTAGAAGATCGCCTAACCCTGTTGCGTGGGCTTCCTAGAAAAGAAGGAAGCGACAGAACTAAGAGAGTGGATGATTCTATTACAAGAATAGAAGCTAGACTTGAAAAGGCAAAAACTTCAGTAAGTGCTGCCATGACTCCAGCCAAACCAACACAAACACCAACCCCAAGAAGAGCATTTACTTCGAAGGATGTTTTAACTGCTCTTGGAATGGGAACCGTTGCTACCGCATTAGGAAATGTTTGGGATGCAGCTGGTGCTTTGGTGACTCAGCCTTCTATACAAGATAGAATGACGGCAGAGGAAGATGCCCAAACTGATCTTGGTCTAGGATTTAATCTAGGCTCTGATGGGGAACTAGAAGCCGATCCAGCAGGATTTAAAGCAGTGAGGGATAGACAGAAGAGGGGTGAGAATTATCCACCCACTCTATTCCCGAGATGATTATTTACCTTTAGTTTTGTTTTCTTGAGCCTTTTTCTTTTCAGCTTCAAGCCTTTCTCTTTCTGCTCTTACCTTATCAATCATACCAGCGGATTTTTTTGATTCTCTAGCTTCTTTAGCTTGCGTTTCCACATCAAAGGCATTTTGTACAGCTTTATCTTCTGCTTGTTTCATCATATCAGCTAGTTCTTGTTTGCTCATCGTAATTGTCTCTTCCGGCGTTTTAGTTTGTTTTGGTTCTTGCTTCGCTGGAAGTTCTTGTTTTGGTGCTGCTTGTGCTGTTGCAGTTTGTTTTTGAGCATTTGGATTTTCTGGAATTTTTAATTCCTGCCCGATGCCAATTTTATTAGGATTTGGTATTTGATTTAATTTCGCTAAATCATCAACGGTTATCTTATAACCTCTTTCCTTCGAAAGTTTTTGTGCTATGACACCCAAAACATCTCCCTCTTGAACTTTATATGCTCCATTACCGACTTGTGGCTCTGGTACATTTTCTGTTTGTGGCGGTGGCATCTGGGGTGGTGTTTGTGTTGCCCTCGCAGTTTTTAATAAAGCAGTAATAGTTTTTTCCTCTTCGGGATATCTTGATTGTGTTACAGCATTTTTTATCTCCTGACTATTACCCGATGCTAATATTTTATCTCTTCTAATTTCAAATACATTTTTAGTAATAGCAAAGGGACAATTTTTTTTGCCGTCTGGGCATCTAGCCCTTGCGTCTAAAAATATTCGTGGACCGCCTGATTGACCATGCTGTACATTTGTAGAATAAAACAACTCATTCAAACCTTCATTTGTTTCAATAAGATTTCCTAATTCTGAATCTTTTTTCTTTAGATTTTTTAAAGGTTCTTCGTAATATCTAATATCTGTAAATGTTTGAGCTGCCTTCGATAACAAATCTGCATGGGATTTAGATAAATTTCTCCATTGATTTGCGAATGCTCCATTATAATCACCAAAATCTGTGAGACCTATTAAAGATCTTAATGGTGAATCTTCTGGTTCATTAGTTTTAATATAATTAACAAAATCTTCAGGAGTTCCCACTGCACTGGCAAACTGATGTGTACCATAACTAACTCCTCCCTTGTCGCCTGTACCGCGAGATATAGTTCCTATTCCTTGGTTACTTTCATATTGTTGACTAACATAACCAAGTTTCCGTTTTGGTGGAGTTTGTTTCTTCGATTCCATCAAATTTAAAATAAACTTGTATTGTCTGTCTATAGAAAAGTAGTGCATAGTTTTATTCCAGTGTAAGTTCTTTGTCGAGTGCGCGATTAGCAGCATTGCGAAGCTTGTCAATATAGCCACGGCTACGAAGTTCCTTGAACAACAAGTTTTCCATAGAAAACTCTCCTCCAGATTCAAGTCCTTCGTCACGCATATTGCTGATTTTCTTGAGTAGTGATCTATAAAGAGTTTCATCAGTTGACTCAGTTTCAATCAAATGATCTATTTTTTGCATGTAGGATTCTACTTTCTTTGTGAGAAAGCTATCCTTTTCAAAATTTAGATCTTTATATTTGGGTTTAGATACCCATTGGTCATTAAGTAGAGAATAAACACCCTGATCTTTGTGGGTCACTTGGGTTATGGGTTGTGCAAATATTTCAACATCTGCCCCATAAACCTTGATTTTATGAGATAGACTCCAGATGGTTTTTTTATCTTTAAAATAATCAAGAATTAAATCCTTGTCCATTTCAAAAAAGGTGGGGTCAATTACTAAATGGATATCCAAATCTGAATTATTTGTATAATTGTAATTGGCATTTCCCCCTGTCATGACGATATCAATAATAGCTTCTTCCGGGACGTTGGCAAATTTGGCCCATTTGTAGCCTATCTTGGTCAATGTCTTTTTGACCTGTGGTTTGAGCGTTTCTCCATCCCAGTAAATAGGATTGAGTTTATTGTGGTACTCAAGAGTTAATTTTTCATTTAATAGGGACAAGAAGTTCATCATGATATTTATGATTACATAAATACTAGTATGGAAAACAAAACAGCTGTCTCTGTAGTATCTTCAACCACTGGATTGACATTAGGACAAATCCCGAAGCACCGTTCTGTATTGATTAGCACCGTTACTAGCGGTGCAGCCGGACTTACGCTTTCATTTATGGATAACACTGGCTCTCCATCAAATCAATTTAACATGCATGTTGATGGGGATGTAAATGGACCAGTTTTACTACCACTTCGAATCACTGGTTTGACCGCAACTGCTGCTGTTAGCGTAGCATTCCTCACCTAATAAAAAAACCCCGCTTTCGCGGGGTTTTATTAAGATGCCTTTTTAATTAAAGGCGAGTCTTTGCCTTGGAGCAAGTATTTGAGCAATTGTCAATACGCTCATGGAGCGAGTCAGTCTGTTGCCACATGCTACGGCGAAGCTCATCAATATTTTCAGTGTGAGTTCGATCTGTGTGGCTACGCTCAAGTGAGCAGACTTCCTTTGATAGCCGACGAATTTCTGCAACGAGCAGGAATCCAGTCAGTCCAGCAAATGACCAAACAAGCGGAGCCTTTGCGTTATCAAGGTGTAGAATCAGAGCAGCGAACGCGGTAAAAACAGCAAGCCAACGATAAGTAAAAACATTATTGTGCATTTAAATTCTCCTTTTGAATAATAAAATTTACAACCGAAACGATCTGATCTAGTTTCTTATTCTCTAGAATAAGATTTACTTTGATCTTTTCAACCTCTTGCTTGAGTTCTAGTATTAGCTTTTTTTCTTCATCAGTCATAACTATACTTAGTCCTCAAATGGGTAGGGTGGGGGTCGAACCCACACATCAACCGTTATAAGCGGTTGGTTCTGCCGATTGAACTACCTACCCAATTACAGTACCCGAAGTACTGGCGATCTAGTCCTCGCTTTCCCGTTAGGGCGGAACGATTTGTGCTTTGTCGTTCCCTATTATGCCATCATTCTACTGAAGATGGTTCCTCTGTCAAGAGAATTTTGCATTTTTGGTTCGTTGCATGTCCAGAAGGAGTCAAAACCAAATAATTGCTCTTCTGGCGATCAGTATCGTCACCAAGCCGATAGTTGATCTGAGAGCCGCCAAGCCCCTTGGTAAGGTCTTGCACCCCCTGCCCAGTCATCTGGGCTAGGATTGCCTTGGCGGCTGAAATAGCGGCCTCCTGAGAGGCCACCTCAAGTGGAATATCAATGTGAATGCGATATGCCATTAGTCGATAAGAAGCTTCTTGGCGTTTTCGGATGGAATCCAATCAGTCGAACCATCCTCATACCGAACAAAATACTCAACTTCTTCGGTGATCATACCATTCTTGGTCTTGATCTTCTCTGACTGGCTTCCCATAATGGTGCAAGCCTTGTTGTTTTGTGAATTTACTACTTGTTCGCCGTGCTTGTACATGTTAAACCTCCAATTCTTGAAAACCTTCGTCATCAGTATACCAGATCTCATCGAAGAAGTCAACACACCATGTCAGACAATGCTTACACGGCTTTGAATTCCTCAATTCATGAAACCGATTCATACGAAAATTGATCAGTTTCAGCTTTTTGTCACCCTTCTTGTATGATTTAGGCAACTTATTGAATGCATCCAGTTCAGAATGGACACAATCAATGACATAACCATACTTACGAGCAAGTGGATGAGTCTTGAACTGATTAGTTCCGATTGAAACTAGCTTATTCTTGTGGAAGATCAGGCTTACATGCTTCTTCTGTCGCTGCATTTCCAGACAAATCGGCATCGTTTGCTCTAAAATATCGTTTAGCTTCGTACTCAATTTTGGAATAATCATAAGTAGTCGCCTTTGACCCGACTATCTTCTCATTATAGTATTTCTCTACGAAAACATCAACCACCAAAGGGTAATGTTTTACAACATTTCGTGCTTTTTCACGAATTTCTTTTGGTACTTTTGGTGTTTGCTTTGGGTCAAGAAGACTATAGATGAATTCTTTGCACCTCTGCAATGCATAAATTTCTTCTTCTAAGGTTGACATAATGCGAGTAATGGGATTCGAACCCATAAAGATACTTTGGAAGAGTACCATGTTACCGTTACATCATACTCGCAACAAATTGGAGATCCTAGATTCGAACTAGGACAAACTGAGTCAGAGTCAGTTGTGCTACCGTTACACTAATCTCCACTGGGAATCCATATGGGATTTGCACCCATTTTCTAGTTTTATCGGTTAATTAAATAAACCGTTTTACACTAGAGCGAGTCTTGTCAACTCCGCGTGTTCCTACCACGCCGATGGAACCATAAACATTCCCGACAGGATTTGCACCTGTGACCTAATGCTTAGAAGGCATTTGCTCTAATCTAACTGAGCTACGGGAATATGTCTTTACTCACTGAGTCGAAGACCGCTACCTAGAATCGGTCCAGATCCCATATTGCCTGTAAAGATACCAGTTGAAGCCTCAATATACTTGGCTTCCATTTCCTTGACTGGTTCAGTTTCGAACACCACAAAGATGTCAGAAATTTCAAGACCATCGCCATGATTTGCATATGGCATATATGGAGCAAAACCAATCTTCCCATCACCAACAGGAATCAGAATAAATGGCTTCTGAATCGTGTAGGATGCTGTAGTTTCATCAAATGAAACCTTGCCGATAAGTTCTTCACCACTAGAAAGACGTAGAATAAGTGTTTGCATGTTCTTTTTCCTTTATTGCATCAGTATACCAAAACGGACAGGGATTGCAAGACCACTTGGCGAATTTACTTTTTTCGCCAACATAGTATGCACGATATGCTCGGACAGCATCGTCAGATACCTTGTATTTATCAGGCATTGCCTGAGCAAATGGGGTAAGGTCTTTGTTGATAAAGTCCGGTCGCATTTGAAACATTTCGTAGATAAGAGGCTCAGATTTGTGCTGACGCTCATATCGTTGACTATAGTAATAGCAGAGACTGCGAGCGTGAGTTGCAAGCCATTCGTAATTGGCAGAAGATTCGGCAACCCACTGGGTGCATGGATGATTTACAAAACACTTCTTGTAGAGTGGAAGGTTGTGTGGATTGTTAGAAAGATGATGAACTGTAGAAAGCATTTGAGCACTTTCAAGAATCATCTTTACAACATGCTTATCGCACATGTAACTGGCTGCAATTACTGGGTCATTGTCAAGCACAAAAATATTCATTTATTGATCCGGGGGTTTGGGTTTAGTCAAGAACTTGTCAGTATATACCAGACTGACACCCGGTATCTTAGTCATATCGTTTGCATAGTCAATAGCTTTTTTGTGAAGATCTGAATTTAGTTCTTCAATGTAAGTAGTGTAATTGGTGAAGTACATTACTAGCCAAAGCATGAGTAATTCTTCATCAGACATCTTATTTACATTAATATTTTTCATAAGTTCTTCTGAATCACCAAACATGTTCATTCTCCAAAAACTTTGTTATATTGGTTGTTAACTCTTACGAATTGTGCGTTGGTGTGTAGATCGTTTAGATTTCTCGCACCAACATATGTGCAAGCAGATCGAACTCCACCCATAATTTCTTTAACTGTGTTAGCCACTTCGCCGCGCTCTTCAACGATAATCTTCTTACCTTCAGCACATCGATAATCGGGTCGATGATTATAGTGATTTGTCATAGCATGTTCGGATGCCATTCCATAGAACGTAGGAACTGACTTACCTTGAGTATAGTCGTATTCCCATCCACCAGACTCATCGTGGCCTGCTAGCATACCTCCAAGCATGACCATCTTAGCACCAGCGGCGAAAGCCTTGGCGACATCACCGGGATGTACGCACCCACCATCCGCGACTATACCCGAGAACCCCGGCAGACTCTTTGCACCTTCGACGCAATTGTGGACTGCCGAAAACTGGGGATACCCGACTCCGGTCATCTTGCGTGTCGTACATGCGCTGCCGGGGCCGATTCCAACCTTTACAAAGTCTGCTCCTTCGTTCCATAGTGCTTCTACTCCTTCTTGGGTGACTACATTTCCTGCAATAATATTTACACGATCTCCGTACTTACTACGAATGTTTTTTACCAGTACTTTGAAATTATCGATATAACCATTGGCTACATCAATACAAACAAATCGGAAAAAGTTTTCCTTTTCCATAAGTTTATAAAAAGTCTGTTGTGATGGAGTATCCATACCAATAGTTGGTACTGAGAAATACTGCACATCTTTTGCCAGAGATTCTAGATCATTTGTGCTGTAGTGCTTGTGCAGACACGTTAGCCACATATGCTTGGTCAAGGCTTCGGCCATATTCAGAGTTCCCGTCGTAGCCATGTTAGCTGCTACAATAGGAACACCTGTCCATGGAATTCTTCCGATGGTTCTAAGTAGAGACACATCGGATCTGGAATTGACCTTAGATGCTTGTGGAACGATCAGGACATCAGAGTAATCTAGTTGGGTTTCTTTGATTTGCATAGTTGCTTGAGATTATACCACACTGTCTGTGAAATTCCAAGCAATGACTTCATGAAATTCTTAACTGAGAACTTTCCCCGTACTGGTTTCCAAAGTTTCTTTGGACATGTGGCACCAGCAACAGTTAACTTTACAGTTAACCTTGCTCTTGGGTTCATTCCACAACCGCATAGTTTGCAATATCCTATCGGATCTTGTGGGGATTTAGCAAGACCGGGACAGCTGAGGCACTGTTCTTTTCTGGCCTCAAATACTTTCTTGGATACTTCTGTAGTAAACGCGCTGTTTAATTCAAATATAAAATATGAAATTATTTTTTTTAACTTATTTGATAATTTAAATGTTTTAATTATTTTGTTTTTTTGGTTTGCATTTATCAATATCAACGGAGAGTAAATATTTTTATTTTCTGGATTTTTAATAGAAGGTAATTTAGAATTAAATTTTTCTATTACTCTAAATTTTTTCATTGCTTGATTCTCCAGCAACCAATAAGACCTTGTTCTCTTGCCCAGTTCGCAAAATCTAAATTATCTTGTTGATTTAATGCATTTTCATGAACAAATATATTATTACCACCACAATCACTACAATCATATTGAGAATTAGAAGTAAATGGATCAAGTCCATCTAAGCAATTTCTACAACATCCTGTTGTTGTATCTAATGGAGTATCTGGGTCGTTAAGATCAAAACATTTTTCATTAGTAGAATCAAAATTATCACAATAAACACTTATATTGGGAGGAGTATAATCATCCGGATCAGGAGCAACATAGCAGAATCCATTAACAAGATAATCATTGACATTATTGCATGTAACACCATTATATAATGATGTATTTAATTGACACGGTGCATTTATATTTGTAAATTTTCCTAGCCCATCACTATACAATTTCAACCCGGCACATAAAGATATAGCAATATAATTGCAAATATAATTATGCTCTGTGCGTGGATTGTTCAATTGACTTTCAAATTCACCATAATTATAAGTTGATGGTCCTGATTGGCATTCAAAGGATTGTATTGTGCCTATATCACTGGCTAAACATGATTGTTTGGGAATCACAATATCTTTAATAACTCCAGTAAAAAATCCACCGCACGCGCAAAAATTACCTTTATATCGGTTGATCATTGCTTCATTTGTCATTCCTATAAAATTTAATTGTTCTTTAGTTACATTGAATAAAATTTTTGAACAATCGAATTGATTATCTGAAGTATAAATTAATTGGTTGTTATGGTCTGGAATGCATAAGCCCCAAGTTACTCCTCCAAATGGATATGGATCGGGCGCAACTGAATTAAATTCTGGAGTTATAGATTGAGAATTTAAATATGATCCCGGAACATTATCATATCCATCTTGTTGTGGTGTTATAACTGGGGCACCAGTTGCTGGACTAATGTCGTATCTTCCGGAAAATGCACTTGAAAATGCTAAAACCATACCTTTTTCAGCACTGTATTGGCCAAAATCAAAAGTTGTAGGCTTTCCGGCTTCTACCCAATCTTTAAATGCTTCTTGTGGATATTTCGGACTTCTACACCAGATAGATGCTATATTTTGACAATTTTCATCAAAATTTACAGACATTCCACATCCACCACATTTACTTACTAATTCACAGCATTCTGAATTGAACATTCCAGTAAAATTTGCGTATGGAATGCTATATGGATATGATGGTGCAGCTTCCCAAAATTTTTGCGGAGGTAAACCAAATGGCCATTCAGTTATATCACCCTGAGCTGTGATTGCTCTATGTACTTGTACATTTGTGTTTTCGCAAAAATCATATTGAATTGTATCGTCGCACTCATATGTTACAGGTTCTACATTAAAACCAAAAACATCATCAGGCACAGTATTTGGATCGGTTCTTCTGAACGCTATTGGACCATACCAGCCAAAATCATATGAAATAATATCAATGTCATTATTATATGGTATTTGAGTTGAACTTGCAAGATCGGTTTCTACAAAAACACCAGCACATCCAGATGTTTTTGTGCCAAATCCAGCACCACCAACAAGTGGGGACGCAGAACAAGAAGCATTAAAAGATTTAAATCTTGCATCATTCCAAAGATATTCGTTTGTAGAAGAACAAGGCCGTCCCCAACATACCGCACAATTATCTTTAGTTTTTGTCAGAGGAATATTAAAAGTGGTGTTTTTATAATTATCTTTTTCTTCTTCTGTTCTTTTTATTACTCTATGCGGGGTCACCGTGGTGTCCCACTTCATTTCTCTACTTTGATAGCGAACAAATGATACTTCATTTCTCCCAGCCGGTCTAACTTCAAAATATTGCTCAGTACCAGCACTACCGGGACAATCTACGGCACTGCCATTCACTACCTGAATTGGATTACTATGAGTTCCTAAAAATACATCTGGGTGTTGAGAATATGTTGATCTTCCACAATAAGGATCATTTACCCACCCGGTTTGAATTGGTCCAATAGGAGAAACACAACCTTCTCTAATACAATTTGTTCCCGGATTCCATGCAAAATCAAAATCACCCCTATCTCCATCAACTGGAACAGTGCAATTGTTTAATTGTGAATGAGCTAAAACTCTTGAAAATGATGGCCATTCAAGCAAACTTTCTGGCCCTTGTACATATCCATATTTTCTAAAAAACCAGTTATTTTCCGGTCTAGATAGTGTATTAAACGCACCACCTGTTTCATCTGGATCTGTGTCATCTGGTTCGCTTGTTGTGGGTGGCGGCCCAGCCTGTTGAACTAATCCTTGACCCCATGCTGCAAATTCCCATCTTCCGGGCTGCACAAGCATGTAAGTATATGTTATTTGAGATAATTTTGCTATTAGTCCTATTTTTCTTGCATTTCTTGTAGGTTCATCATCATCTGGATAACTCGTATCCCAAATTTTATTAATAGGGTTAAATACATTTACATATTTCATGGCTTGTAAATTTTTTAACTCTTCATTTACATCGCCATTTTCATCCTTAAACATACATTCGGCATCCGGATTGAAATTTGATATTATTTCATTAATATCAAATGGCATAAAAACATTTACTAATTCATTTCCTTCTAATTCATCAAATAATCCATTTACGGATAAAGCTCTTCGTCTTTTGCGGACAGGTCCTAATGGCAAAGGGAATGATTTTTCAATATAGTTAGATCGTTCATACTCAGGCAAATTTCTAAAAGATTGTATTAATTCAGCAGAAGTTCCATTTATTGGTACAGGTCTTTCAATTTCTAATTCTCCGAAAAGATCAAAGGTAATACCAGTTAATCCCAATGATTCTCTATAATAACTTTCAGCTATTATTATTTCTTCATAAGCTTCTTGTCTCCAATCCTTGACTAAAATATTTTGAAATCTTCTTCTAGTCAATTCATTAATATATTCACGAACAAAATAAATTGCTGTTCCATCCGGATAAGGTTGATCGGGGAATGGAGCAAAATTACCTATTGGATTATTAAAATATGCAGTAAAAGACCGCATAAAAGTAATTAAACTGTCTTTATCGAAAAAGGCTGCTGAAGATGGATCTTCAAGAAGAAATTCATCAATATCAAATTCAAAAAATGGTATTGCAGAACAGCCGTAAATAAATCTTCTAGGTATTATGTAACTCAGAGGATATGTTATTTGTAAATCACCTAAATCAGGATAACATGCATTGGCTTCTCCTAATCCCCAATGGTGTTCGCATTGAATAAATGCGAGTATTTGCGCTCTTAGAGGTGTTTTATAAATTCCACCTTCTAAAAAACCACTTGGTTCCGTTAATGGCTGTCCTTGTGAAAAATAATTCACAGGTGTTGTAAATGGATATGGGTCGCCTTCGTTGTAAGAAAATATTTGCCATGCCCATGGATAATGTTCCTTCATTATTCTTCTTCTATATGGAGATACTCCCATTTTATTACAATAATTTCTTATTTCTTCAGAACCATATCCGGCATTTGAAGCAATGGTTAGTGTCACACAACATCTATCTTCTGCTTCTGTTGAGCAAGGATAACCAACTTCTTTAGAAGGTCCGGAAACAAAAGGACCGAGCAAGGATCCTGTAAAAAATAAATCTTCAAAGAAATTAACGCCTAATCCTATACCGGCCTTCAAAGTGGTAAAAAATGCTGCAAATCCGTTATCTGAAGGATCTTTGCCGCCTCCGTAATAAGTTTGTGCTGTATCAAATCTGCCCTCAGATTTAGCATCATCACCCTCATCTAATTCATTGGGTATTAATGTGCCATTACATGCATCTCCCTGAAGTATTCTACTTTTATGTAAATTTGTATTTGGTGAGACTGTTTCATTTCCCGGTCCACCAAATTGGGACGCACTAACATATTCGGTTGATTCACATTCTGGTACGTTAGTGGTGTAGTTAAGCATATATGAAGGATTCCACCAAATCCAATATGCACCCATATTCTTATATTCAAATTTTATTAATGGATCATTTAAAGTTGAATTAACTGGTGCAGCTCCAACATCAATTCCTTGATATAAAACTAAATCATCATTTGGATCAATTGGATTGCCAGACCAAGGCGTGATCCTATCTCCCCACATGCAGCTACTACAGCAAACATCTGGACATCCAGTTGGAGGGGGTGGTGGAGATTTAGTAGTTCCGCAGCAACAAGTAGATAAAAAAGTCATAATTCAGCTTCAATTTTTTCAATCGTATCTCGTAGAGTCTTCATTTCGTTGGCAAGCGCACGCCAATCTTTTGTCTCTAGGAGATAGTCTTCGTATATATCAATGCAAGAATGCGCTTTTTTGATTATTGTAAGAAGAGATTCTTTAAGTTCTTGCTTGTCCATATACTATGTATTTTCATTATCTTCCCTCGTCACGATTGGAATCACATTTGTTTTAACTTCTGGTGCTTCAGTAATTTTGATTTTATTTCTTTTTACTTTCAATCCAGCACTGGTGATTTCTATGGGATTTTGTTTTACTTCAGTTTCTAATGGCTGTTGCGGTTGAATAGCACCAAACGGTTTGCCCTCTTCTTTGGCACGATTGATAAGATCAACAATGTTGAGCATTCGTTCATTTTTCTTCTCTTCTTTTTGTGTTTTATCAACTTGAACATCTATGCTCTCTATAGTTCTATAATAAAAACTTCTATAGAATCTCAAATCCATATCAAAGACAGTTATAAGACCTGACTTTGGATATGGGGTTTCTATGATTGATGATTTCAGCCGAGAATTAACTCTCGGAACTCTAAGTTTTCCGAAGAACCTAGCTTTACCTGTTCTGCCAGCGTTACCCAAGTTGGTATTTCTGGTACAGGTCATGATTCTGGTTTGTCCGTTTGTGATTTTTCTAAAAGTCACAACACAAATATACTTTTCAAGTGCTTCCATCAATTCTGCCATTGACAAAGAATCAGATGGAGCATAGTCAGAATCGGTTTGAGCAATTTTAAAAATTTCTCCATCCAACCGTTCCAATTTTATTTCTAAACTAGAAGCATCCTCTTCAGACTCTTCTTGTTTATTTTGTTCTTGTTGATCTGGAAATATTGATGATAGATCCAGCCCGTTGGTAAGAGGTTTTACTTTATCAAACGGATCAGGTTGTTGGTCTGGGGGCATTTGTACCTCCAGTTGTATTGGTTGGAACCACAGGCACTCCACCAAAGAATTGGTTATACCGATCTGTTAAATCAAATCCCTCTGGTACTCTATTTTTTAGATCAACTGGAGTATGATATTGTGATGGGGCTTCTGATTCCTTAGTCCCAGTTTCTTTGAATGGCTGCGACACTTTGAATATTTTTTCTACAACATAAGGAGATGCGAGTGTATCAGTTGGTCCTGCGGCCATATTGGCAAGGGTTTTTAGTTCAAAATCTCTGACTTCTGGTGTTACGTCACCAGTCTTATATTTTCCAAATGCTTCTTGTCCGCTAGCTGCATTTAATTCTGATGCTGCTTTTGTGTAGTCTGAAGTTCCGAAAACTAAATTATATACTTTAGATCCTGCTAAAGCACCACCACCATAAGTACCAGCGGTTTTAAGATATTCCTTAATATTTTTTGTAGGAATTTCTACTCCACTTTTTAATTTTATAGAATCTGGTAAAATCTTGTCAACCAAACTAGATTGTGCTGATTGTATCAATAATTGGCCAATTATAGATCCGGTGACAGATTTAAAATTTTCTTCATGCTTCTTTCTGAATGTAGCAGGAGAATTTGCATCAGATACTTGTAGTGCTTGATAAATTTTATCGAATTTATCCATTTTAGTGATATCCATAATATCGATAAAATCTACAGGAGAATTACCGATATTTAAATCACTTCTTACGGATAGAGTGTCTGGAGATTGTGTTTGTTTTTGCCCAGTGAATTTACCGCTATATGGATCAATACCCATACTTCGTAAAGCTTTAGTTCTTGCATTCTCTGTCTCTGGGCTATATGGTGTGCTGCCAGATTGCGAAGGGACCGATTCTGGTTCTTGAATAGTTAGAAGTTTAAATGGATCAAATTCTTCTTGTTCAGTAATGTGCTTGCCAGATATACTCATTTTGCATAATCCATGAAAATAGTCTTATTAAACTGACTTATATTTTCTTCCTTTGCCGCATATCCCAAAATCATGTGATGGGCAATTATTAGCTTTTCAAGATCGTTGTCATTCTTATTTAAAGTGATTGAAACTTTTTCTGGAGCTAGCATTACTTCAAAATGTAAAAGACCTCGTAAAGCTATGGCAAGATTCTTTTCATTTAAGTGTTGTTTATTTGAATCTATAGTCGAAATCTGAAGAGTATCGGTTTCTTCAAAATAGGAAAGTAAAAATACGATATCTTGGTATCCAGTTTCGACCTGTGTGCCAGATACTGTTTTGTAATAGAATCCTTTAGGGTGTTTTTTGAAGTTTATCATGTTAGTTCGTTATATTTATGGTTTTTCTTGAGGCAACCGCGTCTGTCGAATGTCTGACTGTTATTTTGTCTGGGAATGTGGATGTTACATTTAAAATAACGAACGAACCATTTTTACCCGGTACTCCATAATAAGATGTATTTGAATTTATTAAAGCTTGCTCAGTAGTATCTAAAGTTAAAGATTCAAATACTAAAGAATAACCATAGTTACTTGAGTGTGATGTATCAAATTTGTAAATTATATTGCGTCTTAGAGTGGGGAAATTGGTTAAATTATTGGCGTAGATTATTCCAATACCACTTACACTTATCTTATAAATCTGATCGAAATTGGTTCCCAAAACTACATTAGTAGCTAAAGCAGATCCAGTTTCACATGAGCCGCCAACCGAGAATACATCTTCCGTATATGCCGATGGATACTTAAATTGTCTTAAATACGACTGAAGTTCGGTTTGATTTTCAAAACATTCAAGGAAAGCACCTTCGCTATCATAAAGCTTGGAAGATCCAGTTTCGGTGGCATCAGATGATTTTGAAAGATCATTAATACCTCGCATGAAAACTTTGAACTGAAGCTGTTCACCAATATAGCTTTCATTGACAACAGAATCGGTTAGGAAGAGTAATTCCTCTCCATTGTCCAATGTTTTAATATAAGACACTCCAATATATCCGGGATTTAAGGTCGATCCTTCAATACTAATAAAATCACCATAATACATTCCGAGATTCTTAAGAAGTTCTGTGCCGAGAACATTTCGAACAACATTGTACGTTGTTCCAGACAACCCGGCCAATCTATTAAATTGGGGTGGCTCTAAAAAGTAATCTCTATTGTATTTTGTGATTTCATTGTCAATACCCTGAATGGTTACAACATTTGCAATCACTATGTTGTTTACATAGGAGTCAAGAGTATATGTTCCACCCAGATTAGCATCTATAACTTCAGCTTCATTCAAATATTCTGCATTTGAAATAGTGAATGTATATCCGGCAGTCAACCCGCCAAAAAATAGAGCTAATTCCTCAAAATCGCTATCTTGAAGGCATTCGTTATAATCAATAAGTACTTTATTGTAATTATCAAAATAAACGAACTGAGGACTGCACCTAAGCCGTTTATTATACAAGCTATACTCATCTGATTGTAAAAGTTCGATGCCATATAAGGTAGCACCGCGCACTTCTACGAAGGCATAACTTGAGGGTGATGAAAAATGCATTTTTTAGTATGCTAGGTAATATACTGTAGTAGCTGCTGTGTCAGACTTTACAAACAAGTTATAAGGATTGCTTATTTCGATAAACAACTTTTCTCCGGGATCCATTTGGAAACCCGTAGCACCTGTGTTGCCAGTAACATAAACCGAATATCTATTCGATGCTGCTGACTTGATTTGAACTCCGTAAGTCACCCCAATGCTGGTGATTGAGGTCAATCTTTGGAAAGAAGTCGTAGTAGCCAATGATCCGGTTGACACGGTTGAGACCAACTCGGGCATGGTCTTAATTTTGCCTGTGCCACCAGAAAGATATGTGCTGATGTTGGCTACATTTGTATTAATCGTATTACCAAGATAAGCAGCGTTTGTGCTTATTGTTGACAGCGTGGATTCTATCGTAGTACCAGTTACAATAACTGGATTACCACCTGTGTATCCTTGGACCTTTAAAGGTGATGATACATCATTTATTACTGCAACCGTGGAGGCTAAATTTGCAGTAATGCTGAATGATCCACCAGCCAAAGAAACGTAAAGGGCATTCACGCCAGTGCTTGTGTCAATCGATGCGGAGGCAGTAGTATTACCGCCAATTATCCTTGAAAACATCGGAAAAGCAACACTGGCTGACCGGACGTAACCACCTCCACCAGAAGTGAAGGTATCGGCAAGAGTATTTACTAGAACACCAAATGTAGTACCAGATCCTGTATTAAGAGAATTTGAAATGGTTGTTAGCTTGGTGTTTGCCCCAGAATCGGTGACCGATACTGCGGCTCCAGAAATACCAGCAACTTCAAGATATGTGCCAGAAACATTTCTGACATAGGCGTTTGATACTGCATTTAAAGTCAATCCACTTGTAATTCCGTATAGAGAAACGGGAAGTGGACTTGTAGCACTCACTCTATTGGTTGTAGTATCACTTCCCCATGCAATTTTATTTACTTGAACATGGTGGGTGAGGAATGTGCCAGCGTCCCCGGTTGTGCCATAATCCGTGGCAATGCTTGCAGTATTTCCTCCAGATGCTACAATAGTTACATTATCGTCAGTATCAGCTGCCATTTTATCTCCAGTTTCAGTAATATATAGGTTATATAATGCTCATAGATATATCACACAAAAATGAATTTTCTAAAAAAGTGGAAGATTACGCTCTTAAACACAATTCCACGTATTTGGATGCCGTGTTGAACATTGCTCAGGAATATAATATCGAACCAGAAGCAGCTGCAAAGCTGATTTCTAAACCGATAATCGAAAAGCTTTCGGCTGAAGGCAAGGAACTAAATCTTGTTAAAAACAACAAGTCTAGACTTCCTTTTTAAATTCTTTACTGTATCATACTCTCATTAGGCCAAGGTAGTCCCTTGGGGAAAGGTTTTATATGTCAAATTTCAGTGATTTCAAAAAGCGTTCTAAGTCAAGCATCGAAGATCTTACCAAGAAGATTGAGGATCTAAACAAGGAAGCATCCTACAAGGATGATCGATTCTGGAAGCCAGAAGTCGATAAGGCTGGTAATGGCTATGCCGTTATTCGCTTCCTTCCTGCTGCTCCCGGAGAAGACATTCCATGGGCAAAGGTCTACTCTCACGCCTTCCAAGGCAAGGGTGGATGGCTCATTGAGAATTGCCCAACCACAATTGGTCAGAAGTGCCCAATCTGCGAAGGTAACAGCGAACTCTGGAACAGCGGTATCGAAAAGGACAAGGATATCGCTCGTAACCGTAAGCGCAAGCTTTCTTACATCTCAAACATTCTAGTTGTCAGCGATCCGGCTAATCCGGCCAATGACGGTAAGATGTTCCTCTATAAGTATGGCACCAAGATCTTCGGTAAGATTCAGGAGGCCATGCAGCCACAGTTCAAGGATGAAGAGGCCATCAACCCATTCGACTTCTGGAAGGGTGCTAACTTCAAGCTTAAGATCCGCAAGGTTGCTGGATTCATCAATTACGATAAGTCAGAGTTTGATTCTCAGTCAGAACTCTACCGTGGTGATGATGAGAAGCTTGAGTCGCTGTGGAAGAACCTTAACAAGCTTAATGAGTTTGTGAATCCAGCCGAGTTCAAGAATTATGAAGATCTCAAGAAGAAGATGAATGATGTTCTTGGTGGTGATCTTCGTGATATCGGTGCTCAGTCAAAGACCATTGAAGATGAAGATGCTCCATCTCCATCAAAGCGGTCTGGTCCTTCTGATTCAGAAGACGCGATGGCTTATTTTGAGCGTCTGTCGCGGGAAAATTAATAACTTAAAGTTCTCCAACTAACGTCAAGAACTTTTTGCATCTGCAATATCAACCCGGAGTCGCCAATACTATTGAGGCTCCGGGTTGATTGTTCATTTCGGAGGGGTTGAACATTTCTTTGTCCAAGAATAGCAGGCATAGACTGTGGTATGGCTGCTTCCCCTTTATCTGATATAAATTCTTGTGGGTCAAACTTTTCTTGATTTATCTTTATTGGATTTCCGGATTGAATGGTCTTCAATTCCTGAATTTTTTGCATTATAACTTCTTCAAGATCTTCCTTTTGCTCATAGTATGGCAGTTGTTCTGATCTTGATTCTACTTTGATTTTATCCTGCTCAGGCATATTTTTTTGAGCCTGACGGTCTTTCTTTTCCTGAACAGATAATTCCTTTTCGCTTGTATTTAATTTTAATTGCTTAACCTTTGGTGGCGGTGGTGTCTTATCTTCAGTTTCTTTTGGAGAAACCTCTGTCACCTTTTCTTTGATTGCATCTTCGTCTGTATTCTTCTCTCCAGAAACGTCATTGGTTGACTTAACTGATTCCGCTTCGGCTTTGTAAGACGAAGATTTCAGATTAGATATCTTAGTTTCAATCTCTTGAAGCTTTTTATCATAAACATCTTGGCTGATTTTTTTGTTGTCTAGATCTTCTGCTAGTTGTTCTTTTTCTTTTTCCAACAAGCCAACTTCGTCTTCAGGCTTTGGAGAAGTTTCAGTTAGCATCATTTTAAAGAAATTATTTGGTTTGTTTTCTTCAATCATGACAGTTCATTAAATCCTTTCGCGGATGCTGCCTTAAGTTTCTTTTCTGTTTGATATGCCTTAATTTGAGATATGAATACATCTAATTCCCAAGGCATCATTCTTTCAATCTCAGATAGTGGGATTTCATGTTTGTAGATAAGATTGAAAAATTTTACATACTTATCTACTAAATTTTCACTATCGAGAATTAAGAAAAAAAACGCAGATGTTCTCCTATTATTGCAGTTCTTGAAACCCCATCTGATGTTGTATAGCCAACTTCAAAATACAATTCAGGATTGTTTTCAATAAATTGTTTTATTTTATTATACTCATCAATTTTTAAATTTTGTAAAACATCGACTCTTTCCTCTAAGGGGAGGTTGTCCATAATGAAATATTCATCTGTTCTTTCAAAAGATTTTACATGTAGTGCAATCTTTTCTTCAGATGTTAATTCCTTTGATATGCAATCTTTGGCCTTTATGCTTTCAAATGTCACAATTTCGCCATTACCAATCATTAAGGTTTTGCCTTCTATAAGACTTATTTTATGATCTAAAACATTAAGACTTATTTTATGCTTTTCTTGCGTTGTGGGGCATGTAATTTCCAAATCAAGTTGTTCGCCCATTGATTTAGCTCTCAAGAAAAGAAAACATTGTTCAACAAGAGCTAATTCGGCCTTTGCATTAAGTGGCGTGTCGAAACAATCGTTAATTAAATCCAAAACAGTTTTAATTATAAGATCATTTCTAGATTCCTCTTTTATAATTGCCAAGTTTTTTTCGTCCTTGACTAAGAACGGTCTGAAGTAATGCTCTTTTCCATTAAGCAATTTAGCTTTATATTTTGGTAATCTATTTTCAAAGTATGACATATAATCCTCAATTATTTTTAAATGTATAAGTTCTAAAATTAAATTCTACAGTTGCAAACATAACAGCATTTTTTTCTGCTTCTCCAAATTCTAACGGAAAAATTCCAATAGGATATGCTTCAGAGAAAATAAATGTAGATGAAACTTTATCCTGCAAATTCAGAGATACAAGAATTACTTGTCCGAGTATAGATGTATAATCATTTACATAGGTATAACGATTACCAGCAAACCCTGTCCCGCTACCATTTAACTTTGATCCATCGTTAACAATACTTTCTACCCAATCATTAATAGCTTTATAGTTTGTCCATTTAGCATCAACTGCCATAGTCAATAGCAAGGAACTTGTTTTATCAAAGTCAAAATTTACAGGCACATTTCTACCAATATTTGGACCGCTAGTAAAATCTCCAATGACTCCTACTGATTTGTTTGGAAACTTAACTGAAAATATTGGTATTGAATTGGCAACTTCTTGCCCATTTCTTGTAATGCTTACTTCAAAGCGGTTGCTTCTTTGTAGTCCATAGGTCTCTACTTTATTTTTTATGTAATTTATTGAGCTGTTAATTTGCATTGAATAACGTCTTTTCTGTTAGAATTTTAAATTTCCAATTGTTCTTCTCACATAAAACTTTAGTAGCATTCCATTTAGCCTCATTGACTAGATATTGGATCTTAGCTTCCATATAAGTCTTACTAGCTTTCTTCTTTTTTTCTGGGCTTTTGGTTTGTTTATTTGGCTTAACCTCTATGATAAAGACTTGCTGTTTTCCATTTTCTTCTGTAAGAATGATAAAGTCTGGATAGTAGGTATGTACTTTCTTGTCAATAGGTGAAAGGTAGGGTATTTTAATCTTTTCATATCCCCACTTCTTGACTGTTGCAGTCTCATCTAAATATTTGCAAAACTTTCTTTCCCATAAAGATTTCGTATAAACATGCGTAGTTCCACCCATATATTTATGGGGATTGGAAAGCAAAATTTTTGTTTTATACGGCATACAATATCTATACATAAAGCATGGGAGTTTATAGATATCCATTAGCATATGCAGCCGAAAATCCTTTCTGGATCTATTTTTCGGCAGCTGATTATTCTGTCAGAGCACAAAATAGAACTAGAGCTGGAGTGGCTTCTAGGGCTGTAGAGACAGTTATATTACCTCTCCCTATGGTCTATAATCTTGAGACTAAGCATATGTTCAACGAAGAACTTAGCTTTGTCGGTCCACACCTAAGTGTTGCTGGTATGGCAAACTCCGGTGGACCATTAGCACTGACCGAAAGAATCGCATCATCAGTCTTTGGCTTTGTCGAACCTTTAGTAGCTACTGAAAGCTATAGACGTTTTTCAAATATCACTGAATTGGCTATTTTGTCAGAAGCCAGAAGATCATTCCAGTTTCAATATTTATTTGTTCCAAAAAATACACAAGAAGCAGATGTGGTATGGACTATTTGCGATTTATTTAATACGATGTCTTATCCAGTCAGTGGAGGGGTTCCTGAAAAGGCGTATCCGCCACCGCTTTGGAGAATAGCTGGAAATAATTATAGAGTTACATCACAGTGGTTACAGGAACCATTGGTTTGCGTGTTGGCTGCTGTTGCAGTCAGCCCGATTCCTCAGCAAGATGCATATGTGCCTCGTTATAGAATCGATGGAAGCCCAGTGGCTACAAGACTATCGTTGACCTTTACAGAATTTGAACCCGGAACAAGAATTCCCGGTGCTCTTGGTGGTATTAGAAGCAAGTCTGAAATTGCGGCAGGATTAGGCTAATGAAACTCAATATCAAAAATACTTTTACTTTATCAAAAATAGAAGGTAATAAAGATATCAAGATAGCTGATATATTTGGAAAAATCAAATTTCCAGAAGCTACAGTAGAATCCTTTAAACCAGCTGAGTACTTTTCCCCAGAACAAGTATCGTATGCCAAGTATGGTGATTCCAATAAAAGTCTTCAGATATTACAAAAATCAAATATAGTAAATCCAAAATCAGATTTACCAAAGACAAAATATTTTATTACTAAAGAATTGAACTCTTCATATTATATTTTACATTCTTTTACTAATATACAAATAGGCGATATATTTGTAAAAAAAGTTGGATCCTTTTTTGATCCGACAAATAATTTTTTTGTTATTACTTCAATTCAAAAATTAAGCGATAACTTTAGAAATATTGCTATTTCAACTAAATACAAAGGAAAATTGGATGCAACGACTGATGCTGTTTTAGTAATCAGAAACGGTTCTATTATAGATGACAGCTCTATTACTGCAAGCAGTACAAAAAATAAATTTCCACTAAATTTTGTTTCCGACGATGGCGGAAAGGTTGAAAAATATAATTGGATTACAATACAATCTCATTTTATAGGATCAAAAACGACATACGCATTTGCTGATACATATTCATCGACCGAGAGCCAAGTATCTACTAATCTCAGTACATTTACATTGAACAGAATATAATATGCTTCCGAATTTTATTAAAATAAGAGAGATATCTTTTTATCATTATAGTACAGATGCCTTTGAATTAGTATTGAGTGGTGATACTGATATCGGTGATCCAACATTTACATTTGTTAGCGATTCTGTCTCAAGATCCATGTTTGAACGACTGGAATTCAGTAGTGGAATTGACAACATTTATGCAAATGGAATATTAGTGTTAAGGGATCGCGGTGATATAGTCGGCAAATTAAATCCATCTGGTAAAGATATTATTAAAGTTGTTATCACTTCCGATGATGATGCATCTGAAGAAATTGAACAATATTATGTGGCATCAGAATGCTCATATTCAAGCGGAGCTACAGATAGAAAACATACCAAACTTGTTACATTTAAACTTCTTTCATTGAATCTTTATAGAAATGAAAGAGCCATTAATAGCCAAAATATAACTGAACTCAAATATGGATTTATTGACAATAGCAATTTGATGTTCAATAGAATATGTAATAACGCTGGATTTTATTATTCGGATACCGGAACAGGTCCATCGACAAGAACTTGTTATTATCTAAAAAATAAGAATCTGATTTATCCAAATAACAGAGTTACTGATGACAGCCCAATGTCACATTTACTTTATATGAGTAAATATGCATTACCAGAAAATCCAGAGAATAATTATCCCTCTTATTTTGTGTATGATGATGCAAATACAAGTTTACAATTTAAAAATATAATTCCAGAGGATCCAGAAGCTGTTACTTATGAAAAGAAGTTTATTATTGGTAATATTAATACCATTCAAGATAAAGAAGTACCCTTTGAAATTAAACCAACTAAGCAATTTTCGTTTTCGGAACTTATTAATTCTGGAGCATTAAGTTCATATTACGAATGTGTTTTCCCAGATTTTTATAAACCTTATATTGATTTTTTGGGAAATACAGAATATATCAAAACTAATATAGAATATAATATTACCGATTTAAATCCAGATTTTGCAAATTTGTGTTCTGTCAATGACCGAGGATTATCTTATACTTTGTTGGATGAAGTAATTGATGGCGTTAGTTTCTTTTATAGTGCGTATATACCAACAAAAAGATTCGTGGATAACAAACCCTATGGTTATTATGATACAACTTATTTAAATTTGCCATATGAACCAGTTTTTAATGTTTATGCGAATATAGATTCTCCAAAAACCACTCTTAAAATTTATCAAACAATGTTTGATATTTTCCCTTATACAGATGATTTCTTAAATTCAACCAATGCTCCCGGAATAACTTCCAGCAAGGCAATGGTTTCTAAGATAGTCCAAATATTGGACAGTGTTGAGAATGCCAAGAAAACGTATCACGAAACAATTACTCTCAAGGAGCAATATAATGTTTTTAAATACGTTCTTTGTTGTTTAGAGGGTGAAGGACCTGATGATGGTGCAGCATTTGATGCAGTTGTCAAATACAATAGAGTACTGACAAATAGTTCAGATACTAAGCATCCGGTATATCTTTATACATTTAAAGAAGTAGAATTTGTACCCATCGATTTTAATGTTTTCTTTAGCGGATATGATACCTCTTTATCTGGAATCACAATTATAGGTGGCTCTTTAGCAGGAGTTACCATTCAAGGTATCACTCTTGATATTTCAAAATATGATACCTTCTATTGGCCTACTGGAGCTGTCACTACAATTTTTGATATTACTTTGGGTATGGCTGGTGTAGCAGATGCAGCCAAAAAGCATAATATACATTATATTCTTGCGGGTAAGAAGGATGGACGTTCTGGATATTGTTTCAATACAAATGAAATGATGAATTTTCATATCAATCCAGAATCGCTTGGAAATACTTACACTTATTTTAACAATGGTATTACATTGGGTGCGACTGGATTCTATTACGGGGGATCTGGATACGATCTATCCCTTAAGCAACTGATTCTTCGAACCAATACAAGCGGTACGATTGTTGATACCTTTGCCTTCAATGATTATAGAATTATGCCCATTGGCTGTAATAAACAAAATTGGTCAATTGAAAATGGCGGTGAATATACTGATCCACCAGTTCAAGCTAATAATACTAAATGTAATATTCGTTCAAGGCATCATGTAACCAAAATAACACAGAAAAACATTACAGGTCTTAATGGACTAACAGGACTGACTTACACCTGTGTCGGTATAACTGCATTAGTAGCTGGTGTCACCCAAAATTTAACAATTTGCCCAAATACAAAGTATTATTTGTTCGATGTTCAAAATGCAATAGATGGTTTCTGCGGTATTGAGTGCGAACAGAGTGACAATACAAATCCAATATTTGGAATTCAAAGCACTCAATCTGATCCGTTTAGTTTCATCAAACCATTACCTACAGGTTATACAGCAATATGAAACAATTTAAAAGAATATTAACGCATTTTTTACATGAAGTACATGATCACGATGAGCGATTTTCTGAAATTGAACAATATATTTGTGCTAATCCGGATGCAGTCAATAATCAACCAAGAGATATAGAAGATTGTATTGCAAAATTTCCTAAATTAAGTGCATATAAGCCAACAACCCCAGAGCCGCTTAATTCAACAATAGAACAATTGTTTGCAAATGCTTCAGAGTGTTCTGGAATATCCAGTATGTTGGGAACTACTTATTGGGGATGTGAATGGGGACACCCAACATCATCAATTTCTTGTGATTGCCCATATGTTAGCGTACCCTTTTTCACCTACATGGCACACAAAAAATTAACAGCATCTTTCTACAACACTCCGTTAAAGACACCGATGCTTCGTGCTGCCTTTGAAACTTTATTAAAAGCTAGAAAAATAACAGTAACAGTTAGAGGTAATTTTTCATTTGATATTGGTCAAATTATAGAGATAGAGGATAATAGGCCTGTTACAAAAGAGAACGAATCTATTACCCAGTCTGGATTCTCTGGTAAATGGCTAATACTAAATGTCAAACACGTTTTTAATAGAGATTACCACTATGAATGTGAGCTGGATTGCGCTTCATATGATCTTATAACAGCTGAACTTAATCTCTTACAGTCAGGCGATGTGTCAGGACTAGGAATCATAAATAGCTAATATGGCAAAAGATTTTGATTTAAATCTTACAGTATCGGCAAAAAGCAAAGATTTTGTGCTTTTGAATACCACTTCTGCCTTGAATCAAACAATAACAAATTTGGTCAATGTTCGTACTGGGGATATTATTTCAGATTTTTCAGTCAATTCTCCCCTATCTAGTTTAAATTATTCGGTAGATCCAATTTATAGAGAATATTATCTTTCTCTCATTCCAGATTTTTTGACCCACATTACAAATGGGGAGATAGCTGAAGCTGAAATAACAACAAACAGCGTTACAAATAATAAAGTATCATTGGATTTGCGTTATAAGACCAAGTCTAATGCTTCGGGAAGAGCAAATACAGTCAAAATAGAACAGAATTTATACTAAAATGGCAATTACCACCAATAATCTTGACATATCAGCATTGGATTTTGATTCAATTAAATCCGATCTTAAAACTTATTTACAAACCCAAACGGAAATTGGTAAAGATATAGGGTTTGAAACAGGTTCTGTCTCTGATTCTTTGCTGTCTGTGCTATCGTATAATACTCTTTATTATGCCTATTACATCTATGCGCTATATCAAGAAACAAGCGTTGAGAATGCGACCAAGATTTCTTCTATTGAAAATATATTAAAGGGTATTGGATATACTGCACCGGGGTATAAATCTGCAACTGCAAATTTAAGATTGACCCACAAATCAGGTGCCTCCGCAACATCTGTATTTAAATTTGATGTATTTAGCGCGAGTAATGAATTTGGGAAGAAATCATTTATTTATACTGGAAACGATCAAACTCTTTCCAGCGGATATATCGATATTCCAGTAACTGAAGGTGCAATTGTAAGTGAAGTTCATTTTTTAGATGCAAATCAAACATACATTGAATTAGACGATACCAACATTGATATAGCTAATATTTTTGTTTCTGTTAGCGGAAGTTATTGGACAAATGCTGCTTACTTTACAGGAACCCCCACAAGCTCTTCGCAAGTGTTCTTTGTAGAAAAGGTTGGAGGAAAGTATAGAGTTGTTTTTGGTGGCTCTAGACAGGATTCAAGGCTAAATGCCGCAGGATCAATCCCCTCAACTTCAGAACAAATAGTAGTTTACTATATTCGTTCAAGTGGTACATCTGGCAATAATTGTAAGGTATTTACATCTACGAATTCAAATTATACAATTACTACTAATATAAATTCTGCTGGTGGATTAAATCAAGTTGACATTGAATATTTGCGAGAAGTATCTCCGCTTATATTTGGACTAAATCCAACAAATAAAAGAATAGTAACTATTAATGATTTGAAAGGCTATATTGGCACTCATTCTACATATGATACTACCAAGGATATTGATACGAATATATCAGTTTGGAACGGTGCAAATACAAATCTAAAAGAATTTGGAACGTGCTATTTTTCAATCATTAATTCAACAACCACGATTGGTAATCAGATAATTTCTGATGTTGCTGATTATAAAGCTGGAAATATAACCGTCAAGTATGTCGTTCCAAAGACTGTCAGTCTTGCAGTTACAATAGCTGCTAAATATCTACCAAAAACAAAGAAGACTGCGGCTCAATTGAAATCGGGAATCGAATCTGCTTTAACTGTTTACGATGTCAATGAATTTTTCAATAGTGTTAATTCAGAAGATTTATTGGCCATAATGAGAACTGTGGATTCTTCTCTTTCAACCAATCAAACAACAATTTCGATGACAGCAACCTATGTTCATAGCTTGACCAGCGGAATAAATTTTGGATTTGAAAATGAAATTATCAGTTTCAATACTGAATTGTTCTCCTCAAAATATGGATCAGTAAAACTTACAAGCTCAACAGTAGCTGACATTACTGGTTTTTACAAGATTCAAATGAAAAATTCTTCAGACGTTTTCATGGATTATGTCGGAAGATTCAATCCAAAAACAGGTGTAATTTCTCTAAAGAGTTCCTTTAATGCTACGAGTATAACATTCAACTTCGTAGTAAAGGACATAGAAGCGGTTAAGAATTTTGTTGTTGATCCTACATTTACAGTAACAACAGAAATACTATGATTTTATTTTTTAATCCAGAAACACAAGGACTGACCGTATCTTTCGATGCGAGTTATTACATTGCTGAACTGGAAAATTACATAGCAACAACATTTAAAAGCACTACTCCACCAACAAATAAAATTTTTGTTGAGGAGTATTTTCCCCAATGGATAAGAGAACAGCATAACAAAAATCCTGTTAGATTCGTTAGTTTTTTACAAAACTATTATGACTGGCTTTTTACTGTTGTATCCGGTGATGGATTTGGTGCTGATTACGAACTTGAAAAGTTATTAGGTATTAGAGAATGCCCATTTGATTCGGTTGATGAATTAATTTATCTCTATGCTAATGATTTTCATGGCATATCATATACTACGACTCAAGTAGAGAATTTCAGACCTTTTATTGAAAACATCCAAAAGAAATATCTTTCTGTAAAAGGTACAGACTCATCCTATGAATATTTTATTAAAGAAATTTACGGATTCACTGCTGGAGTTACGGCCAATTATTCTAATACTACTTTTGTACTAAATTCTACTAATATTGGACCGACTAACAAAATTCAAGACAAGACTTCTGAAAATACATATACTGTCAAAATCGATGTCAGCTCAACAGCTGCCACTGCTGCTGACAAGAAGACAATAGAAGAATCATTCAATATTTTAGGATATAAGACATTGGTAATCTAACATGGCAAACACCCCATTCAATTCAAATGACTTTCCGTTAAAGCAATCGCCTTACTATAGCAGAACATATGATTCTGATGTCGGTACTACTTTCGGATTTTCAAATCATCAAATGGTAGCTTTCCAACCCGGAAATCCACTACAAGCTTCTGAATTGAATGAATTACAAGAAAAGCGTCTTCTTGACAACACTCTAAATTTTGAAATGTTGGGAGCATGGGCGAAGGAATGCTTTAGCAATAATTTAGATTTCCCTAAGTGGGATGGGGCAATTCCTCTATATCCAAAGACTGATACTATTGGATCTGATACTAAGCTAATCGGTATTACTCAAATTGGAATAAACGCTTTACAAGTTCAATTTAGAACTGGCTGGTATCTAGTTAAGACTGATGCTGGTTTAAGAACTTGGGTTCATTACGATAATTCTCCAGCTACTGTGAGTTCCTTTGTATTAGCACCAGCTACAAATTATTACATTGGATTTTCAAAGACAGAAGGATATACCGGGGCTACGGTCAGCAATGATTTGGGAGACAATTCAGACGGGACTTCGGATCCAAGTATACCCGGAGCAGATCGTTATATCGTTGGTCTTGGTTCTGTAATGTACAGTACAGTTTCTGGGTTTACAGGAAATTTTGAACCAGTGTTTAGTTATTATAATAGTGGTTTGACAGGTGTTACTAACAGTGCTACATATCTTAACGGATTAACATTCCATCCGTAATGGAGGTGAATTGTGAGTTGTGGTTGTAATAAAGGTAAAGATAATAATGGTAACAAAGTGAGAATTTTTAGAGATATTTCATCTGGAAAAACTGATGTAAAAAAGCTTTATACGATGATTCAAGGGTTTGCCTTAGCATATGCCTCTAGGGGATTGTCTAAAGAAAAAGCTCCAAAAGAAATCAAGCAGCTTAGAGTATTGAGTTGTTTTGGGAATGAATCTTCTGGCGGCGAATTGCCTCCATGTCAACATCTAAAGCCATCCTCAACTGAAGGTAAGTTTTATTGCGGTGGCTGTGGATGTGGAGACAAAAAGGCCACTTGGCTCAATGGAACTGCCGAGGAATATTCAAAATTAGATTTTCCTTTCTTGTCTTGCCCGTTGGCCATGCCGGGATTCTCAAATTATAAGCAGAGCAATCCAGACGAAGCAAACGAGCCTATAACAAGAAAGTTCTATATTGAAAATATGGACTTTACAGATGTACAAGAGGTTGAAGTTACACAACATGAATTTGACCCTGCCTCTTTAGGATTGTCAAAACAAGTAACTCAAGATGAACTAAAAAACATCTTTAAGAAAAAATCCGACTGAATCTAATGCAGCATACATAATAGTATGCCAGCATTAAATTCCAGAGAATCTTTAATAGATTACGCTTTTAGAGCTTTAGGATCACCTGTAATCGAAATAAATGTCGATATGCAGCAAGCCTATGACAGGCTTGACGATGCGCTCCAGTTCTTTGCCGAGAGGCATTTTGACGGGGTGGATCGTTGCTATTTTGATTATGTTGTCACTCAGCAAGACGTAGATCGTAAATATATCAATACGGATGCCTTTGGTCCCATGGTCGGGGCTGATGCGTCTGGCCGTCCAGATGGGCGAGATATATTATCGATAATTAGAATTTTTCCTTTCGGTACTCATAGTTCAAATAATTTTTTTGACATTCGCTACCAGCTAGCATTGAATGACTTCTTTGGTATTAATACCAATCTTAACACAAGCGGTGCTGCTCCAGTAGCAACTTATGATATTGCCAAACGATATATCCGTCTGATCGAAATGATGTTTGATCCGGAAAGAGCTATTCGTTTTTCCAAGGTTACAAACAAGCTTCAAATCGAAACCGATTGGACAGAAATGAAGGCTGGAACCCATTTGGCGGTTGAAGCTTATGTCCTCTTAGACCCAGAAAGATACACAGAAATCTATAACGACATTCTTCTAAAGAAGTATGTAACGGCTCTTATCAAGAGACAATGGGGCGCAAATCTTTCAAAGTTTGATGGTGTTCAGCTTCCCGGTGGCATTGTCACCAGAGGATCCTCAATTTTTGGAGAAGCAATTCAGGAAATTGCAATACTTGAAGAACAAGTAAGATCCGCTTATGAGTATCCACCTGACTTCATGACAGGATAAAAATGGCAACTAATCCTTACTTCAGAGACAATTATTCTGGTGAGCAGAATGTAACCGAGTCCATCGTGATCGAAACAATCAAGATGATGGGTAAAAATTGTTTCTACATTCCTAGAGAATATAACAACATCTCTGTTCTTTATGGAGAAGATCCTTTATCTTCCTTTACAAATAAAATTGAGATAGAGATGTATCCCGCTACAGTCAATGGCTTCGGTGGTGCAGGCGATCTTGCCTCAAGATTTGGAATTGAAGTTAAGGATGACGTTACTTTAGTAGTTTCTAAAAAACGATTCACTAAAGAAGTAACTGAAAGATTCAATACAATCACACGCCCTAGAGAAGGGGATTTGATTTACTTTCCTTTATCTAAAACATTTTTTGAAATAAATTTTGTAGAACACGAAACGCCATTCTATCAACTAGGAAAGCTTTATACATTTACTTTATTCTGCGAAACCTTCGTCTTCTCACACGAAGAATTCAATACAGATTCTCCATTGGATTCTATTATGGATCGCTCAAAGGAAACTTATTCATTGTTTATCAATGAAGCTGGTGGTACTTTCATGAATGAATTTACTATTGGCGATAAGCTTTACCAAAACGGATTTACATTTGGATCTTCGCCAAAGACTGCTGCTATTGTAAATTATAATACCAGAGTGAAACAACTTACGCTATCTCCGATTAAAGGAACATTTGTGTCGGGTGATATCGTGGTTTCTAATGAGTTTGGAATAACTGCTTCTATGACTGGGGCAACATCATCTAATGTTGTCACATATTTCAATACAGAAACAGACAACATTTCTGATATTGATAATCCATTTGACATGCTTGTGCAAGATTATTACGCTGGAGTCACACCAAGTTTGATTGACTATAGTGAAGATAATCCGTTTTCAGAGGGTATTTAAATGTCTGATATAACAAACAAAGAACAACTCAATAATTTTCTAGAAATAACTAATCCAAAAACTTTGAAGCAAGAATCTTCTATAGTGAAGAAAAATGTAGAAGATGACTATGAATATGCTAGAGATAACATTAGAGAGATTCTAGAGAAGGGCAAAATGGCTTTAGATGGCATTCTTCAGGTTGCTCAGGATGGAGACTCCCCCAGAGCATACGAAGTCGCTACAAATATGCTCAAGGCTCTCTCAGAGATCAATAAAGATCTCATGGATGTCCATGTTAAGGTCAAGGATAGTGAAAAAACCACAATTAAGCAAACCAATAACGCTATTTTTGTGGGTTCTACCTTAGATCTTCAAGACATGATAAATAAAGAAAGAAGCTCAAAGAAAGCGATAATACAGGACAACAATGTTTGATTCATTTTATAACGATTGCATTAAAAAGAACACGATAGCATTTGCTTCGTTATTTAACAACATCTATGTGAATAGAGAGGACACAGAGGAATCTAAAAAAATAAAAGTACCTCTAGTATATGGCGGTAAGGAAAAGTATGTAAGTCGCCTTCAAAATCCGTCTAGTATTTCTGAAAAAGATAAGCTTCAAATAACTCTTCCCATGATGAGTTTTGATATGTCTAATCTGCAATACGATACGCAGAGACATAGAAACAAACTTGAATTCAACAAGCTTTTTTATCAAGAAGAAGGTGAGACTAAAGCCAAAATTAAAATAGGCGAATATCCTTGCTTGATGCAATTTAATCTTGCAATTTACACTCGTAATATTGAAGAAAATTTTCAAATTATTGAGCAAATTGCACCCTATTTCACGCCTGAATATATTCTTACTCTAGATTTTGATAAGACTTTGACTAGAGGTATTGATATTCCGATTAATCTAGTTGCATCAAAGATCGGAAATGACTATGAAGGTGGATTTGGCAATCGTAGAGCTGTAGTAAGTACCTTACAATTTGTAATGCGTACCTATTTGTTTGGTCCTGAGCGAGAAGCAACGCCAATTCTTACAACTGATTTTAATCTTAATACCCAAGACAGCTTTTTACAATTTATTACAGATGTTCAAGTCAATGATGACTTATATCTTAACAATCAATCTATTACAGTTACTTGGAGGCAGGGAGGTATTTTCCCCAGAAATCCAACTATCGTAATTACAAATCTTACAAACTACACCCAAGAAATAGTCTACGATCCAGAAACATTTGACGTTGGCGATGGAACTAATAGTGTTACATTTCCTATACCAGCTTCTGCTCCTTTGCTACAACAGTTATATGTAAGAGTATTTTTGGGCACAGTATCAGATAATTCGCCAGCATTTGAAATTAGATCAGCTGCTGGAAATATTTCCTTGTTACGGTTGGCTAATTTTTCTGGGACAACTTTTAATGATTTGATGTCATCCAACCACTATTTCTTTACTCAAAGTGGTGTGACACAATTTCCAAGAGGCAACAATCTTGTCTTGGCTTATAATTATGGCTCATATAGCGATCTTAACATTAAAACGCCCGGATTACTTGAATATTATCGTGCATTTGGCTTAACATTTAGAGCAAATACAATTGACAATCCACAAATTCCATTTGGTAGCGTTATACACAACGGCATGTGGGCTGGTATAAGTTATGATCAGAACAGAGTTTTGCCTTGTTTAACAATTTACATGAGACCCGGAGCCAATGTAAATTTATATGCAAACCAAGGTGATGGGGTGTTCGGCACAACACAAGGATCATTAGCAAATAGAAGAACAAGTGAGGATATGTTCCAAGCAACATATGGTTCTCAATCTTATTATATTAATGGATTTTGGGGATGGAATGGAACTACAAGTACTATAAGTATTGGATCATATCCAACAGCTGGCATTACAATAGAGAGTGGTTTTAGTGGATATATTTTTGACAAAAATAATCAAAATAGATATCCCGACACCGGAAAATATTCAACTGGTGTAACTCATTCTCAAGCAGGCCCATCAATAAGAACATTATTTGATCCAACATTTACTCAAAAGTTATATCCAAATCGTGGGGCAACAGGTCTAAGAGCTTGGCAAATTACTGCCTTTGGTAGTAATAATCCAGCTGATTTATTTTTTGATTCAAATGTAATTTCTGGTTCGACTCTACCGATTTTTACTGCCAATCCCAATTTGTCCGGTTCTGATTTTAATTATCTTGATAACAATGATAAGATGAGATTTGGAACGTATATGGACTGTTATAGAATAGCCCATAATGGAAACACATATTTGATTCCATCTCCATTTACTGCAAATCTTGTTACAGATATGCTTGGGTTTACTGCATATAAATCGACTGGATTTACAGGCAGAGAAGAATTTGCTGGTAAGTTTGGAACAACCTATGTGGGAGGATGGAATAAATTATTTGATTTTGTTTATGCTGGAAAAAATATAAATGGTGTTACGTTTACCCCACCCACTCCATGCGTGGATATTATTTTCAATGATCATGAACTTAGATGGGGACTGGGTTTGGGTGCTGATGCCTTGATGATATGGAGATTCATGCTTTTGGTTGATGGGTTGACAACTGCTTGGATCAATAGAGTCAAACAAGATGAATTCTGGCCAAATCTTCAGGCCAAATATGCAGAATATCCCGGCCTGTCTTTTGACAGAATCTTTGATAATATGAAAAATTCATTTATTCAGTTTACATCAGGACCTTTATCGAGAAAAGGTCTTCATGGAGGAATTCAGTTTTCTACTGATGCATTGCCATTGAATGAATTTTATGACAATGAGGTTAGAAAATATTGGTATGGACTTCAGGAAACAAGCGAAAGAAGAAGTCCGGGATGCAAATTTGCTCCAGTTCATGTAAACAGAATTCCTAAATTAAAATCAGCTGCTCGTTTTAATGATGTAACAATTCAGAGCTTTTCTCAAGGAGTAACATTACCATACGAATTAATATATCATTATCCTTATGGTTATCCTTATACTTTCTCAAATTATCAGGGAAGATATAGAAGAACAGGTTATGGCCCTACACCATCTAATCCAATAGCATTACAAGGTGTAACAAATATAGTCATAAATCTAAATCCAACGGTACAACAAGTAAATATATCATCTGATAAGCTTGTTCCTTGGTTTATTGAGGACTCCGTTGGACAAACTGGTACAGCTTTTAATGTAGGTATTTCATATAATCAAACATATTTTGAAACAAACCAATTACCTACTACATTGGGGAACGGTACTTTTGTATCTTTCTTTGGTAAATATCAAGAACCTTCACTCTGGCCTACGGCGGGAAGATCTTTATCAGAAAAATATGAACCATTTTTTGCAATAAAACACGAATCAAAAGAAATTCGTGGCGTAATTGAAGAAAATATGAGTCATGGGGTTTCTGGAATATTCATCTATAATAATATTTTATTTAATAGAGTAACATATCATGTTCCACATGGATATGAAAACAGTTGGTTTATGGATAGTTTACCTTCAGTTGCAAATAATTTTGCTAGAGGATTTACTTATAATGATCCTGCAATATTTTCAAAAACAGATTTTAGTGGGGTTGATCAAAGACAAAATCCAAATTACCAACCGATAAATTTTTATCATTCTTATAACGAAAATATATTCATATCAAAATTATTAACACCGCTTCCACTTAATATTTTAAATCAAGCTGTAATTTTCCAAGGACCTATAACAAATGAAAATGATTCTAGTGCTGGGTATTACGGAATTCACCCTAAATCTTGGAACAATTTTAAATACAATGATGAGATTTTATTAAATCATATTTTATGGGATATAGAAGTTGCTACCCATGGAAGAACATATGAATATCTTTCTTCATCTGATGATATTTCAATGGAAGAAGCTTTAAGATATGAGGTTGGAGGATTTAATATCTCTAAATTGAATCCGGCTTTAGTTAGCAAAGTTAGATTGTTGGGTGTTACTGGGTCTGATCAAAATTTAATCTTACACAGAATTACTCTACCAATTCCATATATTTTAACAACTGATTATGCAAAACCAGAACAGGGTTCATATTACGATAATTGGTATAATAATCATTTTGCTCAAAATGTTTTAGCCACAAGTGTCGATCCTTCCACTGGAACAACCCTTGATAACATTAATCTTATCACGACTGGAAATAGAGATTTAGACTTCTATACTAAGTCTGTTGTAACAGAATCAAACGGTTCTCACTCATGGAGTACACTTAGAACTGATAATAACATCAGACGTTTCAGTGTTGATGTTTTTGCTGGGACTCAATTAGTTGGAAACTTAGTACCAAGCAAATACTATCCAATGGGTGTTTGGTTGGTTACTGATGAAGTATCAATATTACCAGACGGAACCACGTTTAATAATTACAACTTAACTTTCCAATATCGTGATGCTGGTCCAATGGTTGATGGAATTACTACTGCACCTTATAGAACATGAGTAAAAAACATAAAGGTTATTTAGGTAATTCAAACCTCAAAGAGGCTGGAATCCATATCGATTATACCCCTGAACAAGTTCAGGAGTATATTAAATGTGCAAAAGATCCAATTTATTTCATCAAAAACTATATTAAAATCGTTTCACTTGATAAGGGTTTAGTACCTTTTGATCTTTATGATTATCAGGAAGATATTGTTCAAAAAATGCACGATAACAGATTTATCATCGCAAAGCTTCCTCGTCAGTCAGGTAAATCTACCACAATGGTATCATACATTTTACATTATATTCTGTTTAATCAGAGTATGAATGTGGCTATTCTGGCAAATAAAGGCTCAACTGCTAGAGAAATTCTCAGTAGACTCCAATTAGCATATGAGTATCTTCCAAAGTGGTTGCAGCAAGGCGTAGTAGAATGGAATAAAGGATCGTTAAAATTAGAAAACGGATCTAAAATTATCGCATCCACTACCTCTGCCTCAGCAATTCGTGGTGGATCGTTTAACATGATCTTTTTAGACGAATTTGCTCACGTTCCAAATAATGTTGCTGAAGAATTCTTTAGTTCAGTCTTCCCAACTGTAACTTCAGGCCAAACAACCAAAGTATTAATGGTCAGTACTCCAAATGGTATGAATATGTTCTACCATTTCTGGAAGAACGCTATTAAGAAGGACGGAGAGCCGGGTAAGAACGAGTATGTGCCCATTGAAGTAAACTGGAGGCAGATACCCCTTTATCCCGGAGGACCGATGAGAGGGGCTGAATGGCGGCAGCAAATGATCGATCAGACTAGCGAGATGCAGTTTGAAAGTGAATTTGAATGTTCTTTCTTAGGTTCATCAAACACTCTTATTTCGACATATAAACTCAATACGCTAGTTTACAACCAGCCATTTGAGCGCAGACCCGGTGGCCTTAGCATTTACAAACCGCCCCATGAAGACGGTATTTACTTCTGTGTTGTGGATACATCTAGAGGTCAGGGGCACGATTATAGTGCTTTTGTGATTATAGATGGAAACACAAAGCCATTTGAGGTGGTAGCTGTTTATAGAAATAATGTAATTTCTCCTTTCGATTTTCCTATCGAAGTTTACAACGCTTGTACAGAATATGGTAATGCCCATTGTTTAGTTGAAATTAATGATGTTGGATCTCAGGTAACAGAAATTTTACACAGAGATTATGAATACGAAAACCTAATTTCAACCCAATATATGGGTCGAGCTGGTCAAAAAATCTCTTTAGGATTCGGTAGAGGTCAAAAACAATTTGGTGTTAGAACTAGCACAGCACTTAAAAAGATCGGGTGTGCTGCTCTTAAAAATTTAATTGAATGTGATAAATTGGTATTTTCAGATCAGGACATGGTTTCTGAGCTTTATACCTTTATCTCAAAGGCAAACTCATACCAAGCTGATGATGGCTACAACGATGACTTAGTCATGTGTTTAGTTTTATTTGGATGGCTAACAAGACAGGTTTACTTCGAAGATTTGCTGGATTTAAAGAACAAGAAAATAATAAATACAGAGGAACAACAAGAAAATCATATGTTCGTTGCAGATATGGATGAGAGGGAAGATATGAAATTTGGTGGCGACTTATGGTTTGAGGTAAAATAAATGGCTGAATTAACACACTCACATAACATTAGCGGAACTCTTATAGGCCTTACACCCGGAAGTGCTCCTTTAACCGTTGGATTAACCTTTTCTGTTGATGGTGTGTCATTCTCCTCTGTAAATTTTGATCTTCGCATTGATGTAGATACTTTTGATTTAAGTGTTCCTTATACTTCTATTGATACTTTTAGAGAATTAAATGGAAGTTCAGAAGTTCTAATTGCAAATAATTCAAATGGACTTATTGTTAGTAACACTGGAACTACATGGAACCATTTTATTGGAATTACATTATATTCCCCGCAACAAAATATTTTTAATGCCGGATTAGCAAATCAAATGCTAGCTGGTGATTTACATTATCGAACAAGAGCAAATAATTTTTCTTTAAAATATGGAGCGTTTGGTCAAACAGGAAGTGGCCAAATAGCAGAAGTCGCATCATCAACAAGAGGCGAAACACTTTCATTTAGACCATTTAATATTGTTTCGGCTACAAATGGAGTTGCAGGATCCACTCTCGGATTAACTTTACAATCTGCTAATATTCAAAGATATTATGTTGGTATTGGTACTGGTGCAACATTTTTTGGTATTGTTTCATTACTAGGATGCACCAATGGTATTAATTTAAATTCTTCTAATTTAACATCTACACAAATTTCAGAAATAAATGCTGATTACTTAGATCCTAATATTTCTGGTACTGATTCAAAATTCAATACACTCAGAAGAATTATTGATAATTCTGGTACAACAATATTCAATACTTCTTATACAGAATTTGTAGTGCCAAAACATATTCCGACTGGAAGTTATTATTTAATGCCAATCCCAAATTCATTTTTTGGACTTCCGGCATTTAGCAATGACGAATCCTTTACAGCTTCGGGACAAAATATTAATTTATCACAAACAAATATTAATATTACAAATAATATATCTTCTGGGTTGACTGGAGTTTATAGTTTATCATCTGGTGTAACGCATTTTACAACGGCAATATCAACAAGACTTCCAATTGTATCACAAGCCTTTTCTAATGTAGATTTTGCTGATAAAACTTTTTCGATATTTGATCCAATAACATTTAATTTAGTTACATCTCCCTATGGAATTACAAATAATTTAACAGGAAATACGTTTCATAAGTTAGATTATGGCTTTAATAATAGAGGAACAACTAACTATGGAGGTGCTTTAACGGATAATCCTGTATCTCATGTACCACCATTATTTGGATTTATTCCTATTGGATTAACTATTGGAAATACTCTAACTGTATTATTAGATGGTATTACATTTTACGAAAAAATTTATAATCCATATAATGTTAATTTTAATAATACATCACTTGCACATTTTTATACAAGTGAAAGTACTATACAAAATAATAAACGTTTTATACGTTTAATAAATGAATCTGGCGATTTAGCTGCTAAAAGAAATTTAAATCACATCAATAGAGCATTTTATAGAGTTGATTTTAATAATCATGCTAATCCTTGGGGATTTACTGGATTTACTTTTGGTCAAGGATCTACACAAAGCCAATTAAAGGTATTTTACGGTAATCCTGCAAATGGTATATCATTTATTCTACCAATAAATACAGGCTCACCAGCAGACTTTTACTCGTTAACCGGGCAAGACGTTTTTATTCCGATTCAAGGCACTGCTAGTGGATCTACATTGACCCCGGGAGCTTCTGTTGAAATACACTATCAAAATAGACCACTTGGGTATCTAGAAAAATTAAATTTATATAATGCATCTGGTAATTTTGCTTTAGGAATTACTATTGCGGATAATAGAACCTTTATTCCAAAAAACACAACTGAATTGGGATATATAAGAAAAAACTTTGATCAATCTAATGTTGAAACTTTTATTGTCCCAAATTTAAATAGTGTTGGATCTACTGGAACTGCAAGAATATCATTTATTAGAGGGGATGGAGTAAGTTTTGAATTTGGCTCAACTCCGATCACAACTCCATTTAGAACATTTTCACCTATACACACGATAGGAAATATTTCTGGACTGACGTTAATCGCAACTGGGGTTACACAATCAACAAGCCCAACAAGCTTTACAAGATTTATTGCTCCTGCTGTTGATTTAATGCGAATAACTGTAAATCATGGCCTAACAAATCTTGAGTCCGGAATAATTGGAAGAAATAATATCCACAGTAGATATTATATGCAATCAAATGTTGATAATTTTTTAACTGATGGTAGTTTCTATAGAGGTTATTTGAGTTTTATACTTGATTCTGTCGGTCCAGAAAATGTTGTAAATAATGGTATTAGTGTTACAAATCGTACATTGCGTTCTTTTAGAGAAGCTGCTTTAGAACGTGCTAATAACATAAATGCTATAAATGGCATTTCTTTGAGTATTCCTTTGAGAAATTTTCAAGGTGTTATCACTGAAGGTTGGCCATTCGATACAATTGAAGGTAATAGTTCATTAACTCAATTGATGAACTATTTTAATGGCCCACCATTGACCGAGGCTCAATTATCAGCAGTTGCAGACACATTTAATTATCCTCAATATGATACCGGGTTTACACTTATGTTTGATCAGGGTGACAGTCCGGATGAGACTTTTAATAACGGGGAATGGTTTCTTGCAAATCCTCAATCGTTCTTAAGATATTCCAGTGGCAGCACGTTCTTCCCATCAACTGCATTTAGTTTTGATAATACCACGATAAGCTTTCCACACTACATTTTCTATGACTATAGAATTACTGGTGTGACTTTATCATCTACATCTTCTGTTCAATCGCAACAATCATTAACAACAACAATAACTGTACAAGATTTACCTCACGCATCAATTTTTGATGGATTAAGACTATCAGTTCTTAATGGTACTTCTGAAGTGTTTACAAAAAATTTATTATATACAACTTCTAGCAGTAATGATTATAGAATACCCGGTTATTCTGGGTTAGGTGTAACAAATTATGCTGCTTATTATACAACTACTCCAAGGGCAATAACTGGTATTTTTGTAGGTAGTGGAGTTACGTTAGGGGGAATAACTATTAGTCCCCCAGCAACTGGTTGGCCAGCTTCTGCGACTCTTACTGTAAGAGTAAGTCCAATATTTAAATCATTTATTAATATTACAAGTGATGTTGATGTTTTACGGACTAATTCTTATGTTAGAGATACATCATTCTCAACTGCTGCTCAACCAACAACTGGTGGGGGTGGTGGTGGATCGTCTAGTGGATCCGTAAGCGTATCAGAATCTGTTGTTACTGGTGTCGCTTTCACCTCAACCGAAAACGATTTCTATGCAGGATTCCTCTGTGGTACTACTGCTTATAATATTATTACAAATAATAGTACTGCTTCGTATTCAGTACTAACCAGTAGCAGCACAGCCTACGCCAACGCCAAGGCTGCGTTTGATGCTGGAACTCTAACGTCAAACACTTCAACAGACATTGAAATTCATTCTTTACTTAACTATATGGATTACGGTGGAAACATAATTGTTGCCCCAACAATTGATGGATTGTTAGGAAGCAATTATGAATATGATGTAGTATTTGCTGAAGACAATAAGAGATATGGTGAATTGATGCGTATTGGTTCTGAAAAGAATCATGCAATTGTTATTGTTGGAACCTCCCTTGAAGAGGATGCAGCCTCATTTGCAGCTCCAGCATATACTAATCTCAATTCAGCAGGGCTTGTTGATGGATTGACCTATATGACAACTGCAAATAAGGGTGAATATGTGTTCTCAGTGCTAGGATACAAGAATAGAACCCGTTTCTATGGTTCCGGAACTGATACTGTTCGCCTTTATCTGTCCTCTGATGTTGCAGGCGCATATGCTCGTTCGTATGTAGAGAATAAATACCACTTATCAAGCTCTGGTTCGATTAGAGGCGGAATCAAAACTTATTCAAATATTACTCCAACTATTGTAGATCGTGATCTCTCTGGCTATTACACCAGAGGTATCAACACAATCTACATTCCAAGCGGTACAAACAGAGCTGCTATTTGGGGAGATGCCACTGGTATTACTACAGGAAACGAAGTATATAGAAAGTCGGCTTCAATCTCCAAGAACACTAGCACAATTAAGAGAGAATTCAAGAAGATCTTTGAAGACTTCCAATTTGAACAAAATAATGCTGGTACAAGAGCACAATTCGTTTCAAGAGCAACTACTGTTCTTGATAAGTTGCAATCTGTTGGTGGCCTTGCTTCTTACACGTTAATTTGCAATGAAACAAACAATACCCCAACTGTAATTGCACAGAAGAGATTGGTTGTTGACTTGACAATAGTACCGAATAATTCAATCGAATCTATAGTCTTGAATTTTGTTCTTAATCAAATCTAATAAATAGTATATGCCGATTACCACAACCACACAATCAAACACATTTAACATCACCCCAGTATCTGCTACAGATCACTATACTGGGTTTTTGTGTTCCACATCGACATATAATTTATTAGGAACAACTGCTGATTCATTTACGAATCTTGAAACTATTTCAGACTCTATTTCTACATTAGCGGGAAGAACAAGCTATACCAGTATTACCACAAATAGTCTAGTTGACAGAGAAATCCATTCAATATTTAATTGCATGGAATATGGTGGTAAAATGGTTATTTCTGGGACTACTGCTGGACTAGCCTTATCGTCAGCTAAAATTTCAGAAGTTATAGCCGAGGATACCTCTAGATACAGCGACGTAATTAGTGTAGCCAAAGCTAGACTGAATTGCAATGCAATTATTGGTTCTGACAGAGATCAGAGTGGGGACTACACCACTCCTGATCAAGCATCAATTATATCCTCAGTATCAACTCAATTGGGGTCTACTGGCACAACAGCAATTTCTTATCTCGCAGCCACAATTATTGGTTATAAGGAAAGGCCAAGATTCTACACAGGTAGTTCATCCTCTACAAGCGCAATTACAATTTTCCTTGTGTCTGATGCTGCTGGAGCAAATGCTAGAGCGTCAGCACAATCAAAACCATATTTAACCTCTGCTGGTGTTTATAGAGGAGAACTTTTAAATTATACAAATGTTACCCCTAAGCTCTCGTTTACATCATCAACAACACTAGCCTCAAGAGGAATTAATTATTATAATTATCTCCAATCAAAGGGTAAATATTATCTTTGGGGCGATGAAACAGGATTTAGAGATAGCACAAGTGCTAAAAGTTCTTATGGTTTCTCCAAAGCATTCCTTTATATTAACCGCGAAGTAACTTCCATATTGGATGATTATGTCTTTGAATTTAATGATGCTACCACTAGGTCAGCAATCAAATCAAAGATGCAGAATATACTTGATCCGATGATTTCAAGCGGTTCTTTGGTAAGTTATACTTTGATTTGCGACGAAACTAATAATCCACAAACAGTAATCAATCAGAGACAGCTTAAAGTAGATCTAACAATAGTACCAAATCTACCAGTTAAGAGCATTACTTTAAGCTTTAGCATATCTCTGTTATCATGAACATAGTTAACTACGGACAAACTACAGTACCAAGCGATTTTAAAATTCTCGCTTTTGTATCTCCATTAACGCAAAGTGTTTTGTCCGGAATAACTACTTCAAGTCTTGGGTCTGATCAATTAACATATGTAGAGTCGTTAGAAGATTTTGTAGATACTTTATTTGGTTATACTGCTATAACTTTTCAAGCTGGATCAGGAGCAACTGCTGAGAAAATAACGGATGTGGAGTTACATGGCATAATGACGATGCTTGAATATGGAGCATCTGTATATGTTATGAATACTACTGGTTTAACAGAATCAGGTGCATATACAACAAAAAATATTCAAAGCGTTATTAACTCGACAGGTGCAGGGTGCATTGTTAACAATGTATTTGATGGATTGACTGGTTCTGGGTTTACTGGAATACAAGATACTCCAATAATAATTCAAAATACAGATTTTGAACAAAGATTATTAAATTATTTTATCACAGAAGTTAATGATCCCGGAAATACAGCTGGAACCCCCTTTACATATAACGATCAGCTGGGCGAAATATATGCCAATTTTCAAGATGACATTCAGCCATCTGATACATTTACAGAATTATTTCCTTCATTAGGTAAGTTTGCTTATGATACATTTCCATCGGCAGTTTATGGAACTTCAGAATATAATAATTTTATCGTATCCAACGGAAAATTAATCGATCAAAATATTATAGAGCTTTTGGGTATTAAGATAAGAAATAGATGTATCAATCCAGAGACAAACCCAGAATCTACAAGTGAACTTTGGACTAAAATTCCGGTTCCGATGGTTTATGATCTAGCTGGTCAGTTTTCAAGGCTTAATTTAGCCGGAACTCCATGGAGCAGCACATCAAATTTCTTGGTAGGTCCATTGCTTAATATTGTTCAAGACGATGGTGAATATGTTTTGCCGTTTTCGGATAGCAATTCAGTGGCTGAGTTTAAAAATACCATCACCGGACTTATCAATAATAGAATAAATTATGCAACTTTCTATAGTTTTGACGGAATTTATGGTTGCTATTTCTTAAGTGATCTGACTTGCGAATCTCAAACTGATAATTCGGCTCCATTTACGCTGGCTCAAAGCGAAAAAAGCGTTTATTTTGTAAACATTACAAAGTATATTAAAACTAAAATTTCATCAATTTGTGAAAATTATGTGTTTGAACTAAACAATGAGATAACTCGTTTACAGTTAACATCTGAAATATTAACCTTCATGAATGGATTGCTGTCTGACGGAGCTATTAATAACTTTAATATTGTTGCGGATGATACAAATAACACATTTGAAGATCGTATAAATAGAAGGTTGAGGGTAGATGTATCCTATACAACTAATCCAACAAATGATTTTGTGGAGCAATCAATAATTATCATACCTTAAAATACATAGATAATAGGGTAGAAAACGATGAGCAACGCAAATTCACTAAGTTATTTTAAACAAAAATTCAACGGTGGTACTCGCCAAAATCGATTTGAGGTTGAGGGACAATGGCCGAATATTTCGGAAAATCCCAAAACATGCTTTCATATTGTTTCTGCAAGTATGCCACAGTCAGATGTTGGCATAATTCAAATTCCTTACAGAGGAAGAGTTTTAAATATAGCTGGAGATAGAGAATATGAAGCTTGGAACTTAGTGATTTATGATGACACAGGTACTAATTCTTTATGGAAAGCATTTACAAGTTGGTCTAACATAATTAATAAAATTTCTGGAAATACCATAAATCCTCAAAATGTAAATTTTAGAAATGTAAAAACTAATTGGAAAGTAAGACAACTTAATACAACTAACAATGGAACTATTCGTGAACTTGAGTTGTTGGGTTGTTGGCCAGCTTCTGTAGGAGCTTTAAATTTCAATGCTTCAAATGTTAATCCTGTTGTTTTTAATGTAACTATGAATTACGATCAATTTAGGATAACAAAATACTCATGAGCTGCGATAGCAAAATTTCAACTTTCAGAGATGCATTCGCATCATTCCCAAGAGGAAACAGATATTCCATTTCAGGTCAAATTCCCAATTCAAATAATGGATGGGGTAATGATAATACTGGTGGATTTCATATTCATGCTTTGGCATTGAATGTTCCTCCAGCAAATCTTACAACTCTTCGATACAATTATAGAGGTAGAACCCTCAAAAATCCCGGAGATAGACTATTTCCATTTTGGAATGTCACTATTTTGGACGATACAGGGACTGATACCGTGTGGGAAGCGTTCCACAAATGGAGTAACAGTATCAATGATCATGATTCAAATTTAAGAACTACCTCCGCTTCAAGCTATGATTCTTATAAGCAGAATGGATGGATAGTTAAGCAATTAGGTCTCAACGGAGATACGATTAAAAGCGTAACTCTTGACGGTTGCTTTCCTTACATTGTTGGACCAATTGAGCTTGATATGAATCAAAAAAATACCGTTTGTCAATTTAGCATGGTAATAGCATACGATAGCGTGGTTGATGTGTTTACAAAAGACGGAACAATTAATATTAATTAATAGGATTTATTATGGCACTATCTGATATTTTAGGTTTTAGTTTTGGTAAGAAGAAAGGCAAAGAGGTTGAAGGTGATCAGTCGATTGCTTCCCCGATGCCACCAGAAGATTATGATGGCAGTTATCTAGTAGAAACTGGTGGGGTTTATGGTACTTACATTGACTTCACTGGTAATGCGAGAGATGATGGTGCATTTATTGCCCAATATAGAAACATGTCTCTCTACCCAGAAGTTGATACGGCAATTGATGAAATTGTAAATGAGACTATCGTATTAGGAACAGATCGTAAACCTATTAAATTACAGCTTGATAAGCTTAATCTTTCAGATAGCATCAAATCAAAGATTCACAAAGAATTCGATCACCTTTTAAAGATTTTAGATTTCAAAGGCAAGTGCTATGAAATTTTTCGTAGATGGTATATCGATGGAAAAATTTATTATTACATTGAAATCGATAACGATAATCCACAACAAGGTATAAGAAAGCTTATACCACTTGATCCAATCAAAATCAAGAAGATCAAGAATCTAAAGAAAAATCAAAAACGAGTTGGTTCTGCTATAGTTCCTCTTATTCAGGAAGTAGAGGAATATTATCTTTATACAGATACTAACAAAGATTCTTTGATATCAACAGGACCAACAGGCCTTAGATTATCTACGGATTCTATTTGCTATGCCCACTCTGGTTTAGTTGACATGAACACCAAGAGAGTTGTCGGCTACCTACAAAAGGCAATTCGAACAATGAACATGTTGCGTCAGCTAGAAGACGCAATCGTTGTTTATAGAATTTCACGCGCACCAGAACGTCGTATCTTTTATATCGATGTCGGTAATTTGCCAAAGCAAAAGGCAGAACAATATGTCCGTGAATTGATGAATAGATATCGCAATCGAATGATCTACAATCAGGCCACTGGTGAAATCAAGGATGACCGTAATCATATGGCCATGCTTGAAGATTACTGGATGCCAAGAAGAGAGGGTGGTAGAGGCACGGAAATCTCTACCCTTGATGGCGGTCAGAACCTCGGTGAAATGACCGATGTTGAATATTTTAAGCGTAAACTATATCAATCATTAAATATTCCTGCATCAAGATTAGCTGGCGACAACCAGTTTAACATGGGTCGATCTGCTGAAATCACAAGAGATGAAGTAAAATTCTTCAAGTTCATCGAAAGAATCCGTTTACGCTTCTCGGTTCTATTCTTGAATTTACTAAAGGTACAGTTGGTTCTCAAAGGAATTATTACTGTAGAAGATTGGGATGACATGTATTCTGATATTGAGTTTGAATTCAATACAGATTCATATTTTAATGATATCAAGGATGCAGAAGTTCTTGCTAGCAGATTGGATCTTGTAGCAGCCGCCGAGCAATACATTGGTAAATATTTTTCTACCGATTACATTCGTAAAAATATTTTGAAGCAATCTGATGAAGAAATTGAACTCATAAATACTCAGATGCAGTTTGATATTTTGAAGATGCAACAAGCTGCGGCAGCTCAACAACAGCAAATGCAACAGGAGCAACAATGAAGCATAGACTAAAAAAGATTGTTTTTGAGTCCTTGGACAAGAACAAACTCCAATTTAATATTAAAAATGAGCTTTCTTTTAGAGTTAGCCAATTAATAAACGAAAAAATGCTTTTTGAGCAGAACAGAATGCTACAAAAATGCACTCCAAAAGTTTCGACCGATTCTATGGTTAGATTTGTTTCTGTAATTAAGGAATCCCTACAATCCAAATATCCTATAGACATTAAATTAAACAACGGCGAAAATATAACTATTAATAGCAAAGAAGGGCAGAAGTTGGCTATTTTGTTTGATAATCTAAATGAAAATAACCGTGTCAAAATGACTTCTTCGCTATTTGAGAATAGCAAAAACTACAAAAATATTTTAGATTTCAGCAAAAATATAAGGAAATAAAATGTCATCAAAGAAAATTTTCAAACAAATCCTTGAAGAGAATGTAGTCGGAGCTAGAAACTCCGTCCGTGAAATGCTTTATTCTAAGCTAAAACAAAGACTCAATGAAAAGTATATTGAAGTATCAAGAACATATTTCAATGAAGGTAAAATGGAAGATGTTGATGGCGATGGTCAGGTCGGTAATGATACCGAAGACGCTATTGCTACCAAGTTCATGAAGATGGGAATGCCTCAAGATAAAGCAGTTGCAAAGGCAAAGAGCATAACTGCTAAAAAGGGCAGCAAAGATAAGAAGAACAAAAAATGAAGTTAATCACCGAAACAATTGAAAATGTTCGTGTAATAACTGAAAGCGTCGATGGAAATAACAAGAATTATTTCATCGAAGGTATCTTCATGCAAGCTGATACCAAGAATAGAAATGGTAGAACTTACCCCAAGCCTATTCTTATGAATGAAGTTAGACGTTATATCAACGAACATGTCAATAATAAGAGAGCCTTCGGTGAACTAAACCATCCAACTGGTCCTTCTGTCAATCTAGACAGAGTCTCACATCTTATCACAGAACTCCACGAACGTGGAAATGATGTTTATGGTAAGGCTAAAATTCTTGATACCCCAACCGGAAAAATTGTTAAGAGTCTTTTAGGAGAAGGCGTTCAGCTTGGAGTTTCTTCAAGAGGAATGGGTTCTCTAAAGAAGACCAAAGAAGGTGTCAATCAAGTACAAGAAGACTTCATGCTTGCTGCGGTTGACATTGTAGCAGATCCTTCTGCTCCACATGCGTTTGTCAACGGCATAATGGAAGGTAAAGAATGGGTATGGAGTAATGGTGTTCTTAAAGAACAGACCATCTCCAACTATAAGAAAGAAATTCTAAAGACTCCAAGCAAGCAACTTCAAGAAAAAGTTCTTAAGACATTTGAACACTTTTTAAGAAATCTATGAATTACTTAGAGCAAACATATTTAAAACAAATCAATCAACTTCAAGAAGAGTTGAATGTTTTAAAACATCAAGAAAAAACATTGTCTGAACAATCTACATTTGAATCACAAGCAGATGTAGAAACTTATGCAAAAACTGCACTCGATTCTTTAAGTCCAGAAAACTTAGTTCGTGATGCCGCAAGTGCATTAGTAGGATCAATGGCAGTTAAAAATGTATTAGGTCAAGTAAATTTAAAGCAAATTCTTCAAAAAAATATGCAAGATTTTATGAGAGGAACTTTAGAATATAGTTTAGGCGATATTGGAAATTCGCTCGCAAATACTTTAGTCAACGCTGCTGGTAGGAATCCTTTCCAACTTGCTAAGGCAATTAGCGTGACTCGTTACAATCCATATGCAATTTTTGATCCCACAGAAAGAAATGATGGTACGCGAAGAGCTAATCCACAAAATATAGATTCATTGTTAGCTAATGAATCAGATTAATAAATAATTTAGGAGAAAATATGAGAAACAGAAAAAAATATATCGAAGATGAAATTCTAAGCGAAGAGATGGAAGATGAGACTGAGGAAGAAGAAATGGATGATTCCGAGGAACAAATGGATGATGATTCCGAAGATGAAGATACTTCTTCTAACCCCGGCAAAAAGGCAGCTGGATTCGTTGACTTTGATGTTAACGGAATGGGCAGCATGGATGCTAATGGCGGTAGAGTATTCATTCAAACAGATCCAAGAATGGATCCAAACATGGCCAATCTTGCTCCCTACAACCAAATGACTATTGCTACCCCCAAGGTATCACCTGTTCAGATGAAGGAAGCATTTGACGCAATCTTTGCGGATGCTGCTCTTTCAGAAGAAGTTGTAAACAAGCTACAGACCGTATTTGTTGCTGCACTCAACGAAAAAGTTGAAGAGCACGCTAAGAACACAACCAAGATTCTTGCCGAGCAATACGAAAAGAATCTTGAAATCATGGCAGGAACATTGGCTGAAAAGCTTGATGAGTATCTTGGCTATGTCGTTGAAGAATGGATGGACGAGAACAAGGTTGAAGTAGAACGCGGCATTAAGACTCAGGTTGCTGAAAATTTCATTCGTGGTCTAAAAAATCTATTCGAAGCACATTACATTGATGTTCCAGAAGAGAAGTACAACCTTGTCGATGAACTATTTGAACAGAATGATGAATTGACAAGAACCATGAACAAGGTCATTAATGAAAACATGAACCTCAAGAAGGAAAGTGTTGCCAATAAGATCTCAAGCATCTTCCTAGAAGAATGCCATGGATTAACCGATACACAAGTCGAAAAACTAGGCTCGCTTGCTAAGGGTCTCGATTTTGATGGAGAAAATTCATTTAGAGGTAAGCTACAATCGCTCAAGGAAGCTTATTTCTTCAGAAAACAAGAAGCCAGACCAGCTCCAGTAGCTCCAGTAGCTAGTCCAGTAATGGATCTACATGAGATGGTTCAGCCGACTGCGCCAACTATAGACAATGAAACCGTCGCTCAAGTGGCTAGAGCAATGAGTAGACATATTAAGAAATAATAAGGATTTAACCTAAATAACACAGGAGAAAAATAAAAATGTTCGAAGATTCAACACCGTATGATATTTTAACTGAAAAGTGGAACCCCGTCCTAAATCACGACGCAGTTCCCGCTATTGAAGATGTATACAAGAAGAAAGTAACCGCAGTCCTTCTTGAGAACCAAGAAGCTGCTATGCGTCAGCAGTATCTAACCGAAACTTCAGCCAATGCTATTGGTGGTGGTTTCGCTCTTAACACCAATGCCAATCCCAACACCAATCTAGCTGGTTATGACCCAATCCTAATCAGCCTCGTTCGCCGCGCCATGCCAAACCTCATGGCCTACGACATCGCTGGTGTTCAGCCCATGACCGCTCCTACTGGACTCATTTTTGCAATGAGATCTAAGTATGACGGTCAGGGCGGAAATGAAGCTCTATTCGCTGAACCATTTGCTAAGTTCAGCGGTTCAGGTGCAACCTCAGCTGGTGCTGCAACTGATACAGATCCAACTGCTGGTGTAGCTCCAGTAAGTTTCTCTGGACTAACTGTTACTAAGGCTTCAATTTTTGGACATGAGTTCCAAGCATTAAACACAGCTAGAGCTGAAGGTTTAGGAGAATCTGCTTCTAATGTATTTAAAGAAATGGCATTTGCTATCGACCGTATTGCCGTAACTGCTAAGACTCGCGCTCTAAAGGCAGAGTATACCACTGAGCTTGCTCAGGACCTTAAGGCTGTTCACGGACTTGACGCTGAAACCGAACTCGCCAACATCCTAAGCACTGAAATTCTTGCTGAAATGAACCGCGAGCTTATCCGCAACATTTATCACGTTGCCAAGCTTGGTTGCCAGCAGTCAGATCTTTTCTACAAGTCATCATCACCCGGTACTGGTGGTGCATATGACCTAGCTCTCGACTCAGACGGTCGTTGGAGCGCAGAACGCTTCCGTGGCCTCATGTTCCAGATTGAACGTGAAGCTAACCTAATTGCTAAGGACACTCGTCGCGGTAAGGGTAACTTCATCGTCTGCTCATCAGACGTTGCTTCAGCCCTCACCATGGGTGGCTTCCTCCAGTTGACCCCAGCTCCTGCTACCCAGCTTGAAGTTGATGATACTGGAAACACCTTCGCTGGTATTCTAGCTGGTAAGATGCGCGTTTACATTGACCCCTACAGCAGCGCAACCCAGAACTTTGTCTGCGTTGGCTATAGAGGTGCAAGCCCCTACGACGCTGGTCTCTTCTACTGCCCATACGTTCCACTCCAGATGGTTCGTGCAGTCGATCCTGACACCTTCCAGCCCAAGATTGGCTTCAAGACCCGCTACGGCATGGTCCAGAACCCATTCGTCCGCGTTTCTGGTTCACCAGACGGCGCAAACATGTCCGAAGGTAAGAATCAGTACTATAGACTCTTCGCAGTCACCAACCTCCACGGTAACACTGGTAACTGATAAGTTTCTATAAAAGGAAATGAGAAGGGAGAGGAGAAATCCTCTCCCTTTTTCATTATACATACATTATGGCGCAAGCTGATTATCCAGTTAATATTAGTCAACTTAATAGAAATTTTTATACCTTTAAGTTGTCTAGAATACCTACTACAACCTTCTTTTTACAGAAGGTTACTTTGCCGGGTATTCTATCCCCAAATTTTGATCAGCCAACCACATTAGGTGTTCCAGTAAAAAGACCACTTGGAACCTATAATTTCGCAAATCTTGATATTGAATTTATTGTAGATGAAAATATGACTAACTGGTTGGAGATTTATAGATGGATGAGAAATATAGGTAATCTTGATTCGGATTGCACTTATAATATTCCCGAAAATAAATTTACATCAACTGGAACTCTTATCATTCAGAAGAGTTCATATACAGCAAATATTACTACCACCTTCTTTGATATATTTCCTATATCATTGGGGGGAATTGGCTTTGATACTACACTTCCAGCATCCGAGCCAGCAAGAGTAAGTGCATCATTTGCCTATACATACTATAGCTTTAGTCCAGATCCGGGAAATACTACTTTAGATTGATTTTATTTATATTTGTGTATACTTAAATTATGAATTTTGATGAACTAAAAGAACAGGTCGAAAAAGATCTTAAGATCGATATCACAGAACTTGCTCAAGAATCTGTAATAACACCGCAGATTCACAACAAGTATTTGTTATTTTTCAAAAAATACAAAGAAGAACTTTCTGCCGATGAACGAACCATGAAAGTATTAAGAAAATACAAATGGCTTTATTACATGGGAAAGTTGAGCAGAGAAGAATTACAGAATCTCAAATGGGAACCATTTGAATTAAATATTCTCAAGACAGACGTAGATAAGTTCATCGAAGCTGACGATGACATTATCAATCTTGAAGGAAAAATTGCAGAAAAGAAAGAAATGGTCAATTATCTTGATGGTGTCATTAAGATTGTAAATGGTCGCCAATGGAATATTAGATCCGCTATTGATTGGATTAAATTCACAAATGGACAATGAAATTAAAATAGAAGCTGTTGATGATGCATTCATCAAGATACGATGTCCAAAGGATATCGCTAAAGAGCTTAATACCTATTTTACATTCACAGTTCCTAATCACAAATACAATCCATCATTTAAAAAGAGATTATGGGATGGTAAGATTCGTCTTTATAACCTTGCTAGTCAGCGAATTTACAAGGGAATGCTTCCATATGTTAAAAAGTTCTTCGATGATCGGCATTATCCTTATAAAAATGAAATCATTGAAGACACTACTTACATTGAAGAAGATCACATCCGCAAATTCATAACCGATTATCTTAAGGTATCAAGTGGCGGAAAAATTATAACTCCCCACGATTATCAAATTAATGCAGTAACTCATGGAATTAGAAACAAGAGAGCATTACTTCTTTCTCCAACTGGTTCCGGCAAATCATTAATAATTTATTCATTAATTCGATACTTTATTGATAATATGCCAAAGGATAAAAGTATCTTAATTGTTGTGCCTACCACAAGTCTGGTTGCTCAATTATATAATGACTTTGCAGACTACTCTAAATTAAATGGCTGGGATGTTAAGGCAAATGTTAAAAAGATATATGCTGGGGAGTCTAAAGTTATTGACAAAAAAGTAATTATCTCTACATGGCAAAGTATCTTCAGAGAGAATGAAAAATTTTTTGATAACTTTCATGCTGTCATAGGCGACGAATGTCATTTATTCAAAGCAAAATCTCTTTCCATGATTATGGAAAAGATGAAAAACTGCCCAGTTCGTTTTGGTCTTTCGGGAACACTTGATAACACTAAAGTTCATAAATTTATAATCGAAGGGCTATTTGGACCTCTTTATAGAGTTACTACTACTAAGTCTCTAATTGAGAAGGATGTATTAAGTAATATTAATATCAATTGCTTAATCTTTAAGTATCCTCTTGAAGAATGTAATAAGGTAAAAAGAGTAGATTACAGAGATGAATTAGATTTTATATTTTCAAGTGAAAAAAGATACAACATGATACATCAGCTATGTAAATCCTTAAAGGGAAATACATTGGTACTTTTCAGTCATGTAGAAACGCATGGAAAAAAATTGTACGATATGATGAAGGATTTTGATAAGAGTGTTTTCTATATTTCAGGAGAAGTTCCTCTTGATGAGAGAGAATTTATACGACAAAAGATTGATACTCTTGAAGATAGCATTCTAATAGCATCATATGGTACATGTTCTACTGGCATTAATATTAAGAACATTCATAACATTGTTTTCTCGTCCCCATCGAAATCTGTTGTTCGTGTTCTTCAGTCTATTGGCCGAGGATTGAGAAAAGCTGATAATAAAACACATATGACTTTATATGATTTGGTAGATGATTTGAGATATAAGAAATATACAAATCATACATTCAACCATTTCATTGAACGATTGAAGATTTATGAAAATGAAAAATTTCCTTTCAAGCTCATAAATCTCAATCAAGATTCATAAATACTAATGGAGGTCATTATGGATTTAGACTACAAGATCTTTAAGTTGAAAAGTGGTGAAGAAATAATTGGCTTGATCGATAGTCAGGATGATATGACCATAAAAATCAGTAGACCAATGGTGGTAAAGTCAGTTTTGATGGTTGATAAATCTGGCTATCCAAAAGAAGTTATGATTATGCGTAATTGGCTTGAATTAACAAATGAATTAGATGTTAAATTGCCAAAAGATCACATTGCAACTACTTTAAATCCTGCAAAGGAAACTGTTTTTCTATACGAAAAGCAAAAAATACGCGAGGATCAAGAATATCTCTACAAGCAAATGATGGAAGATATTACTCCTCAACTTCCAAGTGATTTAGGATTTTCTGGAATGAATCCACAGATGATGAATATGATTCAAAAGAAAATGGAAGAAGAGCTTTTTGGCAAACAGCAAAAAAACGAAGAAGGAGATACTGCAACTCCAGAACAACCAGAAAAAAAACCAAATATGGTTGGAATGTTCTTGTTCTTTCCTCCCGATATTATTGCAGATCTGATTGACACTGGAGTTTTAGATCCTGAGATGTTTGCTGAACTCGCTGAAGATGATGCTTTAATTCCTGAAATGGAAAGACTTTCAGAGAAAGAACTCAAAGAAATTGATTTGAGTGATTGGCCTGATGATCCAAGTAAGCTCATTCAGGATAGCTCTGAAGATAACTCTGAAGAAGACTCAGAGGATACTTAAAGTACTCTATAGTATCTAATAAGTATAATTTCCCTTGTCCATCGCGTACACGCTCATTGTAGCAAGGAAAACAATTCTGTCAATACCCCCCTTGCTCTTATGTTATTTGGACGTATAATGTAATTATGAAGAAAACTAAACAAAAGAAGAAAAAAATCGAATTAGAAGAAGATGAAGATGATTTAGGGTTTGATGATTTTGCTATTGAAATAGAACCAGAAGTCATAAAGCCTGCCACAAAAGGACATTACATCGATAACTCAAAGTTTAATGATGAAATGACAAAGTGGATCAAGAAAGTCAGAACGGCTGAAAAAAATGGTAAGGATAGACCTCCTGTAACTGACTATATTGCAGAATGTTTTTTAAAAATTGCGGAACATCTGTCCTACAGACCAAATTTTATGAACTACCCCTATAGAGAAGAGATGGTGGGTGATGGAATTGAAAATTGTTTGATGTACGCACATAATTTCAACCCAGATAAGTCATCAAACCCCTTTTCTTATTTTACCCAGATTATATACTATGCATTCCTTAGACGAATAGAGAAGGAAAAGAAGCAATCGTATGTAAAGTTTAAGATAATGGAAGAAAATGCCGATGATAAATTCTATAAGTGGTTTAAGGAAAACTACTTTGAGAAGGACGGTAAGCCAGAACTAGCTGATGTTTTTAATCTCACAGAACGAGATGTAGAAAGATTTGAAGAAAAAGCTGGTGGCGGAACCAAGAAAAAGACCAGAAAAAAGAAAAAGGTTATTAAAAGAGGTTTAATGTGAAAATAGCAGTCATTAATGACACCCACTTCGGAATCAGAAATGATTCCGAATTGTTTTTAAATTACTTCATAGATTTTTTTAAAGAACAATTCTTTCCATATCTCAAAGATAATAATATCGATACGGTAATTCATCTTGGAGATTTCTTCGATAGAAGAAAATATATCAATTTTAACACATTAAACCGAGTTACTAATGAAATCCTTGTTCCCCTGAAAGAGATGGGAATTCAAGTACATTGTCTAGTCGGTAATCACGACACTTATTATAAAAATACTAATAGAGTAAATTCTGTATGTCAGCTACTTCCAGCGTTTGATAATATCAAAACTTATGGTGAATTCGATATTATCAATATCGATGGAACCGAAATCGCTATGGTTCCTTGGATCAACGATTCAAATGAAAAAGATATAGTCAAGCAACTCAAGAAGTGCAAAGCAACGATTGCATGTGGCCACTTTGAACTAACAGGATATGAAGTTCTTCGTGGTGTAAAGTTTGATGGTGGAATGTCAGATGAAGTTCTTGCCAAGTTTGAAATTGTTCTTTCTGGCCATTTTCATCTGAAATCATCCCATAAAAATATTTACTACTTGGGTACTCAATACCAAATGCTTTTCTCCGATATTAATGAAGCAAAGGGCTTCCATGTCTTTGATCTAAAGTCTAGAGAATTGGAATATATCCAGAACAGAAATTGCATTTTTCATAGAATTTTTTACGATGACAGTGCAACACCCAAGATCGATAAGATGGATTTCTCTCAGTACGAGAATAAGCTCGTAAAGATTATAGTCCAAAGAAAAACTAATCCTGCTACTTATGAAAAGTTTATTGATGGCATCAATTCTGCAAATGCTCATGAGATTTCTATAGTTGATGAGACATTTGTACCAGATGATTCAAACGATGTTGCTGATTTGAGTGTTGATACACTTTCATTCATCGAAAAAGAAATCGATCAATTGATTGATGTCAAAAATAAAGACGAACTCAAGAAAATGGTTCATGATATTTACTTTGAAAGTCTAGATAATGATTAAGTTTACCCAACTAAGATTCAAGAATTTTGGTTCATTCGGCAATAATTTTACTGAAATCGATTTTGGTAAAAAGGGAAATTATCTAGTTTCAGGCAAAAACGGAGATGGAAAGTCCTTTGCCTTTCTAGATGCTATTACTTTTGGTTTGTTTGGTGTTCCTTTTAGAAATATCAATATTCCACAACTAGTCAATAGTGTAAATAAGAAAAACTGTGTGGTAGAGGTAGAATTTGATATTGGGTTGACCAAATACATGGTTAGGCGTGGCCTAGCCCCCAAGATCTTTGAAATTTACAAAGATGGCAAGTTGATAGAACAAGCCGCCAAGACTAAGGAATATCAGGAATATTTGGAAAAGAATATCCTTAAAATGGGATATAAGTCTTTTACTCAGGTTGTTATTCTTGGAAAGTCTTCTTTTGTCCCGTTTATGCAACTTACTGCGGCTGACAGACGAGAAGTCATTGAAAATGTTTTGGATATCGGTATTTTTAGCTCTATGAATTTAGTATTAAAGGGCAAGATTTCTCAGCAGAAAGAGTTTATTAAGCAAAAAAAGACCGATTTATCCACAATTCAGGGCAAGGTAGATGTTTTGGATCGTAATCGCCAAGAATTGGAGAAGAAAAAGCAGGATATTGAAACTAAGCTACAAAATAGGCTTAACGAAATTGATGTTAGTATCACCCAATATAGAGATCCAATTGCCTCATTAGAGGCAGAACTAGCCGCCAAGGAGGCTGTTCTAGCCACTTTTGCCGAAACCAAGTATACGGGTATGCTTGAACTGAGGTCGAGCTTAAAAGCCAACCTAGAGTCATTAAAGGAAGACATTCAGTTTTATCAGGAAAATGAAGTGTGTCCTGCATGTAAGCAGGCTATAACGGATAACCACAGGAACGAAATCTGTGCGACTAAGAATACCAAAAAAGACGAAATTGATACAGCCATTCAAAAATTGAATGAGATGATCGAAGAACAAAAAAATAATGACAACTCCAAAAAGAATTTGGAAAGAGAAATATCAAATATTAAGAATGATATAAGACAAGCAAACCAAAAAATTGCCAATCTAGAAGAACAAAAGAAAATTTATGAAAAAGAAGCCAAAATTGATCTGGTGGATACTATCGAAAAAATTACAAACGACATTGCTACTTTTAAGAAGGAAGCTAAGGCACATCAACGAAGCTTGGATACACTTTACAATGAGAACGAAGATCTAGAAATACTTTCTGGGCTTCTGAAGGATAGTGGTATTAAAACCAAAATTATTCGCCATTATCTTCCATTGATGAATCAGATTGTGAATAAGTATCTTTCCAACATGAATTTCTTCGTCCATTTTTACTTGGATGACGAATTCAAGGAAACGATCAAAAGTCGCCACCGAGATGACTTTTCCTACATGAGCTTTAGTGAAGGTGAAAAGCTTAGGATTGACTTAGCATTGCTTTTAGCATGGAGAGAAGTCGCTAAACAGAAGAATAGTGTCAGTTGTAATCTATTGATTTTGGATGAAGTATTTGATTCTTCGCTAGATTCCGTGGGTACGGATGAATTGATGAAAATCCTAAATATATTAGGTAAGGAAACTAATGTGATTGTAATCAGTCACAAAACGGATCAGCTTACCGATAAGTTTAAGTACATTTACACGCTGGAGAAGAAGAATAACTTTAGCAAAATAAGCCTTACATAAATGTACAACTACCGAGGAAAATTTCGAATACTACAGCCAGATGGCAATATGACCGTCTATTCTCAATATGATGTTGTCGAGAAGGAAGGCAAGCATTATATGGCTGTGTTTGATACCTATGGTTTCTCCCCCGAACACGGAGAACTTCGCGGTTGGAAAAAAATAAACGGAACTGTTCCTGTTACCAGTAGCAGTGCCCCATCCAATCCCGATGTCGGACAGCAATGGCTCGATACTGTTTCTGGAATTCTATTCGAATATGTTGACGATGGAAATTCTAAACAGTGGTTAGCCATTAGCTAGGAGACTTATGGGATACTATTATGAAAAGAAGAAGAATAATAGTTGGAGAAGAAAATTTTACAGAGAATTGGCAAAGAAACAAAGGCGTTCTACGCGACATTATTTGAATAAACTTGTTCAAGATGTTTGCTCAGGAGCTATTGACTTTGATGAGTTCTTGGATATGATGCGTAGAAGAGGTAATATATTATGAAGACTAAAAGTGCCACTAAGCTAAGTAAAGAGACTCTGCAAATTCTGAAGAACTTTGCATCCCTCAATTCCAATCTCCTTGTCAAGCCCGGTAATCGTCTTGTTACGGTTACTCCCTACAAGAATGTGATGGCCGAAGCCATTATTCAGGAGGAGTTTGATACTGAATTCGCTATCTGGGATCTGTCCAAGTTCCTTGGCATCGTGTCGATGTTCGAAGATCCTGACTTTATTTTCCACGACAAGTATGTGGAGATTGAAGGTAGCAATCATTCTACCGTAAAGTATTTCTACTGTGATCCGAAGCTTATCACTTCTTATCCAACTAAGAATCTTGTCATGCCCCGTATTGTCCTAGAACTTGAGTTCTCGGAGCGTAAACTGACCGAACTGCAAAAGGCAGCATCGATTCTACAGATTCAGGATCTCAAGATCTTCTGTGACAGCGGTAGTATTATGGGTGAGATGTTCGATTCTAAGGACAGCACTACAAACACCTATAGCGTAGAGTTCCCATACGACGGCGAACTTGAGACTGATGAGTTTGAGTTCCACTTCAAGATTGAGAATCTGAAGTTTATTCCGGGAGCCTATAAGGCTCAATTCTCGGAAAATATTGTGTCTAAGTTTGTTTGCAATAATACTCCAATTTCTTATTGGGTTGCAATGGAACCGTCTTCCAACTACGGAAAGTAAGTAAATGAATATTGATCACTTTGTATGGGCGGAAAAATACCGCCCATCATCCATTTCTGAATGCATTCTTTCTAAGGAGAATGCAAATACATTCAATAGCATGGTGAAGCAAGGAGAGCCACAAAATCTTATGCTATCCGGCCCAGCCGGATGCGGTAAGACTACGGTTGCTAAGGCTCTTTGCAAGGATCTTGGATGCGATTACATTCTGATCAACTGCTCTGAAGATGGCAATATTGATACTCTTCGCACAAAGATTCGTGGATTTGCTAGCACTGTATCATTGACTAGTGCCAAGAAGGTAGTTATTCTTGATGAATTTGATTATAGCAATGCAAATAGCATTCAACCCGCTCTGCGCGGGGCTATCGAAGAGTTTTCTTCTAATTGCAGATTCATTATGACTTGCAATTGGCCAAGTCGCATCATTGATCCTCTTCATTCCCGGTGTACGCACATCTCATTTGTGATTCCTTATGAGGAAAGATCTACGCTTGCGACTAATATGTTTAAGCGTGTGAAGCACATTCTTGATACCGAAAAGGTAAAGTATAACGATAGTGCTCTTGCTACTCTAGTAAACACCCATTTCCCAGACTTTAGGCGCATTATTAATGAATTGCAGAGATATTCTGTCTCTGGCGAGATTGACGTTGGTATTCTAAGCCAATGCAAGGAGATCGATCTCAAGAAGCTGGCTGGATATATGTCCAGTAAGAATTTTGCCGAGGTTCGGAAATGGGTCGTCAACAATCTTGAGAATAACAATACAGATATTTTTCGAAGGATCTATGATAATCTGACTGATATGCTACAGCCAGCCAGCATCCCACAAGCAGTCATGATTATTGCAGAATACCAATATAAGGCAGCATTTGTCGCAGATCAAGAGATCAATATGACTGCATTCTTGGTAGAAATCATGATGCAATGTGAGTTTAAGAAGAAATGAACCTATCCAAGGTATTAGAAAGCATCAACTATACAAAGGAAGATGCCCTTGTTGACAACGACAAGGATTATGTTCCATTTGTCGTAAATAGATCATTATCATATTTCATTGATACTATAGCCTACGCCAATCAGATGAATCTATACCCTCATCTGAACAAGCGTCTTCAATATGATTATCTTAGAAATGCTATTCGCAAGAAGCGCAGATTCAGTAAATGGGCTAAGAAAGCCGAATACGACTGCCTAGAAGCTGTGTGCTTTTACTATGGATGTTCTAAGGTAAAGGCAATAGAAATCATCAACCTACTCTCCCAAGAGCAAAAATCACATATACAGTCAGAATACGAAAAACTCCAAAAAACCTAAATAATTTGGTATTATGGAGTTTTTATGGATAATAATGACATATTTGATGGTTTAGGTGTTGAAGTAACATTAAAAGATAAAGACGCATTCTTGAAGGTCCGAGAGACCCTAACAAGAATCGGCGTTTCTTCCAATCCAAACAAAAAGCTATATCAATCTTGCCATATCTTGCACAAGAAGGGCAGATATGCTATAATGCATTTTAAAGAATTATTTGTTTTAGACGGATTGGATAGTGATATGGACGAAACCGACTTGGCAAGAAGAAATACTATTGTAAAGCTTCTTGTCGAATGGGGTTTAGTCGATCCAGTAGATGAGAATAGATATAAGGGGCCTCAGCTTCCGCTGAACAAGCTCAAGATCATTCCCTTTAAGGAGAAGGGTGATTGGAATCTAGTTCCTAAGTACCATATTGGAAAGAAATAATGAATATTGTTAATGATTATGATTTGTATGATAAAGCAAGAAATATGCTTTATGAAGGTCTTGCTAAGTACGATATCAAAAAACCAATCTTCATTTATGTTGACAATGAAATTGGCGATGCAGTCTTTAATATAAAAAAAAATAAACAGAATTTTGAATTAGCTATTATTCTTAGTAATGAAGCTGTAAGTTTTGCTAAAGAAAATCTAATTGAAATTTTTAATAGATTTGATATGATTATTACCGATGATCCAGTAATAAGTGAATATTCATTCTTTAGTAAAAAATAATTTATTATGATACCAAAAATTATACACCAAATATGGTTGGGGGATCAATCAAAACGTCCTTCCAACCTTATAGAAACATGGAAAAGTAAAAATCCATCATGGCAACATAAATTGTGGACCGATGATAATTTACCCACATTGATATGCAAAAAACAATTTGAAGAATGTCCTTCGCTTCCCGGAAAAGCTGATATTTTAAGATATCAACTTCTTTACCAGCAAGGTGGGTTTTTTATTGATGCAGATTCTGAATGTATTAATTCTTTAGATGATTGTTTATTGAATAATCATTGTTTTTGTTGCTGGGAAAACGAAACAGTCCGTAAAGGGCTTATGGCAAATGGATATTTAGCAGCAGAACGAGAGTGCGAATTGATGAAATTGATTATGAATAAGATTGATTCATATCCACATATGAATTATCCTCCTCTAGCCACATGGGAAATAACGGGACCTTTATTACTAACTAATACAGCTTATCTCAATAAGTATCCAATCACAGTGTATCCTAGTTGGTATTTTATACCAAGACATTACACTGGATTGGAATATAAGGGTGATGGTAAAATATACGCAAAACAATATTGGGGAACCACTCCAAACAGTGGTTATGATTATTAATGGAAACCGTATCTATAGTTTTAAATTCATATCGAAGAACCAGATGGTTTATGGAACAATACCAAGCGATCAAAAATCAATCTGTTCCTATAAATGAAATCTATGTGTGGCAAAATAAATCTGATTCCGAGCCAATAGACGCATCATATAAAAACGATGTAATATTTGCAGACTGCAATCAAAATTTAGGTGTTTGGGCAAGATTTGCATTAGCTTTAAATTGTAGATCAGATTACATTGCAATTTTTGACGATGACACAATTCCCGGATCAAAATGGATAGAGAATTGCTTGAACACACACAAAACTCATCCCGGATTGCTTGGTACTGTTGGTGTTATATTTGGTGACAAGTATTATACTTGGAACAAAGTGGAGCGTCTAGGTTGGTGTAACTCAAACGAAACAGTGAAACAAGTTGATATAGTAGGTCATTGTTGGTTTTTTCATAGAGATCTTCTTTCTGTTTTTTGGAGAGAACTTCCGAGCAAAAATCAAATACCAATTGTTGGCGAGGATATTCATTTTGCTAAAATGATACAAAAATATACTAATCAAGGGGTGTATGTTCCCCCCCATCCAACAAATGACAAGGAAATGTGGGGTAGTATAAAGGGAGAATCTTATGGACATAGTCAAGAGGCTATATCCATGAATTTGTATCAAGTTGGAAATATGAAACTTGCTGGTGGGCAGATGATGGCTATGGAACTTTCAAAAGCCGTTGATAATGGATTTAAATTACTAAGAGCATAAGATGATATCAATTTTTTATGGAACAAGACCAGAATATATAAAACTGTATAAACTTTATACAGAAATGAAAAATAAAAATTTTAATTGTGAACTAGTAAAAGTAAATCAACACACTACATTAATTGAAGATTGTTTTTCCGATAGATCAGTAGATATTTTAACTACTGATAATAATAGACTGAATTCAATTATCCAACAAGCTTTAAATAGTAAATTGTTTGGCTCAGATACAACACATGTAATTGTTCAGGGAGATACTGCAACTAGTTTTGGAATAGCTTTAAATGCATTTCATAATAAAATAAAAATAATACACATAGAAGCTGGCTTGAGAACTTGGGATAAAGAAAATCCATATCCAGAAGAAACATATAGAAAATGCATTTCTAGTATGGCTGATGTGCATTTTTGTGTTTCAACATTAAATAAAGAATGTTTACAAAACGAAAGAGTAAACGGTAAATTATATGTTGTCGGAAATACTGTTTTGGATAATTTAGATAATGAAAATATTTATTATGGAAATATTATTCCTATAACTCTTCATAGAAGAGAGAATAAAGATAGAATTGAAAAAGTATTAAGGGCAATAGATAATGCAGCTTTAAATTTCAATCATTTAAACTTTGTATATCTAAAACATCCATCTGTAAACATTAATAATGAATTTAAAAATATCTTTGTTATGCCACCACAAACCTATTCAAGCATGATAAATATGTTAAAACAATCAAGGTTTGTTATAACTGATAGTGGTGGAATTCAAGAAGAAGCATCTTTCTTTAAAAAAAGAACAATAGTTGTAAGAAAAGAAACAGAAAGAAAAGAGGGTCTTGGGGTATTTTCTGTTTTGGCTTTTGAGCCAATTAGTATAATAGAATCTATTAGAGAGTTTGATGAACATTATGAAATAAATGAACCTTGTCCATATGGCGATGGCAAAGCTGTTGAAAAAATTGTTACAGTGTTGGAGCAATATATAAATGAAATTATTTAAAACTGAAATTGAAAAGTTATTTACACGATTAATTTCAAGAAAACCTTTTGCATTTAGCAAATATGCAGATGGTGAATGGATGGCAATGAATCAATTTCCGGTGTTTAATGGGGAATTTAAATCGGATTCATCGGAAAAAACCTTAAACTCAATTAAACTTTTAAAAGAATCATTTGTTTATAGAGATCCTAATTATATTGTAGGAATCAGCTGTCCATGCTGCCAAGGCCAAGCACATGAACACATGAAAAAAGTTTCTGGTCAAGATGAAGAAAATCTTACATATGCAAATATATTTGTAAATTCAAATTATCAATATTATAAAGATAACTTTATCCCAGAGTATAAAAATTGGAATGTAAATTTAGTAGCAAATGAAAATTCTAATATAGAAAAATTACCTTTTAATATAAAAAGGTTTTATCCAATCAAAGTTAATGCTTGGGTAGAAAATCTTGATTTAATTGAAACATTAAAAGAACTTAATACCCATGATGAATTGTATTTATTCGCCGCAGGACCTTTTGGCAATATATTGACATATAAAATGTGGCAACATAATAAAAATAATACTTATATGGATATTGGTTCTACATTAAATCCTTGGCTTGGCTTTGAAGGATTTAAACGTGGTTACTTATACGGATCAGAAGATTTAAGCAAAGTTTGTATTTGGGGTTAAATATAAAATTAATTTATTATGAATAATATTACATTATTTACATATACACATACTAACTGTAAAGATTTGTGGCCAATATATTTTGATTTATTGGATAAACACGCTCCTTCATTTGACAGTATTGTGGCATCAAATCAAGTTTTTAATAGCTATAAAAATCATAAATTTGTAGAATATAAAGATGAAAATTATTGCCAAGAAATTGCAAACATTGTTGAAAACAACATACAAACAGAATATATGATTTATATGCAAGAAGATTTTTTCTTGTATGATAATATTAATACCGAAGAATTAAAATACATCACTGATTTTTTGGATGAAAATATAGTTTCGTGTGTTCGATTAATTAAATGTGGTCAAGTGACAGAAATTCCAATCAAAGAAAAAATTTATTGGATTCAAGAACCAAATACACTACACGATTCAGTAACATCAGTATCTTTCCAACCAACTATTTGGAAAACCAAGGATTACGTTGAACTTTATAGAAATACTGCTTACACTAAATTCCAAGAAGGAATTGAGTTTGCAAAAACCATGAATAAACTTAATTATCGTGCGGCATATTACTATAACAAAGAACCCAAAAGAGGTGGTATGCATTGGGATTCTTCCATATTTCCATACATAGCAACCGCTGTTGTCAAAGGAAAATGGAATTTCAGAGAATATACATCTGAACTTGATTTAATATTAAATCAATATAAAATAGATGCTGATGTCAGGGGCAAATGTTAATGAATGCTGCAATTGTTTACTTAACACGACGACAAGATATAAGTTTTCTTGTTAAAAGTTTAAATTTACTCAATGTTTTTTTTATAGACAAATTTCAATACCCAGTTATTATTTTAGAAGACGATTTAAATAATGTGGATAAAGAGCAAATAAAATTATGTTTAAATAATTTAAAAATTAAAAATTTTATTCAATTTGAAAAGATTTCATTTAGTTTACCAGAATCTTTGTCTTTGGATTCAAATCGATATAATCCACCATTAGATGGTTTTAAGATGGGATACCGAAGCATGTGTCAGTTTTTTTCTGGAGAAATATTTAATTGTAAATTTTTAGAAAAATATGATTGGATTTGGAGATTGGATTCTGATTCTTATATATTGAAACCTATAAACTACGATCCTTTTGCATATATGAAGGAAAATAACAAAGTTTATGCTTACATATCAGAATATATGAAAGATCAACCTTATGTAGTTGAAGGTCTTTTTGAAACGACAAAGCAGTTTATTGATCAAAATAAAATTAAACCTAATTTAATTTTACAACAATCATTAATAAATGGTTGGAATTGTGAAATGTTTTACACAAATTTTGAAATTATGAATATTAAATTTATGAAAGAATCTGGATATATTGACTATTATGAATTTTTAAATTCAACAAATAATATTTTTTATAAAAGATGGGGCGATGCTCCAATTCGCTGGCTCGGTGTAAATATGTTTGCACAAGAAAATGACATATATTGCATAAAAGACATATCATATCAACACCAACATTGGATTAAAAACACATGAGTTGTGTAGTTTTATGCCAGCTCGGATCAAAATGCTTTGATCCAAAATTGCAAAAATATTACGATCCTTGGGCATCACACATATGGAATGTTGCTCATCAAATAAGAAAATGGGATACTAATATTCCATTTTATTTTATAGTCGATGAACAAATTAAAAATATTTCAAACTATGAAAATTTTAATCTACTAAAAATTAATCCAGTCGAAACAAAAGATCTAGATCTGGAATTTGATCTACAAAATTTAAATTATTTTCAGTCTCATCATGATCCATTGTGGAAAAATTCTTTACATAGATTTTTTTACATAAATTCTTTATTAAAAAATAAAAAGCTCGAAAACTGCATTACATTTGATAATGATGTTTTAGTTTATAACAATCTTACAGAGTTAAGCAATAAATTTAATGTTTTATACAAAAATTCATGTATAACACCAGTAATGTCGAATGAACTAGTATGTGGATTTTTTTGGATAAAAAATTCAAATGTTTTAAGTCGAATTAATGAAGGTTTAATTCATTATGCTAAAAATCCATTTGATCATCATCCAACCGAAATGAAAATGCTGTATATGATACAGCAATCAAATCCAAATTTAATTGAAAATCTTCCAATTTGGCCGGATGGGAACAATTCTGAACATGCGGATTTAATTGGGGGTATCTTTGATCCATGCACGATTAGTCAATTTCTAGCAGGCTGCAATAATGGACAACCACCCGGTACAATTCTAATGCATCATCTTCTAGGTTCGGAATTACAAAAACATAAGTACACCATACGAGAGACAATTACAGATAATAAAAAAATATTTTACCTTATGGACAAAGAAGGTATTATGACTCGTATAAATAACTTGCATATGCACAAAAAAAGTGCTATAAAAAACTATATTTAAAAATGAATTCTATATGTATCACAACTTTTTGTAATAAAAATTTCTTAAGTAGAACCGAAGAAACAATTCGGCAATTGAGAACAAATGGAAAATATTCGGGAACTATTGTCTTATTGGTGGGAGATGATCTAAAATATTATAAAAATAATGATTCTAATTTAATAGTAAAATATTTTCCAACAATCGACAGATCTAAAGTATTACAACAACTTAATGGCGTTTCAACTTCTGATGGGAGAGATTTAAACAAACCTTTTCAATGGCATAAAATTTATACCTTCCATGATTATTTTCGCCAATGGAATAGCTGCATGTTGATTGATGGTGGAATGAAAATATACAACCCAATACAAAAAATGCTGGATTTAGATTGTAGAAATACTTTTTTGGCTCACTGCGATGGCTATCCAACATATGAGTGGAAATTATCAGGACAATTTGAATCAGAGCGATTTAAACATCTTTATAAAGAATTGTCTTCTTTGTACGATTTAAACATAGATTATTTTCAAACAGGAATGTATTTATTTGATACTTCTCTAATAGAAGATCAGACAATAAATCGGCTGTTGGAATTGGGAAACCGTTACATTAATACTAGAACAAATGAACAGGCAATAATGAATTTGTTATTTAATTGTGAAAAACAAGTATGGAAACAGATTCAAATAAAAGATGACCAATTGCATTATTATGATTGTATGGAACGAAATGGGTTAAACTGTAAAAATTACATAATGTTGAAGATGCCACAGACTTTATAATATGAATTACATTCAAGGTGAAAAATTTATTTGTTTGGCTGATGGAATACAGATTCATTACCAAGACACAGAAAATGTAGATCGTTTTTTTGAAAATGAGGCACCAAACTATCCATTCATTTTAATAAGTCATAATGGAGATGGTGCAGTCCGGATGGAACGAGACTCGGCTTATGATGCAAGTTTGTCTAAAGCACCACCAACTTTAATAAAGTGGTTTGCGCAAAATGTTTGCGTAAGAGATTCCAGAATGCAATCTATTCCAATAGGATTGGAAAATTCTAAATGGTTTCCAGAATTACAAAAGATAGAAAAATTAAAACAAATAATCAAAAATAATAAATGCAGATACAATAAAATTTATTGCAATTTTAATATCGAAACAAATCCAACAGAAAGAATAAAAGCACATGCAATCGCATCTAATCTTTCTTATTGCACGACGAATTTAGGAAAAAATGGATTTGGTTATAATGAATATGTTTCAAACTTATATCATCATGATTTTGTATTGTGTCCTGCTGGTAATGGAGAGGACACACATAGGTTATGGGAAACTCTTTATATTGGATCTATTCCTATTGTAAAGAGATCCATAAATACAATGTATTACACAGACTTGCCTATTTGTTATGTCGATGATTGGGAAGAAATCAAGAATGAAAAATTTTTAAATGACGAATATGAAAGAATTTTAGATAATAATTCTTGGAATATGGATAAATTAAATTTTAATTATTGGTCTAATTTTATACTTAAGGCGAAATAAATGCTTAATAATGAGGAAATAGAAGAAATTTTTAATAAATTTGTTAAAATAAATTATACTCATGAGTACGACACACGATATCACAAATAAAAAAGGTCTAAAAATGAAAAGAACTGAACAATTAGTAAATATATTAGAAGATTCCGATAAAAATTATTTATTTTCTAAATTACCTGAATCTATTTTTAAAATTCAAGGCATGTCTGGAAAATATTTTAAAAATGTTTTAAACAATATTTTATCTAACACCTTTATTAAAGAATATCTTGAAATAGGCGTATGGAAAGGTTCAACCTGTGTTGCAGGATTGTATGAAAATCAAAATAGATTAAATTACCATATTATTGATAATTTTTGTTCTTTCGGTGGACCAAAAGAAGAATTTGAAAAAAATTTTCAAACATTTTTGAATAAACCGTCAAATATAATTGATGCAGATTGTTTTTCAATTAAACCAAGTGAGCATGGAATAAAAAATATAGATGTGTATTTTTTTGATGGTCCACATGAAAAAATAGATCAATATAATGCTCTCAAATATTATTATGAATATTTAAACGAATCATTTATTTTTATTGTAGATGATTGGAATTGGGAAATGGTTAGACAAGGCACATGGGATGCTATTAAAGATTTAAATTTAAATGTTCATAAAAATATAGAACATTTTACCGAAACACAGGATTCAAATACTTGGTGGAACGGGTGCAGTTTTTTTGTTTTGGAAAAATAAACATGAACTTAGATATTTCAAATATTTTTATTTATATTATTCATTATAAAGGCGCAGTTGACAGAAAAACATATTTATCTGAATGGTTAGATCGCAACAGCTTAAAAGCAACATGGATGACAGATCCAGATCGTAACGATCTTACACAAGAAGTAATATCGCAATATTATAATCAACATTGTACAAAAGAATGGTCTGATTATCCTCATCTCAATAGATCTTTGACCAAAGGCGAAATAGCATGTTCCATTGCCCACTTGAATGTTTATAAGGATGCAATAGAAAAAAATTATTCTAATATATTAGTTTTAGAAGATGACTGTACATTCGTACCAAATTTTATTTTAAAGTTTAATAAATTGATGGAAAAAATTCCAGATGATTATGACGTTATCTCTTTAGGATCATGTTGTAATTTAAAACACGAAAAAGCCCATCTAGTAACAGAACCAACTTTATTTAAAAAAATACCGCCAGTTGGCAGATGTGCTTTTTCAAACCTTTTAAGTTTAAAAGGTTGTAAAAAAATCGTTGAAAGATGCATTCCATTTAGTTATCCAATGGATTGGCAAGCATTTGTGATAGCATCACAACATAATGAAGATCCGTTCAATTTTTATTGGGTAGAACCACCTATAACGATAGATGGTCAAAGTCCAACCACAGTAGGATAAATATGAACCAAAATTACTTAACTAATTTAATCGAAGATTGTTTATATGGCAAAACTGATATAAGCCAACATAGGCTGTTCTTATTTTCATTGGTGTGTGCAATGAAACCAAAAAAAATATTAGAACTTGGCGTCAGGGGTGGCCACTCAACGAGTGCGTTGTTATATGCATGTGACCTCATTGATTCGCAGCTAACATCGGTCGATATATCAGACCACCATTTTAGTTGTCCCGAGGAATTGAAGCATAGGTGGTGGTTTACAAAAAGTGATGCAATAAAATTTTTAGAAACAACTTCCGAAACATATGATATGATTTTTATAGATGATTGGCACGCCGAGGAACACGTTTACAAAGAATTGACTTTACTAAAAGATAAAGTAAAGCCAAATAATCTTATATTACTTCATGATCTCATGCATAGTTTTTCCCATCCAAACTATACAACACAGGTTTATCCGTCAGGGCATGAATTTGAGGGATTAGGTCCCTATGGTGGCGTTCTTAAATTTGTTAAAGAAAATGTAAATTTTGAGTTTGCCACCGTACCCACTAATCACGGAATGACCATTTTGAGAAAAACAATATGAGACATTTAATATTAGGTTCAAGTGGACAGATAGGCTCACATTTAGTTCCTTATTTAAAAACTAAAAACATTCAATCTATTGAATTTGACCTTGTCAACTCACCGTATCAAGATCTTAGAATAAATAATAATACTTTTCTTGAAAAATGTATAGATGAATCGGATTTTGTATATTTTTTGGCTTTTGATGTTGGTGGCTCACGATATCTCAAAACCTATCAAAATAGCTATTCTTTTATAGAAAATAATACAAAGTTGATGGACCAAACATTTGGGTTATTGAAAAAATACAATAAGCCGTTTCTATTTACTTCCTCACAAATGTCAAATATGGACTATTCACCATACGGAACATTAAAACGATTGGGTGAATACTATACAAATTCTTTAAATGGTTTAGTTGTTAAATTTTGGAATGTATATGGGATTGAACATGACGAAAATAAATCTCATGTGATAACTGATTTTATTAAAAAAGCATTAAAAAATAAAAAAATAGACATGCTTACTGATGGTTCGGAGGAAAGACAATTTTTATACGCTGATGATTGCTCTGAGTGTCTTTTGACTTTGTCTCAAAAGCTTAATATTTTGGATAGAACAAAAGAATATCACATTACAAATTTTAAATGGTCAAAAGTTATTGATGTGGCTAAAATTATTCAAAAAAATATCGATTGCGATATTGTACCAGCAACAACAAAAGACTCAATTCAATTGAATAAAAAAAATGAACCGGATACACACATATTGCAATATTGGAAACCAAGAACCACGTTAGAAGAAGGTATAAATAAAATGTGTTTTTATTATAAGAAATTGTGAAAGGAATAAAAAATGAAAAAAGCTCTTGTGCTGGGTGCTGGTGGATTTATCGGAGGTCATTTAGTAACTCGTCTAAAGAATGAAGGCTATTGGGTTCGTGGCGTTGATATAAAAGAACACGAATACAAAAAAACAGATGCGGATGAGTTTTTTGTATTGGATCTGAGGATTCAAGAAAATGTTGCAAAATCACTTGCACTCACAAGTAATTCTGGATTTGATGAAATATATCAGTTAGCCGCAGATATGGGTGGTGCTGGTTACATTTTTACCGGTGATCACGATGCAGATGTTATGCACAATTCAGCGTTGATTAATTTGCACGTTACACAGGAAGCAATAAAATATGCTAAACTACCTAAAGTATTCTATTCATCTTCAGCATGCATGTATCCAGAATACAATCAACTAGATCCAGATAATCCAAAATGCTCAGAGGATTCTGCATACCCTGCTGCCCCCGATAGTGAATATGGCTGGGAAAAATTATTCAGCGAACGGTTATATTTGGCATATAATCGAAATTATGGTCTTCCTGTTCGTATTGGTCGTTTTCACAATATTTTTGGTCCATATGGATCATGGAATAATGGTAAGGAAAAAGCTCCAGCCGCAATATGCAGAAAAGTTGCTTTTTCTGAAAATGGTACAATAGAAATTTGGGGCGATGGAAAGCAAACAAGATCGTTTTTATATATCGATGATTGTGTAGAAATAGTAAGACGATTTATGGAATCAGATTTTAATGGTCCTATGAATATAGGTTCAGAAGAAATGATATCTATAAATGGTTTAGCTGAATTAGTAATGCATTTGGCAAATAAAAAATTAATAATCAAAAATATTTCTGGCCCTCAAGGAGTGCGTGGAAGAAATTCAGACAACAAATTGATGCGCGATAAACTTAATTGGGAACCAAATCAACCATTATCCATCGGTTTAAAGAAAACTTATGACTGGATTTATAGCTTAAAAACTTGTCAATATTAAATTAATTGGTATAATAAAATTATGAACCCTACAATAACATTATGCATGATCGTTAAAAATGAATCCGCAGTGATTCTCCAGTGCCTTGAATCGATGTACAAGTATGTTGATCGATACGACATCACGGATACTGGTTCTACTGACGGAACCCAAGACATTATCCGCAAGTTCTTTGCAGAAAAGGGAATCCCCGGTGAGATCTACCAGTCAGATTGGAAGGGATTCGGTGACCATGCTGGCCGCATTGGTTCTAGAACCGAGGCTTTCCGAAACTGCGACGGCAAGGCTGACTATGTTTGGGTAATTGATGCAGATGATTATCTTGAAGGCGATTTCAAGTATCCCCCAAACATGAATGCTGCGGCCTATGCTCTTACATTTAAGAGAGATGATTTCACTTGGTGGAGAACTCAGATCTTCAAGAATGAACTTCTTTGGAGATATGTTGGTGTTCTTCATGAATATCCAGATACTGATAAGAAGCCATATGCTGTTGAAAAGATTCATGGCAATTATCATGTCACAGCCAGAACTGCTGGATTCGAAAGAAACGCAAACAAAACACTTGTTGAAAAGTATTCCAAGGATGCAGAAACCCTTGTCAAGGCTCTGGAAGAAGATCCAACGAATGTTCGATATATGTTCTATCTTGGACAAAGCTATTTTGATTCGCAGCAATGGGGAAAGGCTGAAGATGCTTACCTAAAGCGTTCCAAGATGGGTGATTGGGGTGAAGAAGTATTCTTTTCTCTTTACCGAGCGGCAATCTGCAAGATTCTACAAGCAAAGGCATGGCCAGAAATTTATGATGCCTTCCTTAACGCTTACGAATCACGCCCAACAAGAGCAGAACCATTATATCAACTCGCTAGGCTAAATCGCCTACATAATAGACCAAGAACAGGATTTATCTATGCACAAATGGCAGCACAAATTCCATACCCTCAAGAAGACCTTCTTTTCGTTGATCACGGTATTTACAAGTGGGGTATTTTGGACGAAATTTCGTCAACTGCTTGGTATGCGGGTAAGCCCCACATCGGCTTTGAAGCCAGCCGCGTGCTGCTGCAAGAGAAAAGGTTGCCGCAAGACCAAACAGACAGAGTCACGAAGAACTTCTTAACTTATAAGGATCTGCTAGAAAAACTCCACACTCAGCAGCAGATGAATGTGGAAGCAGAAAAGGAGAAGGCAAAGCAACAAAAGAAACAGCAGAAAAAGATGAAAAGGATGCAAAAGTTAAGAAGGTGACATGAAATTCTCAGATATCTTTAAAAAAGAACAAAAAATAAATCTTGCTGGCCTAACCAAGCAAGATGTTCTTTTATTAAAAGAAGATATTTCAGAATTTAAGACTGGTACTAAGTTTACTGTCAATCCCAAAAACAAGAGTGATAAGTCCGTAGAAATAGGCGATGGTCTTACCGAATTGCATCTAGTTGATGAAAAAGGTAAAACTGTCCTATTTTCGGGAAATTACTCAAAAATTGCGTCATTATTCACAATTTTAGAGGAAAAGACCCCCGAACCACAAATCATAGTTGTAGAAAAAACTATTGTCAATGAGATAAAAAAGAAACAAGTAATAGAAGGCAAAGAAGGTCCGATAGGGCCACAAGGCCCAAGAGGTGATATTGGAGCCAGAGGGGAACTAGGACCTGTTGGGGCTAAGGGAGAGCGCGGAGAACAGGGTGAGGTGGGCGAACAGGGTCCACAGGGCATTGCTGGCCCAATCGGGCCTAAAGGTCCAGTAGGACCGCAGGGGCCAAAGGGAGACAAGGGAGATAAAGGCGATCAGGGAGTTCCCGGAGAACGAGGTCCTATAGGCCCAGAAGGTCCAAAGGGAGATCGCGGAGAAGCTGGAGAGCCGGGACTTGATGGATTGCAGGGAGAACGAGGGCTAATTGGTCCGCAGGGTCCAAAGGGAGATATGGGAGAACCGGGTCTTCCCGGACCAAGAGGCCTAATGGGTCCACAAGGACCAAAGGGAGAGCGCGGAGAACCCGGAGAACAGGGTCCAGAAGGTCCTCAAGGTCCAATAGGACAAGACGGCCTTCCCGGTGAAAAGGGCGACAAGGGCGATCCCGGTGTCGTTTCTGCCAGTTTTCCATTAATCTACGACAAAAAATCGGCAAATCTAAGTTTTGACACTAAATTTTTGGACGATAAGATCACCAAGATAGCTGTAGATCCACTTTTGGCTAGCGGTGGCAGTGGTCTGGGTGTCAAAGAAAACGGATCAATACTTGTCAAAACGGGTGTTGATTATTTGGATTTTAGAGGTTCTATTGATCTTACCAGACAAGGTAGAACTGTTATCGTTACAGGAACATCTTCAGGATCTGGTACTGGCATAACTGGCCCTACAGGTCCAACTGGTCCAGCGGGTGCAACTGGTGCTGACGGATCGATTGGTCCTGTGGGTCCGACTGGTGTTACGGGAGTTACTGGTGCTGATGGTTCAATTGGCCCTATTGGTCCAACAGGTGCTACAGGCGTTACAGGAGCAGACGGTTCAATCGGCCCTATTGGTCCAACAGGTGCAACTGGAGTTACTGGTCCTATTGGACCTACTGGAGCTACAGGACCATCTGGTATAACCAATATTAATGGTATTACTTTATCCCCTGTAACTATAAGAGATGGAACTGGAATTTTAATAGCAAATAATATTCCAAATAGAGAAATAAGTATTGAAAACGCTTGGGGAGAATTAGCAGATTCGAATTCAACCCTTGAACCGTATATTTTAGTTAGTTTAAATGGATTAATAGGTGCTCCATCATTATTTGCCGGAACAGGAATAACTCTCTCTGTCGGAACTCAAGGTATTACAATTTCATCCACTTTACCCAAGTTCACGGAAGGGACAACTGCCCCAGCAAATCCAATTGCAGGAGATAGGTGGTACAATACAGACGATGGTGTGATATACACATCAGTTACTAAATCAGGATCACAAATTTGGATAGTTGGATGAGGATAAATAGAGTATGCCGATAAATTTTCCCAATTCACCAAGCATTGGAGCTACCTACGACTACGAAGGTATTCATTATATTTACAATGGTATAGGCTGGGTCAACAAAAGCATTTTTGGTATTTCAGCTGGAACTAATATTAGCTTTACTAATTATAATGGCACTGGTCCTCTAATTATTTCAGCGATAGATACTACTGGTATAACCAGCGCAGTAACATCATTCAATGGTAAAACAGGTGCGGTTCAGGGAGTATCTAGTTTTGCTGGGCTAACAGGAACAGTTGGTTCTGGAATAACCACAAACGGAATTTTATATTTTGATGGTTCTGACGTTCAAGGATCAGCACTCCTGACATTTAATGGTTCTGATATAGTTCTTGATACATCTGGTCATTTTGATGGGAATATACTTGGTAGATCTGAAGTCTATATTAAAGCAGATGAAGCAATAAACGAAGGAGATCCAGTTTATGTTACTGGTTCTGTTGGTGCGTCTGAGCGATTGACTGTTGCAAAAGCCGATTCAGCAATTTCTGCAAAAATGCCTGCTGCTGGTATAGCCGCTCAAAGTTTAGCTTCGAATGGTGAAGGAGTAATGATTATTAATGGCTGGGTCCGGAATTACGATACGACGGGGCTAACAGCAAATCAAATACTATTTGTTGCTTCTGGTGGTGGTTTGACCGCTACAAGACCAACATCTGCTGGAGTATTGGTTCAGAACATAGCAAGAGTTGGCAGACCAAACCACGCAAACGGCTCAATCATTGTAACTGGAGCAAGTAGAGCAAATGATGTACCAAACACTATTCGCGTATATCAGTACATTGAGATGCCAGATGGATTTACGTTCAATACTGTTGTTTCTAGTTTCAATGGAAACACGGGAGCTGTTCAAGGAATATCAGCAGCTGTTGCGGGATCTGGTATCAGTGTTTCTGGTGCTACTGGATCTGTTACTATTACCAATACTGGTGTCTTGAGTTTTAATGGTAATACTGGAGCAATCCAAGGTGTATCTTCCATCAATGGAGCAACTGGTGCAATTACAAGTGTTGCGTTTACAAATGCAGCACAGACTTTTAGTGCTTTACAGAGTTTTAGTTCTGGTATTTCTGCTAGTAGTGGGATTACTTTTGGAAATAATTTAACAATTAAAACTGGATCAGGGGATTTAACGATTGGTTCTAATTCAGGACCATTAAATACTCTTGTAATTGGGAATGCATCGTTAGCATCAAATAATACTATAGCTAACTCTATTATCATTGGCAAAAATGCAATGTCATCTTCTGGTGTAAATTCTGCTGATTCTTTTGCAATAGGTTTAGGAGCGTTGAATTCCAATGATGCTACTTCAAATTTTGGTATTGGGGTAGCAGCAGGATATAGCACTACTTTAGGTGGTGAAAATTTCTTTATTGGAAATAATGCTGGTTATGATTGTGTTGAAGGTTCTGGAAATGTCGCCATAGGTCCAGCAGTATTACAAAATATTAATAATGGAACAGAAAATACAGGTATTGGATATTCGTGTTTATTTAGTTCTGTTGACACTAATTTCAATACTGCTGTTGGATCTGCTTCTTTACAAAATACATCATCTGGATCCGAAAATACTGCTATCGGATATGCATCTTTAGCAACTAACCTTACAGGAGCAGGAAACGTAGCACTTGGATATAATGCTGGTTTATATAGAGGCACAGCATCATTATCAAGAACTACTGGTACTGGTGGAATTTATATTGGATATCAAGCAAGAGCATCAGCTAATGCAATGACCGATGAAATCGTCATCGGTAGAAATGCAGTTGGTCTTGGATCAAATACAGCAGTCATTGGTGCAACTGCACAATCATCTGCCACGATTTATGGAGTAATGAATCTTCCGGGTGGATTGAGTGCTTCTGGTGGAATTACTTTCAATAGTAACATACAAATCAATAATAAAGCAATTCTTGGATCTGCTGCTTTAGGAGCAGCAACTCCCGGTTGTATTGAATTTGATGGAAATGTGGTTTATGCAGGAACTACCGCTGGTAGAGGAGTTGTAAGTACTCAACAAATATCAGTAATGACTGCGGCTACTAAATCTTTATTAAATGCTACGGGAGATCAAAATATTTTTGATACTCCACAAGATGTAATAACATTGGCTGCAAATACGACATATCAGATTGAAGGTTATATTCTCCTTTCAACAGGTACAACTACCCTTAGACATTTATCTTTGAGATTTACTCAAGGTATTGTTGCTAATCCTCCAACAATACATTTTGCGACAATAGGCGTTCCTACCACTAGTGGCGGAGCAGTAAGAGCACAAGACACAGCATTCTTCAACACTACCACTGGAGGAGTGATCACCCAAACTACTTTTAATACTAATAGCTACAATGTATTTATTAGAGGTTTAATAAAAACTGTAGATTCTGTTACTATAACACCACAAATAGCATTCAGTGCAGCACCGGGAGTCACAAATACTGTTAATTTCGGTACATATATTTCATTCATTCCGATTGGAAATGGATCGATGGCATCTGTAGGGCCTTGGGCATAATAGGAGATTAATATGGCATTAATAAAATCATTTCAAGCAGTCAATGGCAACACATACACTTATTGGAGAATCGAAAAAATAGATCTTCAGCCAAAGCAAAACATTTGTGTAATTCGTGCTGTGGGTTACGCAGATCAAGCAGCAAGCACACAAGAAATGGCTCAAAGATATAACAAAATATTTGCAGTTGGTGATGATTACTCTACTTACTTTGATTATTCTATACTTGATATGTTAGGAGAAAATCAGACACATCAAGCATATGAATTCTTAAAAACTCAATCATTCTTTTCCGGTTCTACAAACGCATAATAAATAATCATATGCCAGCAGGAAGATATGACATCATCGCAGAACAAGGAGCCTCCTTCAAGATCCAATTTGATTATTTGTATGCTGGAGTCGGAGGAACTGGAATAAGCTTGAGTAATTATACTTGCAGAATGCAAGTTAGAAAGTCTGCGTTAGACGAAAAAATTCTAATGGATCTTTCTATTTCTGGATTGACTTATGGCGGAACTACTGGTTTTTATCAACCCGGAGTCATAACTGGATCTACAGGAGTTGGTGGAATTACTCTTAATAGAGATATAAATGGTTCTGTTAAGAATGGCGGTATTTTGATAACAGCATCTTCTACTGTAACTAAATCGTTACCAGTAGGAAGACATCATTATGATCTTGAATTGACTAATACTGTCTCTGGTGATGTTTTAAGATTACTTGAAGGTACATTCGAAGTTAATAGAGAGGTAACACGATAATGCAGCTTGTTAATCTATACGGAGACATGGCAAGTACGGTATTGGTGGTAACTCCCACAAATTATTCTGCTGTAATAAAAGTAAACTATCCAGATTATCTAAATTATGCTACAGTACTAGTACCCGGACCATTCCTCTCCGATACAATTTAATTTCTTGACTTTTACGCAATTTAGTGTAAACTTTTACTATGGAATCACTAGGAATTTATAAGCTTCATCCGACAGTACAATCACCAAGTCTTCAAACAGATAATTCGGCCTGTGCTGATGTATTTGCATTCATTCAAGGCAAAGAAATTACTGTTTATGATCGATACAACAGCAAGAGTACCATCAAGACTGATGCGAATTCTGTTTCGATTCGAATCGGACCAAAGGAAAGAATTCTAGTTCCTACAGGAATCATTCTAGACATTCCAAAGCACTTCTCAGTGCGTATGCACCCTCGCTCTGGTCTTGCGATCAAGAAGGGCCTTGCTCTAGTCAACTGTGAAGGCGTAATCGACTCTGACTATGTGGAAGAACTCATGATTCCATTGGTCAACACAAGCGATATTTCGTATGATATCGGTCATCAAGAACGAGTTGCCCAAATGGAACTTGTTCGTACTGAACATTTTGTTTATAATCACATTTTTGAAAGACCTACACAGAAAACAAATAGAAGCGGTGGCTTCGGGAGCACAGGAGAATAGTTGTCGAATATTCTAACTAATATATAGTTAGATGAAAAAAAGAATACAATCAAGAGTTTACAGAAAAATATACGAAAACTATTATGGGGTAAAAATTCCTAAAGGAATGCATATACACCATATAGACGGAAATAGAGAAAACAACGATCCTTTAAATTTAAAGTTGTTAACTCCAAAAGAACATTTTGCTATACATTTAGAACAAGGCGATCCTATTTGTCAACATGGAAAATTTTTACAAGGAGCATCTGAAGCGGGTAAAAAAGGAGGAAGATCTACCTCGTTAAAAAAAGTAAAATGTTGTGCTGATAATATGAAAAAAAATAGAAGAGCCGATTTAGGAGCAAAAGCTTCTGTGGAGGCAAGAAAAAAAGCAAAAACATTTTTCTTTTCCGAAGACTATCAAAAACAACTCCAAAAAAGATTAAAAGAACAAAAAATTGGACCCTATTCAGATGAACATAAAGAAATGGTAAGCAAATTAGGTAAATCAAAAGGAAAAAAACCAATTTACGGAGATAAAACATGGGTTAGTTCTTACGAAGCTTCCGTAGAAACTAAGTTACCAGCAAGTACAATTAGATATCGTTGTAGAAATAATATTAAAGGATGGAGATATGAATAATATGAATAGAGAAGAACTTTTTAAGCATCATAGCGAATTATGTGAGAAAGCATTTGATATTCTTGTTGCAAAAAATAACGATTATGCTTCAGGAAAAGATCCCTTTTCCAATTTCAGAAAAGGTGAAATATTTAATCTATGTTCGACGGAAGTTGGTATTCTTTTAAGAATTACTGATAAGATGTCTCGTTTATCTACATTTGCCAAAGAAGGAAAACTTTCCGTAGAAAACGAAGGTTATCAGGACGCAATTCTAGACATCATGAACTATTGCGTTCTATTTTCGGCTTATGTAAAGTCTAAGGATGATGCTTGATTTGTGATCAACTGCCAGTATAATTCACACATGAACTTTTACACATGTGTTGAGATTCGTGGCAACAAGATTCTTTATAGAGGGGTGGAAGATGGGAGTCGGGTCTGTAGGGAAATTCCTTACAGGCCCACTCTTTATTCTTATACCCACAAACCATCCGATTGGAAGACTCTTGATGGTAGGGCTGTAGAGCCAATCAAGCCCGGTACAATCACAGAGACTAGAGACTTTCTAGATCAGTACGCCAATATTTCTGGTTTCTCTATCTTTGGGCAAACTGACTTCATCTACCAGTTTATTGGTGAAGAATTTCCCAATGACATTGATTATAAGGTAGATCAAATTGTTACTGCCTTTATTGATATTGAAACCAAGTGTGAGGCTGGGTTTCCGAACATTGAAACTGCCAATGAACAGGTGATTGCGATCACCGTGCGGATCAAGAACAAGTCTTATGTCTATGGCTTAGGTACTTTCCACATTGACAATCCGAATGTTAGCTGTCATCAGTATGACAACGAAAATCAAATGCTTAAGGACTTTATTGAGTTCTGGGAGCAGCAAAAGCCTGACATTGTAACTGGATGGAACGTCAGATTCTTCGATATTCCATATCTTTATAATCGAATTTCTTACCTGTTTGGAGAAGATACGGCCAATCGCCTATCTCCTTGGAAGAAAGTAATTAAGAAGAAGATCGACACCAAGTCATCTCGCGGAGAGCAAACCGCCTGTGATATTATTGGCGTATCTACTCTAGACTACTACGAGTTGTATAAGAAGTTTACTTACACCAATCAGGAATCTTACCGATTGGATTATATTGCTTCTGTTGAACTCGGTGAAAAGAAACTGTCTTATGATGAATATGACAGCCTGAGAGAATTCTACAAGCAGGACTTCAATAAGTTCATTCACTATAACTTCCATGACGTAGAACTGGTCTTCAAATTGGATCAGAAGATGAAGTTGATTGAACTTGTTCTTGCTGTTGCATATTCAGCAAAGGTGAATCACGAAGATGTTTATAGCCAAGTTAGGACTTGGGACACCATCATTTACCACGAACTCAGTAAGAAGAATATTGTTATTCCTCCAAAGAAGGAAGCAATTAAAGAGGCACAATATGCTGGGGCGTATGTAAAGGATCCAATTGTAGGGATGCATGAATGGGTAGTTTCATTTGACTTGAACAGTCTGTACCCACACTTGATCATGCAATATAACATCTCTCCAGAGACAAAGGCGGACTGTGGATCTTTGTTTGGCCGTGGTGTTGTAACCCCAGATATGATTTTGGATGATACCAACGATGCCAAGAAATTCACAGGACTTGCGAAGAAAGAAAACGTAAGTCTCGCCGCCAATGGTGTAGCATTTACCAAGAAGTTTCAGGGCTTTCTACCGAAGCTTATGGAGCAGATGTACGAAGAGCGAAGCCTGTACAAGAAGAAGATGATTGAGGCTCAGAAGACTCTTGAAAAGCTAGATCCTGATGCTCCGCAGAGCGTTAAGGAAGAGCTTGAATTCTTGATTGCCAAGTACAATAATTTCCAGATGGCGCGTAAGATTCAGTTGAACTCTGCTTACGGTGCGATTGGAAACGAATACTTTCGGTACTATGACGAAGCCAACGCGGAAGCAATTACTATTTCAGGACAGCTTTCCATTCGCTGGATTCAGGGTAAGATCAATGTCTTGCTAAATGGAATGCTTAAGACTGATGACGATTATGTGATCGCAAGCGATACTGATTCAGTATATGTGAACATGGGTCCTATTGTTGACAAGTTCTGCGAAGGAAAGACCAAGGAACAGACAGTAGATTTCTTGGACAAGTCTTGCAAGGAACTGGTCGAGCCTTTCATCAAGAAGTGCTACGAAGAACTCGCCAACAAGATGAATGCTTATGGAAATAAAATGAGCATGAAGCGAGAATCTATCGCGTCGAAGGGTATTTGGACAGCCAAGAAGCGATATGTGCTCCTAGTACACGATTCAGAAGGTGTTAGATACGCAAAGCCCAAGATTAAGATCATGGGCATTGAAACTACTCGTTCATCCACACCACAAGTAGTCCGCGATGAACTGAAGAAGTGTATTGAAATCATTATGTTGCTCGACAACAATACTCTGCTCAATTATATCGATGAATTTAGGAAGCGATTCAAGAAGCTTCCGGCTGAGGATGTTGCATTCCCCAGATCAGTCAATGGTATGAAAGACTATACTGATTCCCTGAATATCTACAAGAAGGGAACCCCCATTGCCGTTAAGGGAGCACTGATTTACAACCATTATATCAAGAAGAACAAACTGGAGAAAAAGTATCAGTTGATTCGTGATGCTGACAAGATTAAGTTTGTATATCTAAAGACTCCGAATCCGATTGCTGGTTGCTTTGGCAAGGATCAGGTTATCTCCTTCTATTCGTCTTTGCCGAAAGAACTTGATTTATCGTCTTATATCGACTATGATACTCAGTTTGAGAAAGCGTTCTTGGATCCACTCAAGAGCATAATCGAAGCTATCGGGTGGAAGACAGAAAACAGAAATACTCTGGAGTCATTATTTGCATAATCTAAACATTAGTCAATTTTATTGCTTTCTTCGTAAGGAACATATGTACCAGCACCAAGACCATATTGGTGAATTTGATAAGGTAATGGTATTTGGAATTCAATCTTGCTCAGGAAGCGCGATGACTTTCCATGTCATGACTGACTATGGATTGGTTAGAAGTAGAGTCCCAATCCACATGTTGTGCTGGAAACAAGATGCACCTCCTATGCCTCTGGATTATCTACAGCTGTGGGATTGCTTTCATGAAAATGTTTCTGTTGTAGAATATGATGCTTTATTTGATACAAGAGCAAAGGTTATTCTGAAAGATAAGTCAGAGCATTGGGGGGAATACGTTATGACATTTGATTGGTATCGAAATTCTTATTCCGATGAACCATCTCAGTATAAATGTCTTCATATGATTGCTTTGGACAATGGCAACTACACTCTACAACCAAATAATAGAATCTATTGGAAGAATATGTCATTTGTAACTAAACCTTTTCCTACAAACCCGGATTTCAAGGTTGACAACAAGAGTTGGAGATGCGAGGGAGAAAGTGATCGCTGGATCATTGACGGACACGACGATAATTACTATTATGATATCAAGGAGAATAAATAATGGATTTTTTAAAGGAAATGATTAATGCGTCTGGTAACAAATTTGCTAGCAAAGTCGAAGACGGTCTTGACGGATCTGATGTTGGTGGGTATGTTGATACTGGGTCTTATGCTTTTAATGCTCTTCTTTCTGGCAGTCTTTTTGACGGTTTACCTAATAACAAGATTACCTGTTTGGCTGGTGAGTCTGCTACTGGCAAGACTTACTTCAGCCTTGGTATCGTTGCACAGTTTCTTGCAGCCAACCCCGAAGGCGTAGTACTATACTTTGATACCGAACAGGCAGTAACTAGCGACATGTTTACAGAGCGCGGTGTGGATCCTACTCGCGTTGCTGTTTTCCCAGTAGAAACAGTTGAAGAGTTCCGCCACCAGTGCCTGACAATCGTTGACAAGGTTCTTGCGACAGACGAATCTGAGCGCAAGCCGATGATGATTGTCCTTGACTCACTGGGCATGTTGAGCACTGCCAAGGAAATGAATGATGTCGCTGAAGGTAAGAATACCCGCGACATGACACGCGCACAAGTCATCAAGGGAACCTTCCGTGTTCTTACGCTGAAGCTTGGCAAGGCCAAGATTCCCATGGTTATGACAAACCATACTTATGATGTCGTTGGTTGCCTATCAGACGATGTCAATGTCCTAATGGAAGATGGAACGGTGAAGAATATCTCTGATGTTGTGGTTGGAGACAGAGTGGAAACAATGGGCGGATCATCCTCAGTTACCAAACTATTTTCGTATGATGTGAATGAAGTTATTGAAGTTGAACTAAGTGATGGTACAACTTTCTTTGCTACCCCAAATCACAAGTTTATGACAAGAGATGGTTCTTGGAAACCTATCTCAGACATCGGGGAGGGTGAGGATATTCTTGCTGTCGAGGAGTTTGCGAAGTCGTGAATAAGGAATACCAATACTCTTCGCTGCCCATCGAATGCTTGGATATGAAACTCCATTCACGACAACTTCCTTTGATCTTGGATCACATAGGGACTTCTTTAGTTTGTATGAATCTGATGTTACCGATTCCTTCCATTTTGTGGAGTTTCGTCTACCTTCAGATAATGCCTCTCCATCGTAGTTTTTTCGCAAAATGTCGGGGTCTATTGTCTTATATGTTCTACGACCTTCTGCATATGCTTGCTTCAAAGAAATGGATCTTTTGGTACGGGATTGTTCTGAATGGATTTTTCCCTTCAGAGAATCTGAAATGTTTTTCTTCCAATCAACCGAAGAGTCAGATTTTATGAACTTTTGGAATCCATCTTTGGCTAGTTCTATTCGTGTCACTTCTGCTTCTTCGGTCTTTCCGGAAAGCATTTTCCAAGCCACAAAGTCTTCTTGTTTGCCGTGTTTCTCATATAGGAGTCTGTGTGCTTCTGCGTGTTCTTTAACAGAAAGAAGAACAAGATTTGATGGGTCATCAGTTCCACCCATGTGTCTTGGTATTATATGATGTTTATGTTTTAAATTAATTTGCATTACCCCATATGTATGGTTTAGGAGATTTAAACAATGAGTATTCTACAAATAGTAAAAAAGACGGTACACACTAATCGTCCAACCAAGGTTTATGATTTTACTGTCGAAAACGACCACCACTATATTCTTTCCAACGGAGTTATTTCCCACAACTCTTATGTTCCAATGAAAGAACTAGGTGGTGGATCTGGTCTAAAATATGCGGCTTCTACTATCGTAACATTGTCCAAGAAGAAGGACAAGCAGGATGATGAAGTTGTAGGTAATATCATTACTTGCAAGCTTTACAAGAGCCGACTAACCAAGGAAAACAAGATCGTTCAGGTTCAACTGAATTTCGATAGCGGTCTGAACCGTTACTACGGTCTTGTTGACCTTGCCTTGGATTACGGTATCTTCAAGAAGAACTCTACCAAGATTGAGCTTCCTGATGGTACAAAGGTGTTTGAGAAGCATATCAACGAAGAACCTGAGAAGTATTTCACTCAGGAGATTCTAAAGCAAATTGATGAGCGCGTTCAGGAGGATTTCAAGTATGGCTGATGTATTATTCTGTGACGGACATGACAATGCATTTATGGGTCTTATGTGGAGATTCGGACATACTGCTCCAATCGCTGCATATAGTAGACCAACAATAATAAAGAATCTAATGTCAGAAGGTATGACCCACGATGATGCTGAAGAATTTTTTGAATTCAATATAATCGGTGCATGGGTTGGAGAGGGTACTCCATGTTTCATTGAAACTATAGGAATTGATGAGGCAAAAGAAGTTGTAAAGGACTACAGCGATGAAGAAGTATAACTTACGCCCCGACATGAATGCGGAGACCATGCCATTAGAAGTTGCTGATGGTAAATTTAAAGGTTACGTCTTCACTCTTGGTAAAATTCACATCAAGGAAGACAATGACCAGTTGCTTTTGGACTTCACTTATGATATTCTAGAGGGAGATATCACAGGCATTCCAAAGAAAGAATTTGATGTCATTGTAGGTGATATTGTTGTCCAATTACTTGAGGAAGAAGAAGCCCGTATAGGCAAGGAGCCAATTGATGTCGATGGAGAAAATTATATTGAAGAATCTAGCGACGAATGAGACTTACGCCAGAAAGGTTCATCCGTTCCTCAAGCAAGAATATTTTGGCAGCACTACTACAAAGACTGTCTTTGATCTAATCAATAACTTCATTTCGAAGTACAATAGCCTCCCCTCAAGGGAGGCTATGATTATTTCTCTTAACGAGATGGACATTGTTTCCGAGGATCAATACAAGGAAACACATGAATGTATCGAAGAAATTTTTTCTAATTCTGAGTCAAGTGAACTTACTTGGCTCGTAGAACAAACTGAAAACCATGTTAAGGACAAGGCTGTTTACAACGCAATCATGGATTCAATTCATATCATTGAAGGTAAGTCCAAGACATACACAAAGAACGCCATTCCTAGTATTCTTTCTAATGCATTGTCAGTATCCTTTGATAATCATATCGGCCACGATTATATTGATGATGCAGAGCGACGATTTGCCTTCTACCACCAAGTAGAAAAGCGGGTTCCATTTGATCTTGAGTTTTTCAATGCCATTACTGGTGGTGGTGTGCCATCCAAAACACTTAATATTGTCATGGCGGGTACAGGTGTAGGTAAATCACTATTCCTTTGCCATCACGCAGCCAATTGCTTGATGCAGAATCTAAATGTACTTTACATTACATGCGAAATGGCTGAAGAGCGGATTGCAGAACGCATTGACGCAAATCTACTGGATATCACGATTGACGATCTCAAGACCCTGCCTAAGTCCATCTACGACAAGAAGATTGCAGATCTTCAATCTACGATCAAGTCCAAACTTATTGTCAAGGAATATCCAACAGCATCAGCATCAGTCACTAACTTCAAACATCTACTGGATGAATTGAAGATTAAAAAGCGATTTGTGCCTGATGTTATTTTCATTGATTATTTGAATATCTGTGCATCTGCTCGGCTCAAGGCTGGTGCGAATGTGGGTAGCTATTACTACATTAAGGCTATTGCCGAAGAGATTCGTGGGTTGGCAGTGGAATACAATGTGCCAATCTTCTCTGCTACCCAAGTCAATCGTTCGGGATTTGCCAATAGTGATTTTGGTCTTGAGGACACATCTGAATCATTCGGTCTACCAGCAACTGCGGATTTCTTTGTTGCACTTATCGCCACGGAAGAACTCGATGAACTTGACCAAATTATGGTCAAGCAGTTGAAGAATCGCTATAATAGCGCAACGGTAAACAAGAAGTTCGTCCTTGGCATCAATCGGGCAAAGATGAAGCTCTTTGATGTCAAGCGCGAAGAACAGCAGAATATTTCTGAGTCAAATCAGAACAATCCTCATGGGTATGGGGATGGATTTGACGGTAAGAAGTTTAGCCGTGACTTTAGCGACTGGACGATTGAATGAGCGCATACATTGACAAGATGTTCATTAACATGGTTTCCGACAACCTGAAAAGGTTTAAATGGAAGAAAGACAATCTTGCTAATTGTCGCTGTCCATTCTGCGGAGATTCCAAGAAGCGTAAGAACATTGCCCGGGGGTATTTCTACCAAAAGGGCAATGATTTCTTTTTCCGTTGCCATAACTGTGGATACGGCACTAATCTTTACAATTTCTTGGACAACATGAACCCAAATCTTGCCAAAGAATACGCTTTGCGTAGATTTACCTGTGGAGAAAATGGAAGATCCAATTACAAGAAACCAAAGAATGAAGAACTTTTTACCCCAAGCAAGAAAGTTGCTATATTCGAAAAGCCGATCAATAGCGTCAATGTTTGTGACCTTAGTCCTGATGATAAAGTCGTTCAGTATCTTGAAAGTCGTAAGATTCCCGATGAATCGCTGTGCTATTTTTATTACACCGAGGACTTCTCACAACTCGCCAAATACTTTGATCCCGAGCACAATCTCAAACCAGAGCCGAGACTCGTCATTCCATTCTATAATGACTCAAAGGAACTCATTGGAGTCCAAGGTCGTGCGTTGGAAGCAGATTCCAAAATCCGCTATATTACTCTCAAGAAGGATTCGGTGGAGAAATTATGGTATGGACTTTGGAGAGTGAATCCAGAGGAACCAATCTATATCACAGAAGGACCGATTGACAGCATCTTCCTACCTAACTCTCTTGCAATGGTTGGTGCTGCTGGGGACATGAAGCTTCCTGAGAAGATTGCAAAGAGTGAGGTAATCTATGTCTTTGATAACGAGAAGCGCAACAAACAGATATGTGCGTTTATGGAAACTGTCATTGAGAAAGGCCATAAGATTCTTATTTGGCCAGATGTTAAGGTCAAGGATATTAACGACTATGTTCTTGCGTTTGGTGATCCGATGGCTATGATACGCTCCAATACGCATTCAGGTCTTGAAGCAAAATTGAGGTTTATGAAATGGAAAAAGTAAATGTACTTGATAAGGGTTTCGTTCGACTCATTGAAGTGATGGGTTCTGATTTGACTGTTGTAAATGCGGCCAGAGTCTCGTTCCACAAGGAATCATCTTGGGACGGAGAACAGCACTGGACCGGATCAATTACTGGTAAGACCCTACCAGACAAGGACAAGAAGCTTATTTCGTATCTGGCCAAGCACAAGCATTGGACCCCCTTTGCCCATCCCCAGATCATGCTCCATATCAAGGCCCCTATTTCGATTCGTACTCAGCTTTTTAAGCACAAGGTCGGATTCGTTGAAAATGAAATTTCTCGTCGGTATGTAACCGAAGAACCCGAAATTTACACTCCAAAATGGCGCACAAAGCCCACAAATGGGGCCAAACAGGGGTCAGAAGACTTTCTTACCAATGAAGACACACTAGCGGCTGCTGAGGCCATGTATTTTGAGGTGGCTAGCGATGCCCTAAAGACCTACCAATGGCTCATTGGGGCGGGAATTGCCCCAGAACAGGCTCGGTTTGCCCTACCACAGGGTACATACACCGAATGGTACTGGACGGGTTCTCTGGCCGCTTATGCCCGTGTTTTTAAGCAAAGAATTGACCCCCACGCTCAATGGGAGGTTCGGGAATACGCAAATGCCATGGGTAGTCTAATTCAACCTAATTTCCCAGTCTGTTGGGCAGAACTTACCAAGTAAATATTGACTAAATACCCAACACGGCTAGAATGCCACAACAATAAGGAAAATTTAATGCAATTACCGACCCCATACCAGAGTTTTATCCATTCTTCGCGTTATGCTCGTTGGATAGAGGCAGAATCGCGCAGAGAATCGTGGTCAGAGACTGTTTCTCGTTATTTTAATTTCTTCGAAGAACATTTGAAGAATAACTGCAACTACAAACTTCCCAAGGAACTACGAAAGGAACTTGAAGCTGCCGTGCTCAATCTAGAAGTCATGCCATCCATGCGTTGTCTCATGACCGCAGGAGAGGCACTTGAGCGCGATCATGTGGCTGGATATAATTGCTCATACGTTTCTACAAACAAAGTTCGTTCTTTTGATGAAATTTTATATATCCTTATGTGCGGAACCGGTGTCGGGTTTTCCGTAGAAAGGGAATTCGTTGAAAAACTTCCTACTATTGCTGAAGAATTTACAGATAGCGATTCACTCATTGTGGTTGAAGATTCTAAGATCGGTTGGGCTAAAGCCTACAAAGAACTATTCTCGCTACTTATTGGTGGTCAGATACCGCGATGGGACATTTCAAAAATTCGCCCTGCGGGAGCGAGACTTAAGACCTTTGGTGGACGAGCGTCAGGACCTGAACCTCTGGAAGACCTTTTCCGCTTTACCGTTGAAACCTTCCGTAAGGCAGCTGGTCGTAAACTCACGACGGTCGAATGCCACGATATCGTATGCAAAATTGCTGAAATCGTCGTTGTAGGTGGCGTTCGTCGTTCTGCTCTCATCTCTCTATCGTCACTTGACGATGACCGTATGCGTAATGCAAAGAGCGGTGCATGGTGGGAGAACAATGGTCAACGCGCACTAGCAAACAACTCTGCCTCATACAAGAGCAAGCCAGACATGGAAACCTTCATGGACGAATGGGTTGCACTTGTCAAGAGCAAGAGCGGTGAGCGTGGTATCTTCAATCGTCAGGCCGCAAAGAACCAGATCAAGC